TAACACAAGCGTCTGAAACAGACGCGCAGTGGGGCACCCGGAACAGCCCCGGTGGGGCTGTGGAGGGCGAGCCTGTGGAGCGAAGCGGAGCAGGCGAAGTAAGAGCCTCAAGGAGCAACGCGACGCAGAGGTGAGGTGACACCCGCAGCGTAGCGAGGACGGTCACCGAAGGGCTGTCGGCTATGCCGACCGAAGGAGAGAGCGTAGCGTACGACTGAGCCAGCCCCTCTTATGCCCTTTTATTCCCACTCCACCGCCAGCGACCTCTAGGGAGCGTAAGGTGGGCAAAGTGGCGTAACAAAAGGGAAAACAGGCGGGACCACCCCCGGTTGTCCCACGGGTCGTTGAGGCGGGACAGCCTCAGACACGCGGGACAACGCCTGCCTGTTTTCCCTGATCAGACGGGACTTAGGCAGGACACGGTGACGAGCTTGCTTGGCACCAGTGTCCCGCCATGCGGCATCAGCCGCGAAACAGGGTGACGAACCGAGCGAGCGCAGGTTTGGCACACTGCTGTGATACCCGTCTTGTGGGGCCTGGAACAGGGCCGTGTACGCCGTAAAGGAGCATGGCTTGTACATGCTCCGTTGACACAATTCCAGGCTCTGAGACGGCCTTCTAGGGGCCGCCTCGAGACGTTTATTCGTCTGTGCATCGACCCTTTATACACAGACTTATCCACAGTGTGGATGAGGCTGTGGATAGTACCCGGTGGGGATCCATCGGGTCTGAACATTCCCGGGTGCATGTCTTCATGTACACAGACGAACATGTCGGCGAAGCCCCCATTAGCAGTCCACCAGATGAGGCATCAGTATGGCGCGACGTATGTGTAGTACACATGCGGCGTGACATGCTCTTAGAGCTTGCTCTGTACTCATCTGGTGGTCATGTACTGCCACATGGACCAAGGGCTTGCACAAGCCCTGTCACGGGCGTTTAGCGCGTGACTGTAACAGGGGTGTGTACACCCCTGTGTGCCAACATTTGGTGCCTCACATGAGGCACCAGTATGTGCTTGGCCTGATGCAGGTTCCTGCATCAGCCTGGGTCACCTTGCGATGCATCGCGAGGTGCATATGTATCACTCCGCATGAATAAAAAAATAGGCACATGTGCCTGTACCACGAGTTGCTGCGTGCCAAAAAATGGTACCGGGCGCGCGGGGTGCATGTGGGCGAGCAATGGGCGCACAAGCGCCCGTAATCCATGCGTCAAGCGCCGTGAGGCGCGATGCCAATTGCCATATGAGCACACCCATGCGATGGTGGTGTTCCATCATTGTCAGCGCCGCCCATTGATGGTCATATTGCTCCTGTGGATGCACATTTCGTGGCGCAATGGTGGCCTAAAAATGGTCACCATTGACCGTTATATGGTCACGATTAGACCAGATAAACGCCAGGGTACCTGTGTGGTTCTTATCTGGTCATTATTAGACCAATAAATGGTCTTTTAATGGGCTTTCATTGACCACCGATGCAGTGTGGTTCTTATCGGGTTCTTTGTTGGCCTAATGCTGGTCTAATAATGGGCTTTCTATGACCATGCAATATGGTGGCGCAATGGTGACCAAAGAATGGTTCTTATCTGGTCTCATAATGGGTCTATATTGGCGCGTTATTGACCAGCTCCAAACCTGTTGCAATGGTGGGTCAAAGATGGCGCGATAATGGGTCAACAATGACCCTGTAATGGCGCTTTGGTGACCACGAATAATCAAGGTAGAGCGTCCGCTCTTTGGCCGCTTCTTGTTCTTCGGCTGGGCTGCGCAGTACGTTATAATTCAACGAGCCTGTATGTACTGTACGTAGAGGCCATTGATCATGATCAATGACATAACTGAAAGATTAGAAAGAGAGGTGTGGTCCCTATGAGGATCCCTCGTCAATCCAGCAAGCTGAGTCTGCCACTCATGGCAGTGATGACTGTAGCGATGGGCACATCTGTTGCAGTACTACCAACTTCTGCTGCAACTGCCGCGCCTGTAGGTGCGGCATCACATGCAGGTGCGCCTGTCAGTGCAGAGAACACGACTAGCGCTGCCGGGTTGCCTTCGTTTGTCGCACGTGACTATAAGATGACGTTCCACGATGAGTTCGACGGTACTAAGCTCGATACCACCAAGTGGGGCTATCAGTACGGTTGCTTCGATCCCGCTCAGCGGTCGCAAGCTCAGTACACTGACAGCCCAGATAACGTCTCCGTGCGAGATGGGTATTTGAACCTGACTGCCAGGTACTCGCCCACGAAGACTAAGTGGGACGGCACTCAGATCCCGCGTACGTGTAAGCATGGCAGTGTGACCTATGATGCGCCGTTCACGTCGGGCATGATCACGACGAAAACCAAGGACGGCAAGGTGCTCTATGCTGCGCCGGGCACAGGTTTTTATGCCGAGGCGCGTATCAAGCTGCCGAGTGCGCGTCCGTCGTGGTCAGCATTTTGGGGCACCGGCACCAAGGGCGCGTATCCCGCTAACGGCGAAATCGACGTGTTCGAGTCCAAGGGCTATGACCCGACTCACTTGATGAGTAACGTGCACACTCCACGGATCGGGGATCCGACGAAGACCACGCAACACCAGGGTATGATGAAGGGTGACACGGCCTCGTCTCAAAGCGAGTTCCACACGTATGGCGTGCGCAAGACTGCTGATGCGATCGAGTTCTATTTCGACGGTCAGAAGACTCACACCGTGAAGATGAGCGACATTAAGGGTGACAACCCGTTCCTTGACAAGGACAATAACCTGGTGTTGATGCTCAACCAGATGGTGGGCGGAAGCTACTTGGCGAAGCAGAGTAACTGGTCTGATAAGACCTATGTTGATGCGACCAAGTACGCTGATGATTACAAGAGCGCTGACGGCGCGGGCGCGACCATGTATGTTGACTACGTGCGTGTGTATGAGCCGAAGGCTGAGGCTGACAAGCCTGCTCAGCCTACCCAGCCGACTCCGACTCCGACTCCGACTCTCACGCAACCTGAGCCGAGCGTCACTCCTGCGCCTGTGCAGACAGAAAAACCGGCCCCGGCTCCGACTACAACTCCTACCCCTGTGCAGCCCAAGCCAGCGCCGACTCAGCCAACGCCTACCCCTACCCCTGTGCAGCCGTCTCCCTCTCAGTCGGTAAACCAGAGCGCCCAGCCTGAGCAGAGCGCAACACCTGCCCAGCCCCAGAAGCCTCAGCCGAAGAAGCCTAGCGCTGATCGGAAAGTGACCACGATTGTCTACTCGCGTTATCACTGGGTTACTACCATTTGGCAGGGCTTCCGTAAGTGGGTTATCACCGTGTGGCTGTGGTGATCGGTTGATCGATTGATCACGAGCGACGCGCGAGTGGTTGATCAAAAAATAAGCCCCTACGGGATAAGCACTGCGCTGAGCAGTACCAACCCGTAGGGGCTTTTAGTGTTGATGTGAGGTTAGGCGCGTGAGTGATCAACCCACGAAGTAGGCGATGATGTGAGCGGTTGCCATGATGGTAGCCCACACGACGAGCGTGACACCAAACAGCCTGAGTCCAGGCGTGGTGTCAGCGTAGGTCCATTCGTAGAGATCGTTCAGCTTGGTCTTGATGTTCTTTAGCATGGTGCATCCTTTGTGAGAAGAAGGTATTGATCAATTCATAGTTCGGAGCGTCGATAGACGCTCTATTGCTGAGAGAAAAAGATCATTGTTGTAGGAAAAGAAAACCCCGCCCAAGCACAAGGCTTGAGCGGGGTTGTTTGTGAACTGTGTCTACCATATTCAGTTATTGTCTGCCAGCAACAGGAGATAGCAGAGCCTTGGCAGTGAGGCTGTACCAGTACTGTAACCGGGGCGCTCTAGCGCCCTCACCCAGCGTACTCGTACTCGTAGTACTCACGCGGGCTTCGGTAGTATCCCTGGAGCGAGCGCTTGAACTCCTGGCGTTTGCGGCGCTTGTTTGCACGGCGAGCTACGACACGGTCTTTGCCGGGCGCGTCACCGCAACACGGGCAGTCGCGGCCTCCGGGACCGCACGGGCAGGCGTCGCCGATCATGATATCCATGGTCGCCAGAGCGAAAGAGTCGTCGAGGTTATGCATCTGTGAACGCTTGTTGCGACGAGGCATGATGATCTCTTTTCTGTGAGAGTGGGGTGTTGGTGAGAGGGTTTGTTAGAGTTCGTAGGCTTGGAAACGGCGGGTTTGACGAGAGTAGAAGTGTAGCGGTTTTGCATCACTTGGACCCCATTCTTTAAGGGTTCGTTCTAGTTCCCAAATGGTGTAGCAAATTTCTTGCTCTTTGGTGTCATCCGTGAGGGTAAATCTCCAGTCCTTGTGTAGTCTTCCGCCGTGACCTTGTTGAATACGATCGAGCGTTGCTCGGCATTGATTGAGCAACACCTCGATCTCATGCTTGCTTGGATATACGCTGAGCGTATCGCGTGCAAGATCACTCAGGTGTGCCCACGTCATGATCGGCATCTCACATGGGGTATCGCCTCGCATCTCTCGCGTGGCGATGGTGCGTGCTTTGAGCCGTAAGCCTTTGACGATGCTGTTGATCCGGTCTGGGTCGTTGCGACCGATAATGGCGCGAGCTTGAGGGTAGAAGAACCCTTCGTTAATGACCTCAATGCGGTGCCCCAGCCGCATGTGATCCAAGCCTTGTTCGCCCTCTGGGTGAGTACGCACAAGGCATGAGGTCCAGTCCATGTTCCATGGCTTGAGCATGGTAGTGTCCTTTGTGTTTCAGATGGATGTAACAGGGACGCTCGTGACTGACCACATGCAGTCAGCGCACCATGAGCGCGGGTCGTCCCAGTCGGGCTTCAGGTCAAACGGCGCAAGCAGTGAGGTGATGAGCCGGTTCAGGTGCTTGCTCGTCGTGCGCGAGTGGTCGAACGCGTCTTTGCACACTCGGATCGTGGGGATACGCACCGAGTAGGGGTGGAACGTCACGAACGCGACGAGGGTGCGGTATGAGTACACTCGGTATTCACAGATCAGTTTGTCACCAACGGTAGCGTCGTGACGGACGATGGTGAAGTTCTTCGACACGGGGATGATTCCCTCGGGTCGATCATTGATGATTTCGTAAGCGGCTTCGTCGATCTCTTTGAGAATGGGCGTGTGCTTGTCTTTGAAATCTGCGGATGAGTAGTTCATGATGGGTTCCTTTTGGATAGGAGCGGGGGGATAGAGAATTGTTCTATCAATTCCGTTATCGGGGCGTCGAAAGACGGCCTGTAAAAACACCCCTTCACCCAGCGGAAGTGCTGAGTAAAGGGGTGCGTGAAGAAAGAGGGGTGTCACATCACCACGATGCTTGGTAGATGAAGGGACCGGGGTACAGCTCCGGGTGGGTGACGATAGGCTTGAGAGCCTTGACGGTTTTCTTGAGATCCTCAATGTACCATTCGTCGTAATCGGTGCTACCGAAGAAGAATCCTGAGTGTGTCGGCAGAAGATCGTGGGCGATGTTCTTATCGATGCTCGTTCCATCGGCATTAGGCCCGCTGATGAGAATCGCCTCGCAACGCCAGACGAGATCTGTTAGAGCATCGATCGAGACCTGGATCGGTTGGCATTCATCGATGCCGTCTGCGCATGTGTCAATGAAGAACTTGTGGATCGCGTTGGCCTTGCGCCAGTACATGTGCTCGTTCAGCACGGGCTTTCCGGGGATACTATCTGCGATGCGCCGGTAGTCGAGGAACATATCAAGTCCCATGGTGTGGGCCTCCTTTATATAGAGATGTGAAGCAACCCCCGTGAATAGGGTGTCACGGGGGTTGCATATGGGGTTGGTCGGACGATGTTTCAGCCCATAATGCTCAGGCGCGAAATGACCTTGTCCAGGCCGTCCTTATCGAGCGGGTACGCCACGTCGCGCTTCGAGATATCACGGTACGTGAAATCCGAAGGTACCACGTAGAGCGTGGGGCACCTGGGGCTGATGCGGTCGGTGAGGTCAATGATGGGAACACAGGGCTGTTCGTGCGAGTAGATCTCGCTATGGATCTCCAGCTTCGCATCAAGTAGCAGTGGCAAGCCGCTACCCATGACGAAGGAGAAAGGCGATAGTCCTGATCCAAGTTCCCCGTCGTCTCCGCGCGTGAAGGCGCGGGCGAGGATACGGGTGAAATAGGACGGATCATCGACGCGGTTCAACCCCACGTCGCGGCAGGTGGTCAGAGCGTCGAGGATTGCGACCGTGCCTCCCCAGTGGGAGTACATGGACAGTCCGGTGACGAGATCGAAGCCAGGGCACTCGGGCAGTTCCTGGCGGTCCGTGATGATGAGGAATGAGGAGCGGTCTCCCATGGTGGTTCTTCTTTCTGAGTAAGACGGAGATAGAGGGTGTTCTATCGATATTGTGATCGGGGCGTCGAAAGACGCCCTTAAAACAACACCCCTTTACCAAGCGAGTGCTTAGCAAAGGGGTGTGGGGTTGGGTCAGTCGCTGGGCTGAGCGTCCTTGACTAGCTTCATGAGATGGTCGATGCCGTAGCGCAAGAATTCCTTCTCGGCGTGTTCTGGCATACCGTCGATGCGGTAATTGTCCATGACGTCGGTATTGATGAGTGAGTTGCTCCGGGTAGCGAGCGAGGCACCGAGCTGGATGGCAAGGCAGCGTAGCGTAGCGATAGCAGCGCCGCTCGTGATCTGTTGCTGGCGTGACAGTCGTCGCGACCTGGTGAGTCTTCTCGTTCCATTCCATTCCAAGTACATCGTCAATGATCTCGACGGTCTTTTTGTTTTTGCGGGTGGTGTATTGGAACGATGAGAGGATCATGCGCTCGGTAGTGCGGTTCAGGGAGAGAATGTCATTTGCGAGGTCAGGTGTTGTGCTAGGCATAGCTGGTCCTTTTGATTGTGATGTGTGGATAAACCAAACCCCTCTAGCCTTATGCTGGAGGGGTTTGGTGTTGGTCTTAGTTCGCGAACATGAGACGGTCGATGGCCTCGGTCAAGCCCTCGTCGGTGAGTGGATAGACGTTGGATGAGCTAAAGGCGTATTGGTAGTAGGCAGAGACGCGTTGCATGAGGTAAAGTTTTGGTTCTTCACCACCTTCGTATTCATACCCTGTGAGGTCAATGACAGGTAGATATGGCTGGTCGGAGTAGACCAATCGGAGCAGGTCGTTTCTTGACTTAAGGAAAGACATACCTTTATCTGCATCAATGGAGTAGGGCATGATCCCCGACTCCGGTTCCTCGTATTCGTCATCTTCCCGTGTGAAGGCGCGGGAGATGATGCGAACGAAGCCTGGGTAATAATCCAAATGCGTCAACCCATGCTTTCGACAGGCTTCCAAAGCGTCAATGATCGCGGGGGTATCTCCCCATTGGGAGCATAACGAGAGCACGGTGATCATATCGGTGTCTTCACCGAAAACACGCTTGCGATCTGTAATGATGAGGATTTGAGAACGGTGTACCATGATGAGGCTCCTTAGATGGGGGCTGTGAGCGGTTAGTTGTAGTTGTTGCGAATAGCTCGCTTGAATTCTTGGCGTTTACGGCGTTTAGCCGCACGTCGCGCCGCGATACGCGCTTTGCCGGTGGGTTCAGGGTTGCAACACGGGCAACCACCATCGGTAGGCGAACGTGGATGTGTTCGGCTCAACATGGGAGCGCGATCGGCAAGTGCCAACGCTTCGTTGTTTGCTGCCATTTACACCCTTATTACTTGGTCTGGTCGATCTGAGCCTGAGCCTCGGCGAGGCGAGCCTTGAGCTTCTTGATCGTCTTGCGACGCTTCTTGTCGAGCAGGTCTTCGTAGGAGAGCGTGACGGCGATTCCTGTGAAGAAACCGATGCCTCCAGATACGAAGATCCAGATGAGGGTGTGTAGGTCTTGCGTGGTGGACATAATAACTTTCCTTAATTTTCGGGGATGTAGATAATCATCAGCTGGGTGGCGTGTTCGAAGCCAAGCCACGTGCTGGGAACAACAACGTGATCGTCGAGGGGTGTTTCGCCTTCCTTGCGAAGTCGCATCCATGGTTCGCCAGTAGTGCTTGTTTCTTTGCGGAAGTACAGCGGGTTTTGGTCACGTACCTCGCGGTTGACTCGAAGAATGGTACCTTCGGGTAATTCATCGAGATCAATGTCAACGATTTCAAAGAGCGGTTTGCTACCTTCCCAGAATGAGTTGAGATGACCATGCTTAGGAATGAAGCCTTTTTCGAAGATCTTGCGTCCAAATGTGGTTTGAATCTTTTTAGCGCGCATGATTGATCCTTTTTGTTTGTGTACGAAATGATGAGATGTTGGTTACTTGCGTCGCTTTTGAGCAAAGAGTACTAAAGCTGTGATAGCCCCAATAGCACCACTTGTGAATGAGCGAGAAGTTTGACATGTGGTATCGCTCGGCATAGTAACCTCGATTTTTGTCGGGTTGTTTTCTAGCTCGGCGATACGGGTTTGCAATGCTGTGATGTAAAGTTGGTTGCGTTCTTTTTCGGCCTTGATCTTTTGCTCGGCATAGTCACTAAATGCAAATGAGGCTAGACCAATACCAAATAAAAAGAACAGAAAAGCGGTGACACACAAGAGAGGTGCGCCACGCATGAGGAGATCAAACGAGTTAATTGGTTGATGCACTGTCAGTTCTCCATGCACTCGTCACAGTACACGGCCTCGGTGAGGTCCATGCAGGCAAGAGTCTTATCGGAGACATGAGCAAAAACGTGCTTACCGCACTCGGTGCAATCAATGAACATGACGAACTTCTTTCTCTATATATAAGGAGTAGGTTGAGACAAAGAGACAATGTCAATCTCTATTTCGGCGCTGCGTGCAGCGTCGTGAAAAACTTAACGATTCGTGTGTCTAGGGTCATATACAGACAAATCACTTGGTTATTGAATATATTCGTCGCATACATTCGTGTATGTGTGCTACTATTGATCTTAGTGGTCTTCTCCCTCTCAGAGGACGCAACTACCATCGCCTGGATCGGTAGTCAACCGTTGAATCGTAAGGACTCATCGCGAGAGGAAGTGGGCATAGCCCGCTGATGAGTATGGCTTGTATTAACAGAAAGTGAGACGAGATGATGACAGCAAAGTCACGGACACGCAATCGAATTGCCGCAACTGCGGCTCTGATTGCGTTTACCGGATCGCTCGGTGCCAGCGCTACCTTTGCAGAAGGCGGTACAGGTGGTGTCGGCGGCGGTGGCTTCAGCTCCGGCAGCGTCGATGGTCTGAGTGCAACGTTCCAGTTCTTCGATGCCCCCAAAGTTGGCCCTAATGGTCCTGAATCACCTCAAGGTTGGGGTCAGGACTCGATCAATTGGTTCTTGGGTCAGCGAAACCTCCAGGGTACCAAGATGGGTGCGAAGGTTCAGGCCGCATGTGACCAGGCATTGAATGATGCAAGTGATCGTGCGCGCGCAAATGGCGATAATAATCCTAAGTCGCGTGTTGTCGGTATCATGTATGCACTCTACAAGGAGAATCCGAACGTTGAGGCTGCTCGTGGTCAGCAGCACTTCTTCGATCTCATGAATTATTGGCGTAATAACATTGACTATGGCGGTTTTTTTGAACAGTCTAGGGACGCGCCTGGGTTCAAGGAATGGGCCGCATGGTTGGGTGACGAGGGTATTAAGAAGGCTTCTAATAACGGTAAAGACTCTGTGGCAGCCGTGTGTGTCGCGGTGAATAGCCACGAGCCTCGCACGTTGGATATTCCGCCTACCTACAAGCTGAACATCACGACCAACCACGACTCGCATGTCACCGAGGCCGGTAGCACCGATCCTGTTTACGACATCATTCATGCCTCTCGCGTGGATAACAAGGGTGTGGATGAGAATCTGAACGCCGATATCATTTTGAACTACGAAGGTCCCGAGGGAAACAAGTCGGTGACCAAGCAGGCTCAGATCGCCAACCATGGTGATACCAAGTCGCCTGAGTTCACTCCCGCTGACTTCGGCTGGTCTTCGTGGCCTGCAACCGGCGAGGGTAAGAAGTTCTGGTTCGATATCCACGTTGCCAAGCAGGGTAACTTGGAAGAGGCCATTGACACTGCCGACCGTGAAGAGGCAGAGTCGTGGGCTGTGACTCCCAAGAACCCCGTCAAGTACTTGATGAATGGCGAGAACGGCTCTCAGCTCAAGGATCAGGACGTTCTGGCTGCGAACATGTTCTACAACGCGAACATCACCGCGCACTCCAACGGTTACTCCTCTGAAATGACCATCACCGATACCGTGAACACCGCTGATGTCACGATCGGTGATAAGGAAGCCGATAACGCTGATCGCGTCCAGGTCTTTGGTCCCGATGGTCAGCGCGTTAAGGCTGATATCACCATCGACCGCTCCACTGAGGGCAAGGTTGTGATCACCGGCACCGTTAAGGACATGGAGAAGCAGGGTACGTACACCCTGTCTGTTCCGACCTACACGAAGGCCACTGGTGCTGACTACCGCATCCCCGATGATTCTCAGGCGTGCTACACCGCTGCTGGCGATCACTGCTTGAAGGGTAACTCCGCTGAGACCGGCAAGGTCACCCCGGATCCCGACAAGGTGTGGACTGCTGATGAGGCTGAGGCTCGGCAGACTGCTGACCACGAACGCACCAATCAGAAGGGTGTGGATCAGAAGACGTTCCTGCCTGGAGATAAGGTTTCTGCTGTGGTCAACGACCATATTGCACCGTTCTTGCAGTACAACCTGGAAGAGTACTCCATCGTTGATGACTGGTCTGATGGTCTGACCTACGTCAAGATGGACGGTGCTCCGAAGGTCTTCTTCCAGGGTCAGGACGTGACCAAGGAATTCGAGATCACTAATGATCTTGAAAAGGGTGTCACCACTGCGAAGGCTAAGCCTGAGTTCCTCGCCAAGACTGGCCGCCTGGCAGAACCCGGTGAGGTCAAGCTCGTCATCTCCGGTGAGTTCCGTCGTGATTACGAGACCGAGGGTGAGACCAAGCAGCTCATCAACAAGGGTCACGTGACCTGGAACAACGAGATGAAGGCCACCAACGAGCCTCCGATCTTCACTCTGACCCCCAAGGTCGCTATCGACGTTGAGAAGTACACTCTCGACGAGGGCCTTGAAAAGGGCGATCGTGACGAGGCTGACAACGCTCTGACCTTGAAGTCTGCGAAGGACGTCACCAAGATTGGCTTCCTCGTGAAGAACACTGGCGATGCTGATCTCGTCGATGTTACCTTGACTGATAAGACTCACGAGGGTACCACTGGCAACGTCACTGACATCACCTGTGAGATCCCCGCTGATCAGGCCAAGGCAGATCAGTCGAACAAGGATAAGGCTGATAAGGCTGACAAGGCTGAGTCGAAGGACAAGACGGCGGATCAGTCAAAGGCTGCTCTGGCGAACGGCTCGACCTCTAAGACCATTACGGTCGCTGGGGACAAGATCGGCACTCTGAAGGTTGGTCAGTCTGTGACGTGCACCGGCTTCTTGAGCGGCGTTGAGGAAGGCACTCTGCACTCCGATACTGCTACCGCTGAGGGTAAGTCGATCTACAACGGCAAGAAGGTCTCGGACTCCGATGACTGGCACGCAAAGGTGAACAAGCCCGCACCTCGCGGCGCTGTCACTGGTGAGGCAGCGGGAGCAAACACCGCTGGTCTGGCCGCTGCTGGCACCCTGATGGTTCTGGCTGGTGCTGGCGCTGGTGCGACTGTTCTTGCTCGTCGCAAGGAGAAGGTTGCCTGAGTGATACGGTGAGCATGGCTTCGGCCATGTGAACTGACTTAAGTCACCCCTGTAGCGAAAGCTGCGGGGGTGACTTTTTTGTATCCGGTGTTGCGCTGGTTCTGGTACCTGTAATGGTATAGAATAGTTGATGTACCAATGGAATCAACTACATGAGTTGAAAGGTTTGTTATGGTTTTATCTGGCGGCATTACCGTTTTTGATCGCGATCCGGGTCTTAACCCAGATGTACCTGTTCTCGGTATCGTCGGTCTGAAACGTTCAGGTAAAGACACCGCTGCTCAGGCACTTGTCGATCAGGGCTGGACGCGCATGGCGTTTGCTGATCCACTCAAAGAAATGGCTATGAAGCTGCGCGGTGTATGGGTTGAGGTGCCCGAAGGTGTTCATTTGGACGCTGCTGTGCCTGTGATGCGTGATTCATCGGGCCACGGTGGGAGTTTTGCACAGTACCATTACGTCGTTGATGCTCTAGGTATGGAGAAGGCGAAGGATCTTGTGCCTGACGTGCGACGTCTGCTTCAAACCCTTGGAACGGACTGCGTGCGCGGGACGTTTGGTGGCACGGCGTGGGTTGATTTGATGGAGCGTAAGATCCGCCAAGCGCTCAGTGATGGTGAGTCCGTTGTGATCCCTGATGTGCGCTTCCATGAGGAATTTGATCTTATCGCGCGTCTTGGTGGCGATGTGATCGGGGTGTGGCGAGGTGACGATACGTCCTTTTGGGAAATGCTGGACATGTTGTTTTCTGATGGTATACCCAACGATGAGCATGAGTCAGAGCGAAACGTGTATGAGTTACTTTTACGCACTGGGTTCGTGATCCATAACGATGGGTCTATTGATGATCTACATGAAGAGATGTGCAATCTCTTCTGATATACACTGGCTCTTATTCGGCGCTTATCTGGTCTTATCGTGACCGGGTAAGCGCCATTTTTCTTGATATACGAGCCGAATGGTGTTATGATGGTTTATAGATGACCAGATAAGAACCATCTGGTCCGTGTAGTCCACACACAGAAAGGGGTGTCTATGCCCAAGCGTTTTATGGGGTCTGTTCCACGGCCTACGCCGAAGCGATTCCGTGTCTCTGTTCCAGAAACCGATGAGTCTGTCCTGGCATGGATCGGTGCTCAAAGTGATCTGAGCAATTCAGTGCGAGCGCTCATTAGAGAGTCGATTGAGCGCAACGGATACCGTGATGCGACGTGTTATCCCGTCGTGCAACAGCCTCGTCGTGGCCGTCCTCCGAAATCAGTAGAGGATGAGGCAGAGAACGCGACTGCGCCTGAGATGATTAAACCTGGGGTCGAACCAGATGATGAGGTTGCCACTACCCCTGCTGCTGCTGTCCCTATGCCTGTGCATGAGGAACCTGCATATGAAGCCCCGGCTCAGACAAGCGTTGAAGACGTACTCGGTACGTTGCGCTAGTAAAAAGACTGAAACGAAAGGATTGTCCCTATGACTGCTCAAACCCAAAATCTTGTGGGTGGTATCGATGTTGGTAACGGCTATGTGAAGGGCCTGATTCGCTCTGACCGCACTGACAAGGCCGGTAAGCCGATTGTCGATACTGTTGATCTGCCTAGTGGCGTCACGTTGATGACGCGCCCGAACTCGCTTCCTGACCCTGACAATGAGGCGAAGGACAAGTGCGCTGAGGATCTCTACAATAACCTCGATGTATCGTTCTCTTCGGCGATGGTCTCGAACTCGTACCGACACCTGTTTGGAACGCGCGCTCTGAGTGCTAATGGCGCGTTCGATGAGTTTAACGTCGTGGGACGGCGCTCGAAGGCTGAGCAAGAACTGTCCAAGGTCTTGATCCTGGGCTGCTTCGCGGCGAAGGCTCTGCGTGATTACGTCGCTGAGAACAAGGCTTTGCCAACGAGTGAACTCAGCGTACATGCGCGCGTTGCTGTGGCTCTTCCCATTGATGAGTACATGCGTCACCGCACCAGCTACAGTGCTCAGTTCATGAGCGGCGTTCACCTGGTGACTGTCCATAACTTTGAGACTCCAGTGACGATTCGCATCACGTTTGAGGACGTGGTGGTGATGGCCGAAGGTGCCTCTGCTCAGTGGGCGATCACTGAGAAGGGTGTGCCGCTTATGCAGGCTATGCTTGCTGACGTGCGCTCCCGTGGTCTGGCTCTCGAAGGTGTCACAGCCGAAGATGTCCTGGCTGCGCGCAACACCATTGGTATCGACATTGGCGAAGGAACCGTGAACTTCCCGGTGTTCACTAACGGTAAGTTCAACGCTGATGCCTCTGTGACCTTTGGCGAAGGTTACGGAACTGTTCTGACCCGTGCGCTTGAATCTATGGATGCAGAAGGTTTCAACACCGGCTTTACCAGCCGGAAGCAACTGGCTGATTTCCTCCAGCATGAGCCGTCTCCGCTCAAGCGTAACTTCTATGAGAAGGTACGCACCTATGTCGCTCGCGAGATTGAGTTTTTCGCTCGCGCTGTCTCTGATCAGTTTGGCCGTGTGCTCTCCGTTGTTGGCGCAACCACCGAAGTTGTGTTCGTCTTTGGCGGTGGCTCTGGGCCTGTGAAGGACGCGCTCTATCCCTTGCTCCTGGCGAAGGTTGCTGAGATGAATTCAGCGGACGCAATGCCGGTGCTCTACCTCGATGCCTCGTACTCTCGCTCGCTCAACCGTGAGGGTCTGTACTCGATTGCTCAGGCGTCTGCTGTGACGGGCCGTAAGACGAAGGCATCGGCATGAGTAGTCCCTGGGATAACGTTTCTCGTCAGTATGGCGTTCAGCCACCTGGCGAGCCTGATGAGGTTTCTGAGGCGGTAGTGGAAGATGCCCCCGCCTCAGAGCCTCGCTCTGGATTGCTGACCTTTGATGAAATCATGCACAGCAGTGGAACGGAAGTAGCTCAGGCCAAGGCACGCAAGAAGCGAAGCGCTCTTGTGACTGGCGTTGTCAGCGTGCTCATTGCAGCTTTGCTGGGTGGCGGTGGGTACCTGGTGTACCGCGCCTACACTGACTCGCAGATCGAAGACACTCTGTCTTTGCCAAGTGACACGTATCAAGATGCTCAGGTGGATCACGGGCCTGTTGATGCAACAACCGAGATGCTCAACCATGAGTGGCCGGTTGTGAACGCGGATTCGGATCAAGGGTCGAACACCTGGGATATCAACACCGAGGATCACCGGATTCAAACCATGTCTATTGCACGCATGGCTCCGGGATCGGTGTTTATCCCCGAGTCCGGTATCTACATGGAAGTGCAAGGTAGCGACAAGTTTGAGCCATCGAAGTATGGCGACCTGCAAACCATCCATGTTCCAACGAATGTGCATCGTGGTGTCTGGTACTCTGACGGCGCTCCCCTCACTCAGTCTGATACAGGCGTACTGACGAACGTGACTGTTCACTCCGACCCTGTACCAAGTCATAGCACCAACTCCTCTGTCTCAACCTCTGCTCCTAACGGCACACCCTCCCCCTCTTCTACTCTTTCCGAGAATCAGGGAACGGGGAATAGTACAAGCACTGATTTTGGACAAGGAACAACGTTCATTGCCTCCCATGTTGCATGGACGAAGAAACATCGCGGTGCTCTGTACACGATGGCGACCGATGTGAAGCAAGGTGAGTTGATTTGGGCGAAAGGTTTCGATGGCTCCCTCTCCACATGGCGAGTGAACGGTATGTGGACCGCTGAGCATGAGGCGTTCCCGCCTGAGTACTTTAGCGCAAGTGGGCCTCGTCGGCTTGTGCTCACCACGTGTGGTGGTAGAGTGAACAAGCAGGGATACTATCAACAGAACGTGTTTCTTGTGGCGGCTCCAGTGCCGCTCAAACAAGAGCTACCGCACTGATTTTGAGGGTTTTCAGGGCGGTATAACAAGGCCCCGTAGCGATGGTATTTCACCGGGCTACGGGGCCTTGCTTTATGCGAAGCGTGTTTTATGCGCGCTTGCGCGTGATGAGAGCTACAGCTCCCGCAAGAAGGGATGCGAGAGTTCCACCGAGCAGCGGAATAGTCGCTGATCCGGTGTGAGCCAGAGTCTCCCCCTGCTGGTCCACAGAGGTGGAACCGTTAGCAGACTTGGAGCCGTTCTGGGTTACAGACTGATTGTTGCTTTGCCCATTAACGTCCTTGTCACCAGACTTGTTATTGCCTGTGGCAGCATTGCCCGCACCGCTTTGGTCTCCAACCTTGTCTCCAGCCTTATCATCGGCCTTGTTTCCGTCCTGAGAGCCAGGAACCGGGGTCTCAGTGTTTCCATCAGTGGAAGGAGCCGGAGCGGGGTCCGTGGTCTCGTTACCGGGAGTAGGTGCTGGAGCAGGAGTCACTTCACCAGGAGTGGTTGTACCAGGAGCTGGGGTTGCCTCGCCAGGAGTGGGGGTGGCTGGAGCAGGAGTCGTGTCACCTGTGCCAGGAGTCTCGGTGGTTCCACCAGGCGTTGGGGTCGGATCGGGGAGCGGTCCCTCTGGGGTTGGGATGTTCGGAGTCTCAGTGTTGTCGCCCGCGTTGTCGCTGGGGTTAGGCGTTGGGGTTGGATCCTCAGTGGTGGTACCAGGTGTACCGGGCGTCGTTTCGTTCGTATCCGGCTTAGGTGCTACCGGGCCATCACTCTCGTCAGAAGGCTTAGGGTTTTCGCTGCCAGGCGTCTCAGTAGAGGGATTAGCAGGAGTTGTCTCGCCCGTCGTGGGATCTGCTGGGGTCACAGCCGGAGGATCAGCCGGATCTGGATTTCCAGGAGTCACAGGAGCCGGTGGTGTTGGCTCAGCGGGCGTTGGATCAGCAGTTTCAGGATCTGGCGCATCTTCGGCTGGATCAAGAGTTCCTGTAGCGGGAGCAGGATCTGTAGCGGGCGCTACAGGAGCCGTCTCAGTTCCAGTAGCCGCTGGAGTCGCTGGAGCTGTATCTGCCGTATCGGTGGTTGCAGCTGTGTTAGCGGTGTTTGCTGCTCCATCACAGATCAGACCGTTTTCATACGCGACGCCTGCGTTTGTTCCAGGCGTGTACAGACGCGCATCGTCTGCTGCGGTGGGAACCCGGCAGTCAGTATTGCCGAGGTGATCTTCTGCTGCCATTGCTCCACCTGCGAGAAGCATAGTGAAGGCTGCTGTTGCGCCGATGGTTGCGCCCAGCTTCTTAGCTGGTGTCATTCCATTCATGAGATGTTCTCTTTCTCGATCGAGTATTGCGACGGGGTAGCGCAATAAAACAAAAGACCCCGTAGCGTCAGTATACCTGAGCTACGAGGTCTTTTGTACCTTGAAGTGCTGAAACGTCAGGCTATATTTATGCCTTGGCTCGCTTGGTCAGAGTAAGAGCTGATCCAGCCACGAGAAGGAGAGCCGCCCCACCCAGTAGAGGCAGAGTCGTTGATCCAGTGTGAGCCAGAGTCGCTCCTTGATGGTCCACAGATGTGGAACCGTTAGCAGACTTGGAACCGTTCTGAGTTGCAGACTGCTCGTTGTTCTGCTTGTCCCCATCTTTGTTACTGTTGTCGGTACCACTTTGGTCCTCAGGCTTGTTTCCGTCCTGAGAGCCGGGAGTCGGAGCCTCAGTGGTTCCGTTAGGCGCAGGAGTAGGATCTGTGGTTGCGTTACCCGGAGTGGAAGGAGCCGGTGCGGGAGTCGTCTCACCAGGGGTGGGAACGCTAGGCACCGGATTGGTTTCACTTGGGTTAGGCGCAGGAGTGGTTGCACTCGGATCAGGCACCGGGGTAGGAGCCGGAGTCGTTTCCTCTGGAGTCGGAATAACAGGAGCCGGTGTGGTCTCGCTCGGTTTCGGAGTAGGAGTGACTTCCCCAGTGGTCGGAGCAGGAGCCGGGGTAGGCTCAGGCGTCGGCACCGGAACAGGCGGTGGCGTTACCCCATCGTGATCGGGGAGAGATGGGGTCGGCTTAGGCGCCGGTGTAGGTGTGGTTTCACTAGGGGCGGGAGTAGGCGTGGGAGTCGGTGTAGGCACCGGATCTTCCTGCTTGGGGAGCGTGACAACCTCGTTCTCAGCGCCCCAGCCATCGATGAAGTTTGCGTCCATGTACTTACCCCAGGTGCCGGGCTGCTTGTTACGATCAACGCTCCAGACCCAGACGATGTAGCCGTTATTCAAAGCGGTGGCAGGCTTGGCGATCGAGGCTGTCTTGGTACCCGGCTCGTTAAAGTCGAGATCGGTTTCACCAATGAGCTGTGCACCAGATGGAAGCGTGTATGTAAGCTCAGGCTTGTTCTTCATGTAGTACACCTGACCGTGGACTGTGGCCGGGGCCATTTCATGGTTGATGACGAGCCAGGGGTCTCGACCATAGGTCGGGTCCGAGGCAACTGTGACATCGTCCTTGAGTTCATCCCCATCAATGCCGTACTTGACAGCGTTCGTCTTAATGGTCAGTGCCCATCGACAGTTATACGCTGCGATCCCATCGTCAGCGGGAACGGCATTGAATGTTCCCGAGGTGCCAATGAGACCAAACGATGAGCCACTGACATGAGCAGACTCACCTGGCTGCGGCGTGTAGGACAGTTCGTCGAATGCTCCGGTGTGAATCTTGCAGTGGTCGGAGTTGTCAGCAGCTGCGGCCTTCGCTTGAGCGATCCTGTTTTGGAAGTCGTTGAAGCCTGCCACGGTGTCAGCACTAGCGGCGTCTTCGTTGTACTGATGCACGGCGGTGATCCCGCCTGTGAGCAGCGCGGTGAACGCTGCTGTTGCCCCGATCGAGGCAACAAGCTTCTTGGTTTGTGTTGTTTCCACGGTTGATCCTTTTCTCTCGATGTGTGGATATGACATGGTACGAAAAACCCCTGTAGCACCAGTTTATCTGGTACCACAGGGGTTTCGTGTCGTTGTGAACTATATTCAGTTATGTGTGGTGATCAGAGGTGCGACGCCCTGATCTGAGCGATCAGAACGGGGGATTGTCCTGATCAGCGATCCCGACGAACGGCGACTGCATGTCGTCGTAGACGGGAGCCTGGGGCTGGGCCGGAACAGGAGCAGCGGGGGCTGCGAGCTGTGCGGCGCGGTTGTAGGCATCCTGAGCGGCAACGCGCTTGGCGAGACGGTCAGTAGTGGTCTTGCGCGACTCCAGCATCTGAACGTCAGAGACAATCAGCTTGGTGGCGAAGTGGCGCTCACCTGCGCGATCGACGTAGGAGTCGGTGGTGACGCGGTAAGCGACCTCGACAAGGTCACCCTTGTGGATCATGTCGAAAACACCATTGTCGCGGTCAGCGGGAATGAAGCGCTCGACGGGCACTGCGTCGGTGCCACGTTCGCCGTTGCGATCGGTGAAGTCCTGATCGACCAGAACGGTGAAGCGAACGGTGCGAGAACCGTCAGAGTTGTCGAAGAAGCGAGGGTCAGCTGCCAGGCGGCCAAGAGCGATACCGTGGTTGCGAGTGTTGATACGAGCCATTGTTATTCTCCTTTGTGTGTAACACGTAGATCTTTGTGATCTTGATCAGTATATCTTTGGGTGCATCTGCGATGCACTGAGATAAACTATTTGTTCTGCTTTTTCAGCAGAATTGCTCCCAGACTAGGATTCGAACCTAGACCAACAGATTCAGAGTCTGTGGTGCTGCCATTACACCATTTGGGAAAAGAGCCAAGAGACAGGGTTGTTTCTTGGCTCAGGTTGGTAGTGTCAATTTAGGGGTGCGTATCCGCCTACGCCACCTTCTTCAATGTAGATGTAGCCGTCTTCCTCATCGAAATTCTCATCCCCGAAATCTTCGTCCTCGTGGAGATAGATCTCTGGTTCCGTGGCGATGAGGTAGTCGCGGAAACTTTCGATGATGTTTTGCCACGTATGGCGCGATCCGAACAGGCGGTCCAGCTCAGGCCAGTACTCAGTGTTCTCAGAGTCACCGACGACGTGAGAGGTCTGCTTCCAGATGCTGTCGCCGATGTTTTCGACCTCGGTGACGAGTAGAGAGATGTGCGGGTAGTCTGGGTTGTTGTAGTCTTCCCACAGCGACACGTGGTAGTTGTGGTTGTAGTCGTCGCAGTAGGTTTCGTACCAGAGGCGAGTCTCTTCGAACAGGCCGTAGTCAGCTGCGACGCGGTCCCACTGTTCCCAGTCGAGGTTCAAGGGTGTGTGAGGCATGGTGGTCTCCTTTTGTGTTGTGGTGGTGTATCAGCGCTCGCTGATGATGACGTTGTTGCTACGGGCGCTCAGAATGTGTGCGAGTTCTTTTGACGAGTATGTGATACCTGATTCAATAAATTCTTCGTACGCCCATCGCTTTTGCGCGGTTGGGTGGAAACACTTAGAGGCAGTCATATAGATGCCAGGTTGCGGTGTAGGGAGAGTGGAAAGCACGGTGATCGTACACTGTGTGCTGACGAGTTCACCCAGGTCGTGAACGGTACCTTGTGCGTCTCGTATTTGGGTTGCGGTGAGCATAGTTGACTCCTTTATATATGGTGTTGATGCGTGGCTCCCAGACTAGGATTTGAACCTAGATTCTCGGGATCAAAACCCGATGTGCTGCCTTTACACTATCTGGGATTAAAGCCAAGTGTGTTACTTGGCCGAATGAGTGAGAATCACAATCCCCAGTGGATGATTTTCGGTAGTGTACATTGACTACGCATCATCTGAGCAAATGCCTCATAGGACATCTGTAGATTTGTGGTCAATACCCACGGCTTTTCGTCGTCATCGAAGGTGAGCACATGAAATGCTTCGATGTTGTCACCACCGATAAGTGTACCAATTGGAATTTCCTTACTGTCCAAGATGGTAATCTCACCATTGGTGTCGATGCACATGAACTCCGTAGGTTTGGTCGAGACTTTTTGTTGAAATTCTTGGAGCGCCTGTTGTAGTTCTTCGATAACTTCGTCAAGTCTTTTCTGAATGTCGTTCATCGCTGTTCCTGTTGTTCTTGATAGTTGTTGAAACGTTAGTTGTGAACCAGGTGGGACTCGAACCCACGAAATTTCCGAGTGACTACGATAACCCCTGTGGTATCACGTGTGCGATTGCGGCAAACGGCCCTTTGCCTCGTCGAGCAGTTTTTCACTGATCTCTTCGGCGTCGTAACCGTTACCTGCGTATTCTGGGTACATCCCATCGATACCTTCGTCGTAGAAAGCCCAACCAGGCCAGTTGTCGATGCCGAGCGTGTTGCCTACTCGCATTTCGATGGCATCTTTGAGTGTTTGATGGAGCCATTGTTCAGTGACAATGAATTCGCCGTTGCCGATGTACTTGATGTCGTTCATGGTAGTGTTGCTTTTCTTTGTGAAATGATGAGTTCTGGGTGGGCCAGGTGTGGATGTTCAGCCACCTGGCCCTACCCCAAGGCGATGGGGATCATCGCATGAGAGCGTCTCTCGTTTCTTCCAAGATCTACCCTAAGTGGTTGGAGCCGGTGCCTCGGCACCTACCCCAGTAGGTATCGCCCCAGGTGTTATCTTCAACAATAGGCTCACTCACAGCCAGGAGCATCTCTTGCAGCTGCGGGTTTTGCTCAAACTTCGCACGCACAACACGTCGCATAGCATCTAGCCTTCGTGCGTTCCATTCACGGACGTTAATGGGGATGCGCCTGCCCAGTCGCTTTGCGTCAAGGGCTGTAATGTGGCCTGCAAACATATGTGCGTGCTGCACGCTTTTTTGCCCCTGGAAAGCGGCTTCTGCGCTTTCGTACCGGACTCCGTCAATCTCAATAGAGCACGGGTAAAAGTTGGACAGAAAATAATAACGGCCTCTAAACTGCATGGTTACTCCTCTATAGCAAGGGATTATTTCAACCTTATAACCGATGCAATTTATTGCATAAAATATTGTGGGCCAGGCTGGATTCGAACCAGCAATGTTTCTGATTCTACATTGTCGGAACGGCGAGACTCGAACTCGCGGCCTCCTGACCCCAAATCAGGCGCGCTACCACCTGCGCTACGTTCCGTGTGGCGGGTGTGCTCCTTGGCCTCAGATCACCTCTGTTAATAGGTTCAGGAGCACACCGGATGCGGCCAACGATCAGAAAGGTGATTCCCAATCGTTCCGCTACCTCTCTGTGGCTGCGTGCAGAGAGGTGGTATGTGGTGTGGGGGCTGTTTGGCGCGCGGACAAAGCAAAACATACTATATTCAGTTATTGCGCGTCTCGGGTGCGACCCGATTCGTACCCCACGTTACGGCGGTTGGTCTAGTCATTGAACCGAGGCAAGGAAAGTTCAATGGCAGGAGAGGGTAGCTATCCCTTTCCTAATCATCCAGCATCATCCAACCGCTGGGTGGTTCCCTCAGCGGGACTTGAACCCGCACGTCCTTTTGGACACTTGATTTTGAGTCAAGCGCGTCTGCCTATTTCGCCACGAGGGATTTTGTTCGAGAACCAGTATATCACATGATTTCTTGGTGCATCTGAGATGCACATGAATGGTTCTACTTTTGTACTAGCTGGTCGCTGTAGTCTTTGGCAACATCTTCTGGTACTAACTGTGAACAGTAATCTGCGAATTCGGCAATGATGGTTTCCCAGTTCTGCCTGGAACCGAAGAGGCGATCGAGGATGGGCCTATTACGTGCGAGCCTCTCGTCGGAGTAAGAATTAACATAGGAGTGAACACTGCGGATGAGAAGGGGTGTGGGTTTCCACACGCCATTTTCGTAAGTATCAGTGATTTCTGATATCGGTGTTCTGTAAAGCCATAGATATGGCTTATGTTTACCCCTATATAGCTTATCTACCAAGAGAGCGCGGTAGATGTGCGTTCCATCGTCGAACCACGTTTGGTATTTCGGGTAGGTCTTAGGTTGACCTTGATCGTCGTACCAGGTGATATCTTGCCACTGCGTCCAGTCGAGGTTGATTGGGATGCTTGGCGTGGTATAGTGATAACCACAGTTGGGGCAAGTGCAGCTATAGCACATGAGGGTTTCTCCTTACGATGCGAGGTGTATGCCTAGAGCCATAGCTCCGAGGACGATCAAAGCGACGTCGAGTGTAATCTGCAATGTGTTTTCATCACGAATGTCTCGTGGGAGTGAGGCAAGACCCCAAATGGCGGTCAGGAGCGTGATGGCGATCCAGATGGACATGTGATGTTCTCCTTTGGGTCAGTAATCGTATTCGTCCCATTGGGTGTCGATTTCGTCTTCAATTTCGTACTCGTTGTACGTGGTCAAGATTCCGAAGTAATCGTCGTAGGTGCTCATGTGGGATGTCTTCTTTTTGGGGATTTAGGTGGTGATATATACGTCAACCCACAGACCATGACGGATTCTGTGGGCTGACGTTCGATGCGATCAGTATTGCCGAGGGTATCGTTCCTCGAATGCTTTAATGAGGGTATCTTTGATGTCCTCAATTGGTGTATCTGCTGGAATATCACAGTCAATGATGATGTTTTGTGAGTGTTGAACCACTGTGGGGTCATCGACGGGTACGATAGTACCTTTCATATGCAGTGGTGTGATATGACATTGCTCAGTGAGTACTGTGTAAATGGTACTCATCCTCTCATTGACCTCATCATCGAACATGTTCATGTAGTCCTCAGATGAGTACTCAGACAGCGCTTGGTCACTGATCGGGAGAGTGATGGGTGATTCGATATGAATGGTGGTCGATCGTATTGGTTTGAGTACGACGCGAGATGTGTTTTCACGAAGCCTTGGCGCTAAGAGCTTCTTAATGAATGCGATGATTGACATAGGTTTTCCGTTTCTGTTGGTTTACGACATAAAGTCCCAGACAGCCGCCATCCCGCATAGGATAGCCAGACCGATGCATAATGCAGTGGAGTTGTATTTTTCTTCTCTGATGGTGTATGGAATGTGCGTGAGGTTAATGATCATACAGATGATCATTAGGCTACCCCAGATGATGTTAGTCACGGTGTAATCCTTTTCGAACTTTGGGTTTATTGGCTGATCTCGGCAGTGTTGTAGTCGATGGTGTAGCCATTTGCGGTGTTGGGCACAGTGATGCGCTCGGAGATCGACTTGTCACATGACTCCATGTCCACAGTCACGGTGCGAGGGATCAGTTCATTACCGTTGTAATTGGGCGTGACAGCGTAGTAGAGCGGGCAGGAAGCATGGGCCTGGTTATCCAGGTACGAGCGTGCCTTGGTCTCGGAGTAGGCCATGCCGCCGTTATGAGCAGAGCTGATGCCGACGTTTTGTGTACGGGTTCCGGTGACGAGGTTCTCCTTCACCGGGTCGCCACCCAGGGAATCAGCAATCATGTGTGAGCGGTTCCAAAACCACCCTGTGTATGACTGCGAGCCATCGGTGATGGTGACCTTCTGGTTGTGCTTGGGCCAACCTGTGGGGTTGACTTCGATCTTTTGGCGACCACGAGCTTTAGCAGCTTTGCGCATATCAGTGGTGAGCAAGCTATAGGCGCACGTGGGCCTGCCTAGAGAGTCGAGATCACAGTAGGTGATCTGACCCTCCTTCGCGTCCTTGTATGAGCGCTGGGCCTGCCCGTCAAGGAGGTAGTAATCAGCGTTGTACGTGATGCGAGGCGTAGGTTGAGTCTGCTGCGTTTGCTGCGGCTGGGGAGTGGTATTGTGCAATTTGTATGCAAAGGTGATGTATCCGGCAATCATAGCTGCACAGATGATCAGTGCGAGGGTGATGATTCCAATTAACCCGAGATGTTTCTTTGACATGTGTTGTCCTTCAATTAGTGGCGGTATTTGTGCGAAACGGGCGGGCACCAGCCATGGCCGGTGAGCAACCATTCGACGTCGACGATGAGAATTGAGGCAAGGATATCAAGGTCTGCGATTGTGTAATCGAAGAGGTACCCGATGTAGGGTTCCATGCGAGCTGGCTCGATCGTCGGGTTGATCTGGCAGAAGCGATCAATGACTCGGTTCAAGAATGCTTCGTGGGCGTTCTCGCTGGTTACGTAGTGGATGTCGATAGCCATGGTGGTGGGCCTTTCGCTGTGTTGATAAGAGAAGAAAAGAGACCCTCTTCGTAACGGAAGGCAGAAGAGGGTCAGGGGAGAGAGTCGTTATAATTTTCGGCGCACATTAGTGCGCCACACTTACCCCTACTCCGTTTCAGTGAAGGATACGGTGTTCGAAGTAATAGACCCCCATTGCGATTTTGGGGATCAGAGTATTACTTGGATCATGAGGCTTTAGGTCACCTCGTGCGTGCAACCACGGGTCTTCTGAGCACACGCGCTCACCTAGCTCAGCGCCGGTCATGTCACCCATGAGGGTGCAGACGCGCATGATGAGGTTCTTTTCCTCGTCGCTGAGCCGATCGGGGTCGCCTTGTGGAAGCTCACTGGGACGGATGATGAACTTGTTTCGGTGCAAAATGAACAGAAGTGGGGCCGCAGGGCCAGAGCGCCAAGCGTAGAAGTCCTCTGGGAACAGCGGTGCGCCGTTGTGTGCGACGATATGTGCTGCCTGGGCGTAGTACGCGAGTTTGTGGAGCTTCATCGTCGGGATAGTTCCGGTGCGCGTCAGAATAAACGCCGCAACGTCAGTGATGGACTCAGCCATGAGGATGTCCTTTCTACGAGCTGTTTTACAGGGTATAGGTAGACTCATGATCGGGGTGCGACGGGTTGTAGACCCACATGCGACGGTTCCATACCACAAGCACGGGGATACCGGATTGGTGTGCGAGGTCGATGCATCCCCATGTGCCGCGTGAACCTTGCCCCTTGGGGTGGTCAGGGAAAGCCAGGCAGAGGTCGGCTCCAAGATTCACCATCTCTTTGTTACGGATGGGACCAGCCGCTCTGCCGTACTTTGTCCAATCGGCTCGGTGGGCTTCGATCGGGAGATTGAATAGGCGCTGTCCAGTTAGAGCAGCTTCGGTGTCTGCTCCTGTTGCGCCGCCGTGGACGAGGGTGGGGAGAGCATGGGTCTTTTCAAGGATTTCTCGTACGGCGATGAGCAGGGCGTGTGAATCGTATGAGGTCCATTGGTGGTTGCGAGAACCTGTGATGAGCAAGCGTGACATAGGGGTGCTCCAAAGGAAAAAGAAGGAAATAAGAATCTGTATTATTATCGGCACACACCAGTGTGCCACAGAACTATGATATACTTAAGTATCAATGGAAACGTAGAGCCACAAGGCTTTGAAAGGAGATTTTCGAGTGAGCGAACGCGAGGCAGGCGAGCCGATGGTGCGGCTCAATGTCCGTATGCCTCAGAGCATACGTGACAAGGTTGCGTATTGGGCTGAGAAAGAGGGTTTGAGCGCCAATGATTTCATCATTGAGTGCATCGAGGGGCATATCGCCAGGGCTAATGGCGATTATGATCTGCCGACCCTAGAGCAGGCACGCCTGGCTCAACTCGTTGATGCACAGGTTGTTCTTGCGAGTAACGTCGCCAACCTTCATAAGATGGTTGAGTCAATGGCGGGTACCATCATTGGCCTCACTCGCGGTGACAGTTACTTGCTCGATGACGAGGACGGAGAAGAATGATGCCTGAGTACGATTACGACAGTAGAGCGCCTGAGATTTTTGACCCTCGCGCTGCCATTAAGAAGCAGTTGCGCGAGCGAGGCCATAGCGATCAGCCTGTTGTAGTCTCGGCGCGTGGACAGCATGGTGGCAGCGGTGGTCACAGTAGCGCTGCTCCTGGAGCTACGTCCGGTATCGGTGCAACCCCGCCACAGCCCCAGCGCGATGAGCCAGGGGATACGATCACGGAAGCAGAGGGTGTTAACTCGTCTGCTCGTGAGAGTGAGACGCCTAGCGGTGAGCCTCAGAAGGGCACCGATGGGAAGACTCTTGAAACGTCTCCAATGACATTGCGTCATCGCGATGGCAGCGAGATTCCTGTGACGATCGAGGGCGATGTTCGTTTTACATTCGACGGTGACTCGGTGCGGCCACAAAGGATGCCTTTTGTCATCGGGCAAGCCGTTCGTGATGAACTCACGAGACTCGGTGCTCCTGAGCTTGGAGCAGAACCCACGCCGAAGACTCAGAGCAAAACATTGTCGTATGGCGCACTCATCACAGCGCTTGCAATGAGTTCTCTTGACATTGAGATTCCAGGGGTGGACGAGAACACTCGTCGCGCCGCTGAAGTCCTGCGCACGGGCCAAGGCCGCGTTGCAGCCATCGAGATGAAGGTAGAGCAGGTGCTGGATAACCAACAGCGCGCTCAAAAGGATCTCGATGCGATGACGAGGCGGGCGCTCAGCGCTGAGAAACAGCTCTATGAGCTGGAACTCATGCTCACGTGGTTGCTCGTCGATAAGACCGAACCACTTTTGTTCAACCAGGTGACATCTTCCGCGATCGATCTGACGAACAAGACTGTGCTTGATGCACGGGCGCGTCTTCGAGAGAAGGCTCGCGAGTTGGACCGAGCCGAGTCGGTGCAACGTGGTCAATTGCGGATCGTGGAGTAAGTGTTGCTATACCCTTGAATCAATGATAGAATTGATTCATGAACCAATTGAAACTGTTTGATGAGAATAGCGTGCTCGACCTGGTGTGCCGGGGATGGTCGCGTGAGCGTGTTATCGAGCGCACCGGGATTGACCCTGGCTATCACAACGCTTCGGTGAAGACTGAGCTGAAAGGTGTGGATCGACACGCCTATAAGATCGAGCACGTGAGACAGCGAGTGGGACTGGATGTTGCATGCGACACTGTGGAGCAGTTTGGGGCGTGCGAGTTGGACAAGGCCGGTGTCTTGGAGCGGCTTGGGTTGCACGATGCTGTGAACTTGATTAAGCTCGCTGACTTGTTCACAGCCCTGGGACTAGGGTTAGAGTTTCGTGATGCGGATCGTCGTTCGCGTCGTAGCACGATGACAGCGGGTATGGTTGCTCAGTACGGTACCGACAATCCGTTTAAGCTAGAGGATTTTCAAGAGAAAGCCGCTCAGACACGTGAAGAGCGTTACGGTGCTCGGTATACGCTGGCCGAGGGGTCTGTCTTTGCCGACGAGGCTCGGAAGAAGGGTCAAGAGTCGTTAGAGCCTATACGTCGAGCTAAGCGTGAACGAACTTTAGCTCGTAAAAAGCGCGAACGCGAGGAACGTCAACGTGAGCGCGCCCTGCATGGTTATCATCGTCGCACTTTGACCGATGAGGAAAAGATTGTGGCAAACGAGCGTCGTATTGCAACTTCGCAATCTCGTTACGGTGTTGATCATCCGTCTCAACGTTTGTCGTTTAAGCAGAGCATGTCGCAGTACATGACTGATCCTGAGAATCAACGGCGCATACGAGCAAGAACCGTTGCCACTAATCAGGAGCGGTACGGTGTTGCTTATTTTACTCAACTACCCGAGCATCGCCTGGAGCAATCGCGTCGAATGAGCGATCCCTCGCATCAGCGTCGTATTTCGCGTGCAAAGCGTGAAAATGGTACGTTCAATACGTCATCGTCAGAAGATGCTCTCTATAAACTATTGGTTGAATACGTTAACCAACATGGTATGACTGTGATGCGACAGTATTGTGACGATGATCGTTATCCTTTTGCTGCTGATTTTTATATTCCCGAGCGTGATCTGTTTATCGAACTTAATGGCTCGTGGTCGCATGGCGGGCACTGGTATGAGGCTGATCGTGAGATGGATCAAAAGACTGTACAGACTTGGCGCACCAGAGGTAAGCGGTCGAAGTATTACACCAATGCTCTAGAGACGTGGACTCAGCGAGACGTGCGTAAGCGTGAGGCTGCTCGTGAGGCTCGGTTGAATTATGTTACGTTGTGGGACGGTTTTGAGTCCCTGTTTGATGCTCATTTGTGGTTTGCTCTCGGGGCACCAGATGGTCGGGATTGGGAACGTGAGTACTCCTGGCTTGATCTACCTGAATCGTTGATTGATCTCAGGAGTGGATTAGAGGGGCAGGCCGAGCAGTGGGCTGATATTGATGTGACGAACGCTGGTTCGCGTCAGATCTCCTGGCTGGCTCGAAGCGCGGTGTGGGAGACGTTTTATGCTCGCGAGTTGCAGATGTGGGAGCAAGACGATGTTCATCACCGTAAGTTGGGGCGTTTGCGAGCACGTCTGCTTGCCAACCGATTGCACTATCTGGGCAGGCTCCCTGAGTCTGCTCTGGAGATTGTGCGAGGCTTGGCAATCAGTGGTGAGATCCGGGCGTACTCGACCTTCATTAACACGGCGATGACGGCTGTTCTCGATCGGTATGAACCGACGAGTTTGTACGACCCGTGTAGCGGGTGGGGTGAGCGTATGCTTACGTGTGCTCAGCGTGGCGTGATGTACACAGGTACGGACATTTCTGAGGCAGTGGTTCAAGCTCATAAGAGCCTGATTGATCGTCTTGGTCTGACTCATGCTGACGTGACGTTCGGGGACAGCGCTACTCGTGATATGCGAGGTGGTTCGCATGAGATGGTGTTGACCTGCCCGCCGTATGGTAATACCGAGGTTTATACCGAGAATGGGGCTGAGAATCTGGATGACGAGGCGTTCTTGGGGTGGTGGAAACGGGTTGTTACTATGAGCGTTGCACCGACGACTCGCATTTTCGCTTTCCAGATCAGTGAGAAATGGCGTAAGCGCATGACAACCGTTGCTCAGGATGAGTTAGGTGAAGGTTGGCAGCTTGCGGATGAGATTGATGCATTCACATCGGATAGTCATTTCCAGCGTGCTCAGTCAACTAAGAAGCGCCGTGGTGAAACGATGGTGGTTTTCGAGCGACTCTGATATACTTGTTATATTCGTATATGAACGTTTTCGACGATTAGGAGGATTTATGACGGTTGGTATCTTGACCGAGAAGCCGAGTGCTGCGCGTAACTTTGCCAAAGCGCTTGGTGGACAGAGCGGCACCTGCAACGGTGAGAGTTATGTGATTGCTTTTGCTCGTGGACACTTGTTTGAGTTGAAGCAACCTGTGGATCAGGTGGATCCGTCGAAGCGTGCAAAGTACGCTTCGTGGTCATTGAGTGAGCTTCCGTGGGATGTGAACGACTTCGCATTTGAGCGTGAAAAGAAGAAGGATACCTCGAAATTACTCGCTGATATCAAGAAAACGCTTGGTTCTTGCGATGAATTGGCGATTGCCACAGACTCAGATGTTTCAGGTGAGGGCGGACTCCTCGCTTGGGAGATTATTTCTGAATTAGGGCTTGATCGTAAGCCGATCTCACGCATGTACTTCACCGATGAGTCCCCAGCGTCGATTAAAAAGGCGTTTGTCTCTCGCAAGCGTTTGACCTCGATGGAAGATCACGACGAGTATCGCATGGCGTGGCTTCGTTCTCGGTGGGATTTCCTCTCCATGCAATGGACACGTATTGCTTCTGAGCTTGTTGATAAGCGTGCGATCGTTCGTCAGGGGCGACTTAAGTCGGCCATGATTGTGCTCGTGGGGGATCAGCTTAAGGCACATAACGAATGGAAGAAAGTTCCGTTCTATGAGTCTCGTTTCCGCGATGAGAACGGCGTCATGTACATTGATCCCGATGCTCAGAGGTTTGCACACGAGAGTGACGTGGATCTCAGCGGTTTGCACGCGTCGAGCGTGACGGTTGATTCCAAGACGATGAAGCGTTCTGGCCCACCTCGGATGCTGGATCTTGCAGGTCTATCAGCACTGCTGAGCGCAAAGGGCGTGAAGGCGGCTGAGGTGCTGGGAATCTATCAAAAAATGTACGAATCTCAGGTAGTATCGTACCCCCGCACAGACGACAAGCATGTCACCAAGGAGCAGTACGCTGAGCTTGTTCGTAACGCTCCTGCCATTGCACGTGCGGTTGGTATCGACCCCTCGTTACTTACGCACACCGCCGCTCGTTCCACTCATGTGAAGGACTCAGGCGCACACGGTGCAAACCGTCCTGGTCCGAACATTCCGGCGTCTCTTGCAGAGGTGGAGAACAAGTACGGCAAGACCGGCGCGATGATCTATGAGCTGCTTGCACGCTCTGCTCTGGCTGTACTCGCGGAAGATTACGAGTACGAGGCTCAGAAGGGTCACGTCACAGACTTCCCTGCATATGTCGGATCGTGCTCCGTGCCCAAGAAGCCGGGCTGGAAGGCTGTTCTTGGCGGTGCGTCAATGGCCGATGACGACGATGATGCGAACAATGGTGCAGGTCTGGGTACCACAGCACAGCCGTTTGTCTATGAAGGTATTCCACGTCAGCCCACCGCACCCACTGTGAAGTGGCTCATGAAGCAACTGGAGCGGCGCGATGTGGGCACTGGTGCAACGCGCACGAGTACCTTTGCAGAGGTGTCAAGCTCGAAGGCTCGGTATCCTTTGATGGACGAGACGAAGGGCAGGATTACCCTGACCGAAACCGGCGAGATCAGCTACCGCCTGCTACCGGGGACGCATATCGGTGACCTGGCGATCACGGAACGCGTGTTCTCGGACATGAAGGCTGTGGCGAAGGGAGAAAAGCAAGCAGACGATGTTCTGGCTGAGGTGGCTAGGCTCGTAACCGATGACATTGCCGTGATGACGGCAAACGCTCAAACGATGAGAAAGGATTTAGGAATGGGCGACTATGTGGAAAAGGAATACTTCGAGGGAACGTGGGACAAGACGGGTGCGCACGTGCGGTTCAACCGTACGTGGAGCGGGCACCGTTTCACCGATCAGGAGTGTATGGATCTTCTGGCCGGTAAGGATATTGAGATTACTGCAACGTCCAAGAGGACGGGGGATGACTTCACGGTTATCGGTTCGTTTGGAGAATATGAGTTTGAGGGCCGTAAGTGCATTGGCTTTATTCCCGATTTCACCAAGCCGACCTCGGCTGCTAAGCGTGGGGTTGCCCCCAAGTCGATGCTCGGCGTGAAGCTCACCGATGAACAGCGAGAAAAGATCGAAGCTGGTGAAAAGGTTAAGGTCAAGGGTATGAAGTCCAAGAAGTCTGGTAAGAACTTTGACGCCTATTTGTTCCTTGAGGATAAGCCGGATGGCACTCGCGGGATTGCATTCTCGTTTGATGCGTGAGTCGATCTAGGGATTAGAAAGGAGAGCGCGACGTATGGCGAAAGATCGGTACTCAGTACCCGTGTCGCTCGATCGGTCGATTCTCGATCATGAGATCAACCTGTCGAACAAGTCGTTTCAGGTTAAGCCCTTGCCTATGAAGGTGATTTTCACCTACCTGGGAAGCGCGATCGTGCTCATGTGGGTACTCACGAGTACACCGCTTAAGGGTGCGAACTTTGGATTGCTCGCGCTCATCACCCTGTGGTGGATTGCGGCGACAGTCTATTTCGCCGCATACTCGAAGACGAAGGAGATGCGAGGGAGCCAGCTTTCCGCTTTGTTCGACTATCTCCCGAAGACGGCGCGCCGGGTGGTCACTCGGTCGGATTCTCGCACGGGACCATTCTTGTCCATCGTCGGCATCAAGGATGTTGATCAGGATACAGGTCTCATCACGTACGTTGATGGCATGGTTGGACAAGCCTACTCTGTCGTTGGATCAGCCTCGCGCCTGCTCTTCGATCAAGATCGTGATGCGATTCTCAACCGAAACGATCGGTTCTACCGTAAGTTGGAACCGGGCGTGGAATGGGTGTTCATCACCACGAAGGAACCGCAACGTGTGTACGCTCAGGTGGCTGCGCTTGAAAAGCGTAACCAGGCCCTGCCTCTAGAGGCTCGTGACCCTGAACTGGTGGCACTGATGGATGAGCAGTATGAGTCATTGCGCTCATACGTTGGATCGAGCTTTTTCAGCATCCATCAGTACCTGATCCTCATTGCTCGAAACGAGGAAGAGTTGCGTAAGGCGCACAACCTGCTCGACTCAGAAGCGGCAGATTCGTCGCTCATGTTTAAGCAGGTGTCGATGCTCACCTATGATGAGACGATCGATCTTTTGGCAACCCACTATGGGCCGGTAGCGATGACGAAATAGTCACGTAGATTGTTACCTGGCGCACCCCTGAATGACAGTATTCGGGGGTGCGTTTCTTTTGGTTTTCGTTTAGAATATATTGAGTAACCACTATAATCGAGTTGTCATATACGAGGGAAAGGAGTGGCATTGGCGAAGGGTAAAGCGCAGGCTGTACAGACGCAAGCGGTTGATGCCTCAGTATGGGGCGGGGCTGCACAGCGTGTACGCGAAGTGAGTGAAACTCATGCGGCGTCCGAGGCGCGCGATAGGGCCGAGTCGAGCGAGCGTGCCTTGAGAGGCATGTCGCGTAAGGAGCGTAGAGCGTTCTTCTCACGGGCAAATAATGGACAGGTGAGGGACTATGCTCATCTCTTGGCCGTTAAGCCCAGACAGGGCTATGTGTTCCATTCCGACTATTTCGAGATTGATGGCGAGGTCGGATGCATTCTGAGTTATTTCCATGACGAGAGTGCTCGTGATGAACTGCCGCCGTTTTGGGGCGTGAATCTGATCCCGTATCTTCCTCAGAACGTGACGGCTATTCTTCTGGAACAAATCTCTCGCGTGACTGAATCGTGGCTGACGAACAAGATCAAAGAGTCCGAACGTCTTGATCGTCTCGATAGCCAAGAGCAGAGTGAGAATGGAACAAAGTCAACGCGTCGTAAGGCGTCGAAGGTCTCTGCTGACATTGAACAGGTGATCGCCGAGATCCAAGACGGAGCTGCGTATCTGTCCGTGCATTACCGCATCTTGCTCAAAGCCCCCTCTCTAGAGGTGCTCGATGACGTGATCGATGACTTGCGACGCAAATACATCGACGCTGTGGGCAACCTGTCGATCGCTGGTCACCATGGTCTTCAGCGCCAGGAGCTTGCAACGCTCTTTTCCCCGAACGCCTCGAAGAAGGGTAAAGGCTTCCACTTCACCTCAACTGAACTGGCTGGTGCTTTCAACCTCGTCACCAACGGTTTGAACGACCGGGGCGGTGAGTTCGTCGGCTACATGGTGGGCGACGTCAATAACTCCGGTGTGCTCATGGACGTGGACATGTACAAGCACCACGTCGTGGTTGCTGACGATGACAAGTCTCGCGCTCAAGCTATGGGGAATGCTCAGGTTGCCGACATGTGGGCATCAAAGATTTCTCAAGCAGCGCTTATCAATAACAAGCGCGTGGTTCATATCATCCTTGATGGCGCTGATCTCACCGGCGTTCTTGGGCCTCGCATGGAGACGATCACTGCTCGCATTGATATGTCTCAAGGTGATGTCAACCCCTTTGAGGTGTTTGGTGAACGTAAAGATCAGCTTGCGCTATTCTCCACTCATTTGGAGAAGCTCGTGCTCATGACTGAGCAGGCGTATGAACCAACCGATGCAGATCGTTCGATTATCCGAGCCTCGCTTAAAGACACGCTCACTCAGTTCTATGTCGATCAGGACATGTGGGTTCGAAACGCGAAGCACAATGTCGATCGCTTGCGTCTTGTGGGGATTCCTCATGACCAAGTCCCTCAGCTCAAGCTGTTCGTCACTTACTTGGATCAGCGCTATAAGGCGCTGACTGGTAAGTCGAACCGTGACGATGAGCTGTTGCACGCGTACTCGGTGCTCTCGGCTGTGTTCAAAGACATGCTTGATGCAAATGGCGACTTGTTCAACGTCGTGACGAAGGATGCAATTGACGGAGCGCAACATGCTCGTCGCGTGATCTATGATTTCTCCTCCCTGATCAACCGTGGCAAAGGCGTGGCGATGGCTCAGCTCGTTAACGTGCTGGCGTTCGCTGCCTCAGCGCTTGGTGAAGGTGATACGCTCATCGTTCACGGAGCAGAACTGATCGACGAGGGTGTTAAGCCTTACGTCACTGATCAGTTCGAGCGACTGTACCGCCGTAATGCACGTGTAGCCTTGTGCTATAACGGTGTGAAAGCGATGCTCGATGACTCGGAGTTCAACCACTTTGACGAAGCTGATTGGACGGCTCTTGGGGCCATGAGTGATGCTCTGGTTCCGGTCTACGAGAAGAAGCTCGCCAAGCGCATCCCTGTCGATATGACGAAGGTCATTACTCGCCGAGGCGAGGGGCTGACCTTTTTGCGACGCGGGACTGTTAACGTCGTCTTTAAGCGTGATCTTGCTCTCGGAGTCAATGCTCACGTGCGAGGGACTACGTATGATGGATCGGTTGCACCTGGCCGTAATCGTGGCGCTGTTATGAAGAAACGCGCGGGTGGTCAAAAATGATGAGAACAAAGGATAGGAAAGGATTGTCGATGGGACATCGGAAGGGGATGGACGCTCACGTGCGTGGGAGCGTACGTGTGCTCACAGGGTTTACCCGCGTGATCACACTGATGGTTGCCGCTCTTGTTCTAGCCTTTGGTGTGACAATGATCGGCGGGAGTACTCACGCTGATCCTGGTAAGACAGAAAAGTATGATTTCTATACCCTGTCGTCAAACGTCACCGCGTATTTCTCCGATGCCGTGAAGCCAGGGGCAAAAACGGGTCTATCTGCCGATGAAGGGTGGACAACGATTGCTCAAAATGTAAGCGAAGGTGGGGATTTTCTTGGTTACGGCGATGATAATATCTCCAGCTTTACGGGTTGGTTAGTTTCTAAGACTACGGGCGCATCAAATACTGTCGGTTATGATTCATTGCGCGCCATTAGCAGCGATTCCGATGGTAACAAGACTTCACTTCAAGGTGCGCTTGGGTATGCTCAGTATGGGTCGCTGCTTAATGCTATGGGCCTAGATTCAACATCGACAGGTATTGGACTCCATTTGGAGAATATGATATTTGGCTTTGTCATGATGTTGCTTTATCTTCTCGCTGGCGGTATTGATACGATCTTCTCGGCTGTTGTGTGGATCCTTGATTTGCTCAACCCGTTTAGGATGTTCTTTCAAGCCGTGTCTGTATCGAGTGCTTCTCTGGCTGATGGGATGACGGATGGGCAAGGCGTTCCTGTATGGATGCAGAGTCTAAGTACATGGGTAAGCGACTGGTATCAGGTTCTTGTCAATATGTCGTGGACAGTACTTATGCCGCTGTTTTTGGTCACGTTCGTTACTTCCGCTTTTTTGTGGAAGAAGGGACAGGCCCTTAGTGGTTTGAAGAAGCTACTGGTACGTGTGGTATTTCTTGCATTCGGCTTGCCTCTCATCGGATCACTGTACACAGCGACTCTTTCAACTATGAAGGATGCATCAGCTGGAGCCGGTATGGGTGCGACTCGCGTTGTCGTTTCAACGTTTGTTGACTTTGAGAATTGGGCGAAGAATAGTCGTCTTGCTGTACCTCAAGGTGCGACGTTGGCATGGGATGGTTTGACCCAAGCGCCTACAGGCTATTCTGTGAATAAGCTCCGTCAGACAACGGCTGCTATCAATGGTCTTGCACAGCATGAGGCATTTAAGGATGTTTCTAGTTTGGGTGTTTCTAGTCTTGGTTCAATCACCATCGAAGCTGCGAAAGCAGATGAATCGCAAGACAGTGGTGTGAACTATAAGACGTATGGCGCAACAATGGGTATGTTGTTGCGATATGCGACAGCTCAACGCTATGAAGCCTCGGATTTTGAGACGGCTGTTAAGGGTACGCTTGGACAAGCTGCGGCGTCTAATTCGGATAACGGCACACTGGTTAAAAGTTGTGCAACGACATGGTTTGGTGTCCAAACTGATGGTTCGACGAAGGCTGGAGAGTCTGGCGATAATCAGAAGTGTGACAAGCTTAAGGCTTCTGATAACCCTGTGTTGACGGTTGCGCCTGGTTCTGGCCTTAAGGCGGATCTTGGCGAAACAGGTAGTGTTTATACGTTTACGACCCCAGGGGGGAGTGATTCACCAGGCGCTCGTGTTGTTAAGGATGGACAGCGTGTTAATGCCAACTTGTCAGCTCTGTCGATGTACAACTATCTGAACACTTCGTTCGATAAGAACGCACTGACTGTGTACTCGTCGAGTAATACTGTGTCACAAGCAACTCGTGAGTATCATGCATCGGTGAACCTTGTGGGATCCTCTGGTGTGAACTGGCTCTACTGGCTCAATGCATCGACGACGCTTTTCTGTTTCGTCGTGCTCGGTCTGGGCTACGCCCTTGGTATGCTCACAGGAGCGGTGAGGAACACGTTGCGTATCATTACGGCGGTTCCGTTTGCCACCCTTGGTTCTTTGGCAGCTATCGCCAAGGTGTTGATCTACACCTTTACGATGATCACTGAGATCATTGGTACGATGTTCATTTACCGACTGGTCCAAGAGTTTATCGTGTCGGTTCCCAGCATTTTCGAGGGTGGGTTGGAACATATGTACAACTCTCTCGGTGGGTTCGGTGATTATCTGCGTAACAGTGGTTATGTCACGTTGTTCACAGCGATTGTCTCAACTGTTGTTTTGCTCTGGCTCACCGTGAAGATGATGCATTTCCGTGGCGCTTTCGTTAAGGGTCTGAATGAGGCCGTGACGAAGATTGTCGATAAGTTCCTCGATGTGAATGTTTTGCCACCGGGTGGGGGCGTCAAGGGTATGCCATTGATGAGCGGTGTTGGTGCAGGCGTGGGTAGCGCTGCTGCGAACCGTTTGATGAGTGGTCGCGGTGGCCTGGGATCGGGTAATCCTGCTCGCGATACCATCTCGCGTGGCCTTGGTGTTGCAGGCGGAGCTGCTGCCGGTGGTTCGTCGATCAACGGTACGGATAACCCAGATGAAGCAGGACCGGGTGCATTGGGTGCTGGACCCAGCAGCCCGAGCGGAAGCGGCGGCGGTGGTCTGCTGCTCAGTGATGGTAGCGGTGGTATTGCCTCTCGTGATGAGGGATTGTCTGCTGGTGGTCCTTCCACAGCACTGACAACTTCCGCATCGGATCGTCAGCTCGCTCGTGAGGTGGATACTCGCGGTGGTCTCTCTGAGCCTCGTCTCGAAGCTGGCCCGAAGGCTGATACAAAGGACGTGGCTGCATCGAGCACTGTGGCAAACGGTGAAGGTGATGGCGTCAGTGCCTTTACCGGATCGATCCGTGAAACCATGGATGCTCATAGCAAGGCTGATCAGGCCCGCCGCTCTCAGCTGACCTCGGGTGTGAAGGCTGTGTATCACGGTGGTAAGGCAGCGGCTCGCGCATCTGTTGGTGACGCGGCAGGGGCAGCCCAGGATGGCAGCAAGGCTGTTGGTGAGTTGCGCCAGGCTCAGACCAAGGGCCAGGAAGCAAAGGCTCACCGTCAGGTGGCCGAGGCTCCGCGCCCTGTGCGCCGGGTGCAGCAACCACAGCAGAGTAGTGCTCCAGCGCAAGCTCCTGCTCAGGCTCCTGCTCCAAGGCCCGCACCGGCGCAGCCCGCTGCACCGGCTCGTGGGCGTGCACCACGTCTGGCGGCTCAGCCATCTGGCCCACAGGCACCGGCATCACCCCACCTGCCTCCGACTGCTCCACGAGGTGGGACAGGGATGAAGCCTAGCGGTGGCTTGCCTCTTCCTCCCGTGAAGAAGTAACGGGTATGTGACACACGCAACGCCCTCGGTTGTGTTGGATAACCAACATGATCGAGGGCGTTTCACTTGCTCGTTATAGACGCTTTGTGTACAATGGTTGTAGGTCATGAGTGGATGTATCTGACAACCAGATGATGCTCTGGCCGTCAAAGATACGTACGTACGATTGATGAGAAAGGAGACTTAATATTATGTCTCTCAACGTTCTTGCATCTGAGGCGATGACTCGTCTCATGGTGCCTGCATCCGGGTGGAGTGCAAAGACTCTCTTGGAAAAGATGTTCAGTGAAGGAAAGACCTATCTTGGTCTGGCTCTTGGAATCTTTGGCCTGGTCTTGATCGGCTGGTCAATTTTCAAACTTGTTGGTAAGTTCATGCAGACACAGGGTTCGCAGCAAACCTCGTGGTTCATGATCCTTCTGGCATTCATGTTCGGTGGCTTGCTCCTGTTCGGTGGCGTTTCGATGGTGATGAATATTGCACAGGGTGCAAAGGAATCATTCGAAGAACTCGGCGGCGGAATGATTCTGCCTTATGCGTTGACGTTCTTGCCGTAAGCACGGCGTGATGTCACGACCTATCAACACAGCCGGGGCCGGGGAACCGGCTTCGGCTGTTGTTGTTTTTATGTGCGTCCCTTGATCTCGGTTTATTTATGCGAAAGGATCCTATTATGGCGTGGAATCGTCGAAAGAAAGCTCAGGAAGAATCCGCCCAGCCTGGCACAGTAGAACGTATTGGTGAGGAAGTTCCGTCAGGTTTTTCCCACAAACTCAAACAATTTCAGACGAAGTATAAGTTTGATTCCCACCATGCGATTGAACGTTTTGGTGTAGCCGTTGCTATCTTTGGCTTCACAGGTATCGCCCTTTTTGCAGGAGCGGGTGTGTCCTCGTATGCGAACGGACAAGAAAAGCTCGGAGCAACAGCTCTTTATACTCAGTCGTTTACCACTTCGCGTACTCAGGTGGGCGGCTCTGTCATGGGTGTGTACACCGATCCGTCGAAGACGCGCACGATGGTCTTGCTGTCGGTTAAGGATGATAACCGACTCCCCTCAAGTGCTGATGATTACCAGGTCTTCCTCACCGGCACTGACACCGAGATGGGCCATCACTCGCTCAAAGGCCAGCCGATCACGGCGCGCTATGTTACTTTTGGTAATAATGCGAAGTATATGGGTGTCGTGCTTGATAACCCGAATAAGTTCGATCTGCGCATTCTCGATATGATCGTGCGTATTAACCGTGAGGTTTCGTACAAGGATACGGGTGATGGTTCTGGTGCTCAGGTTGGACCATCGTCGGATTCAACACAGAATTCAAATACCAAGGGTAAGTCGTTTGAGAAGTACGATCAGATCAGGATTGCGTTTAACCCTGTAGCAAGCGGGTCTACCGAGATGAATCTGGGTGTTGCCGGAAGTGATTTTAACGCCGGTAACGTCTACCACGAGGCTGTGACCCGTGACGCTGAGCAAAAGTTGCGTGACAAGATGGATGGTCAACTGCTTCAGATGCAAGCTGATCTGGCGAAGATTGATCAGTACAATTCCCAGATTGCGACGACCACTGTCAATGACCGTGGAACCATCTTGAAGTTGAACGATCCGCCCGCGCCGGAGATTATTGCGGGCGATCAGGTGACGGGTCAAGATGCCAAGAGCAGCAAGACGGGACAATCGACGCTGGCACTTGTGTCCAAGAAGGTTGTTCCCGGTGGTTACGATTTTGACTGGCGCAATGGTAACGTCAGCGAGGGATACCTCGATCGGATCGTTCCCAAGCGTATGAGTTATGTGGACTTTATGAAGGCTCAGTCAAAACTCACCGCCCCTGCGCCCGTCTGGGATAAAGTCGAGTTTACGTTGAATAACGGAACGCCACTCAGCGTTTATACCAATCGGGATACTTTTATCAAGCCGTTGCTTGACTTGCGGAGTAATCTTATTGCCTCATGGCAGACATATTACGAGCACAAGAAGGAGTATCAGGTGACATCGTATTCTGACTTGCTCAATCTGGAGATTGAGTTGCGTAACGTCCGTTCGAATACGACTCAGAACACGAACGTGAACGTTTTGACACTGTACTGAGAGAAGGAGATTTGTGATGACAGTGAGTAAAGGCGTAGCTGGTGGGTTAGACCCATTGAAGGGCGATGCTTCTACCCCTGAGACGATTGACAAGCCTCATCGTTCCTCATCTCAAAGTGATGCACCTGAAAAGGTTGATACAGGCGCTAATGGTACCGACGTGATGGGGTCGGGTGGGGCAGCTCCTGGTGGAGCGCCCTCTGGTATCGGTGGTGCCCATGGCGCGGGTAAGGGCGGCAAGGCTGCGGCAGGTATGGCTGCCTCCGCTGCTGCCCCTGTTGCTGCCCAAGCTGCTGCTCTGGCGACGTTCCTCAACTGGCTGAAAACCGCGATGATGACAGCTGTTGCTGCTGCTCAGTCGCTGTGGTCTATGGCAGCAGGCGCTCTCGTTGCTGCTGGTAAGTCGGTCGTCGGGTTCTTTGCCGGTCTTGGTACGTCGATTTCAAGTGCAATGGGTGGCATGGTCTCGGCGGCAACAGCGGGTGTTGCTTCGTTTGTGGCTCTAGCGGTTGGAGCTGTCGGTGTGGTTGGTGGCGCTCTTGCGATGCGCGATGGTGACACTGCTTCTCGCGATGGGTTGCTCCCTTCATGCACTGTTGAAGTGAACAACGCTGTGAAAGCATCTGAGGGCGCTCAAGGCGATTTCTCGGCTCAAACAGAAGAAAACGCTAAGACGATTTACTCCGTGCTCTCGGCATGGGGGATGTCGAATGAGAATATCGCTGGCATCCTTGGCAACTGGTCGCATGAGTCGGGCATTGATCCAACGAGCGTTGAGACGATCTTTGACGAGAAGTTTACGATTGGGCCTCGAAAGCAAGACGCTGAACTCAAGAACTTTAAGATGGCTCAGGTTGATCCTGCCTATGCCGCACGTTTCCCAGCCATTGACCTCATGGGTATTGGTTTGGGTCAGTGGACGAATGGTCGTAACACGCTGCTCACCGAGTATGCGAAGTCGATCAATAAGCCGTGGTACACGCTGGAAACTCAACTTGGTTTCATGGTCTCCAAGGATGATCCAACCCGCGTGGGTCAGGTGAAGGCTCTCATCAATAACTCTGAGGGTGGCAGCGTGTCTGCTGCAACTTCGTACTTCCTCACGAAGTGGGAAGGTATCAATGATGGAACGCTGGGAACCCGTGAAGCTGCTGCTGGAACGTGGTTTGCCAAGATGGGCGGCTGGTCGAAGAATCAGTCTCTCGCTGACTCGATTCTTGCTCAGTCGGGTAGTGCAGTGACAGGAGCGAACAATGCTTCTGTTGCTCAGGCGGCAAGTCAGTGTAAGTCTTTTGCTGGACACGTTGATAACTCGTCGCTGGTCAAGGCTGCGCTGTCCTACGCATGGCCGTACAATGACGAGGGCAAGGGGAATGACGGCACCGATTTGTACAAGTATCTCCATAAGGAAGTACTTGGTGAGTCGGATCATTTCTATGCCTCGTGTGACCGTACTGTGGCAACAGCCGTGCGCTGGTCTGGAACAGATGATAGCTATCCTGCTGGTGGCGTGTCGAACCAGCTTGCCTATCTCCAAGGGGAAGGCAGCTCGAAGTGGAAGCCGGTTGATTACAACGGCGACAAGTCCAAGCTGCAACCGGGAGATATCCTCTTGCGCACAACTGGCGGGGTTTCGCACACCGTTATGTACGTGGGTGAAGACTCGGTGAAGGAAGTTTGGGGCGAAGGAAACTACGAGTCTCATGGCGAGATCGTTTCCGGTTCGCTCAATGACCGTTCGCCAACAGTTGGTCAGTTCTACACTGGTTCAACTGGTCTCGATACGGATTACTTGGCGTTCCGTAACGTGACGAAGGAGCAGTCCTCGAAGTTCACGTCTGTCACGGTACCCTCTTCTATGCAGAAGGGGCAGGGGGATAAGGGCACGCGCCTGACCCCTGGACCGTGAGTTGCCCACATTGATTGATCACAGGCCCCGTGCTAGATATTGCATCTAGTGCGGGGTTTTGTGCTAGAATGGTTGTATTGATACACGAGTGAAATCGCATCAAACGAAAGGAAGTGATAGCCGTGTCGAAACTTGATGACTTGATCGAATGGTCGCATACCCCGACTGAAAAGCCGAAGCGCGCAACTCGCTCAGACGTTGCCGAAGAGTGGGAGCGTCGTCGCGCTGAAAAGGAGCAGGGTTCCAAGGAGAACACTCGCTCTCGCACTGGCCTCAAGGTGGGTGCAAGCATGGGTCTTGCGGCTCTTGGTATCGGTATTGCAGCGTTTGGGATGCAGGCGAAGCCTGTGGACCGAAGCGCGGAGATTAACGATCTCAACGCTCAGATCTCTAGTGCACAGCACACCGAGCAAGCTGTCCCCGATGCGAACGTGGCGAAGAAGGCCGTGAGCGCTTTGCAAGAAAAGAGCCAGAAGGTTGCCGATCTCCAAAACGAGTATCGAGGGTGGCAACCGAGTACTGCTGCCGCGCAAGCACAGCAGGATGCACAAAAGTCCAAGGCTTTGTATGAGGCGTTGGCTCAGTTGGTTCCGAGCAAGGCTGCTGGCAGGTGGTTCTCGCCTTTGGTTAAGAACGGGTCTGGTGGGGCAAACCCGATGCCCGCCGATCAGTACAAGTGGGAATCGGTTGTTACCTACGATGTGACAGACACATCTGCTCTGCCGATCGCGTGGCTGTGCAAGGGGAGCGACGGTACGCTGCTTGCATGGACGACAGCCACATATGACGCCGGGTCTGAAACGTTCTCCAAGCTGCATACCGGCGTGACGAGTGCTGGAGCACGCTTGCTTATTAGTGATGACACGGCACACGCGAACGGAGTTGGTTGAGATGACACAAGCAAATAAGCCCTCGTGGGTTGTACGTTTCGGAGCACTCATTGCAGGTGGTGCGATTCTGTGCGGTGGTATCGGTGTTGCGGCTGTTCACGGAAACACCGTGAGCGCTGAGAATGCACGCACGGAAGCATATGTCCAGCAGTTGCGCTCTCAGCTTGGTTCGACTCAGGCATCAACTACCACGGCGCAAGAGAATGTCTCGACTGAGACGACCGGCATGTCCCCGGCTCGTAAAGCCAAGGATGATGAAACTGTTGAAGCCATCATGAAGCAGGCGCTCACGTGGTCAAGCGGGCAGCAGTACATTGACGCACGAAAGGCGCTCATCGACCGTTGGCACTTGGACGAAAACTCTCAGTTCCTCAAGGTGTTTATGCCCGGTGAAGATGCAGGTGCGTGGCGCACAGACTCGTCTGGAAAGACGTACTTTGCCTATGAAGGTGCAAACTCGACTCTCGATTCGTTTACGAGTGCTGTGACGAACATTAACGGCACGAAGTACTCCTACTTTGCCGTGGTCGGTATTAAAACACGAAGCGTTGACGGTAAGGCAACTAGCACCTCGTACTCTACGATGAGCTACACCGTGGATAGCGATGGAAACGTTACTGATCTCATCGGTTGGGCCGGTTCCCCTGGTCACGATCGGACGTACTAAGCATGTGCAGTCCCACTCGTCCCACTATCTCTCTAATTTCTCGAAAGGATATATTTCATGAATCTGTTTTCCCTGGCTAAGACCTCCCGCACTCCCATGACTGACGATGAAAAGGGCGCAATCAAGCGAAGCGCCCGTATGGGCCTCTACGTTGTTGCCCGCGTCATCGGCTTTGTCCTATGGCTGTTTATCAGCCTGTGGATCACGATGTGGGGAGCACTGAAGGTTGTCCCAAACATGGGATCGTTGATCCAAAATGCACTGGGCGTGACGAGTGCAAATGCACATAACAGTGAATCGTTCATCACGTACTGGGTTGCTCCGATGCTGCTCACAACCCTGGTGATCTCCGCTGGTGTGATCGCGCTGTGCGCGTGGATGTGGCGCGTCATGAACCGAGGTTTTGATTCGATGAAGCGATGGGTTGACCGCGTGGGTGTTGTTGCTGACGGTGAGGTAACTCCGTCACTGGGTCGTGCCAAGAAGGTTGATTCCCTTGACGAAGACGAGCCAAAGAAAAAGAAGAAGTCGCGTCGGCGCTGAGCCGATGGTTCTACCCCTACTAAGGAAAGAGAGAATATATGAGTACCGTTACCGGAATGCGTCGCTCGAATCGCTGGGTACAACGTGCCCTGTCGATGCGAGACGTTGAAACCCGTGAGGTGGAAGGCGAAGCCGACATCAAGGTTCTTGTGGACACCTTGTATTTCACCAACCATGGACCAGCCTCTAACTACCGGCCCGTTCTCCATGTTCGTGGTCGTCTCGTTGGGTTGGTTCCTTATGACACACCTGAGATCGCCTACGGCGTGACCGAGGTGACTTTTGATCGGAACATGGATGGCGGTGACTCAACGGTCGACGCATTCTATGAATTCTCCGATGAGCAACTGGTCGCCCTTGTTCAAAAGGGTTTCTTCAACGAAGGTTTCGAACCCCCTGCCGATCTGCTCAACCAAGTATGGCAGCTCCCGGCTCATTACAAGGGCATTGCAATTGCACCCCGAAACGAAACGGAAGCACCACTGGTGTTCCTCGACGTTGTGGACCGAGACGGACTTGTCATTGACTCCGAGAACTCCGGCCTTGATCTGTCCGACTACTTCCCGGATTACCTCAGTGAGATTCGCTCTCGTGAGAGTGAAAACAGCTTGTCTGCGAATAAGAGCCTGGAGCGAACCTCTCAGGTGAACGACATGTTCGCCGGTATGGATCTGTCTGAGTATGACGAGGACGGCTCAGAGGGTCGAGTCAGCGAGGCAGAAGGTGCGTCGATTTCTCAGGCTCTCAGCGGTGCTTCTGTGACCACCTTGCCTGTCATGGAATCGCCTCTGTTCGATGCGCTGATGCGCAACGCTCAGAACAAGGCAGCAGCTCAGGTCGAGTCCGAGGTTGAAGCAGAAGAGATACACGAGGAAGAACCGAGCGTGGAGTCTGCCAAGGAGAGCACACTGGATTCGACGTTCAAGTCTGTGCTCGGTGACTTTGTCGCCTCTCAGATTGCCGAGAACAGCCCTGCTGTCACCGAGGCTCTCAGCGATGACTCGATCCGTGAAGACGTCGAAGCACGTCTTCGTGAAAAGATGCCTGTCGCGGATGAGAGCGACGAGAAGGATAAGGGCGCGGGAGACAAGACGATCAACGCTCTTGACCTTGACATCGAGGACGAGGAACCCGAGTTCTAAGATGTCGTCATGCGGCAGGGGCGGTGGGATTGCGCCGCCCCTGCCCTTATATTCAGACATAACAGAAAGGTTGAATGGTGAGCCTGAAAAGCAGCATCGTTGTCGTCAACGAGTTCAGCGTACCCACTCCAGGCTCTGGCAAAGGTGGATCACGTGGTGGCACCCCCGGCACCTACGTCATGCGCTATATGGCTCGCAAAGGGGCAACCGAACCTGTCACGCCGATTCGCAAGCGCGATACGGAAGACTTTATCCTTCGTTACATGGCCCGTGAGAGCGCAACGGAGAAGGCTCATTCGCGCTACGAGGTCAAGGAGAGTGTGCTCCATGTCTCTGGGTTGGGCGGCGTTGCCTTTGGCTACGGCCAGCCCTCGCTCTCCGATGAAGGCGTACGCCGAGCCAGCGCTGACATTCAACGTCTGTTCGATGAGGGTCACACGGTGATGAAAACTGTGTTGTCCTTTAGCCCTGAGTATCTGCAAGAAATGGGCGTGGTTCCCAAAGGCTTCGTGGCGAAGAATAAGGGCGATTACCGGGGCCATATCGACCAGATGCGTCTTCGCATGGCGATTATGCATGGATTGGAGCGTATGGGGCATCGTTTCGATGACCTACGCTACGTGGGCGTGATCCAGGTGGACACCCTGCATGTTCACTGCCACCTCGCAATGGTTGATGCCGGGCGCGGTCGGAGAGTGCACACCGGGAAAGGCGTCCAGCAAAAAGGCAAGCTGACGAGCACGGATATCTCTGTGCTCCGCCGAGGGGTGGACTCGTGGTTAGACGAGAACCAACACGTGGCTCATATGTCAAGTGCCGTGGGGTATGAACGACTCAATGTTGCAGCGTTCGTCAAGCGGTGGGCACATAAGAAGGTGCTCGAAGAGTCGCTCCCACAGCTGCTCCTGGCATGTTTGCCTGCTGATAAGACTCTGTGGCGCTTTGGATCAAACCGAAGCGAGATGCGACGTGCGAATAGCGTTGCCACAGAGCTGGTGAGTGAACTGCTTGGACAAGAAGGCTCACCGATGGCTTCCGCCATGCTCGCTGTCGAGACTTATGCGAACCGACGAGCACAGCGAGAAGGTTTGAGCGAGCAGGCGCGCAAAGCGCTTGTGCAGCGTGGGTATCAGACCATTATGGAGCGAGGTGTTAACGGCTTGTACCAAGTCCTTGCCTCGTTGCCACCAGAGATGACACATGTACGCACGCCAACTCTGGACGCGATGAGCCAAGACGTGGAGACCCTGATGGCTACTCATGCCCAGCAGATCAAGACGCGAGCTGGAGGCGTGAGCGCCGAGGATGATCTCGTGGGATTCTCATTGCGACTGCGCTCGTATGGAACGAGGATGCGGGAGCATAATGCTCAGCGTGAGATGTGGCGTCAGCGTGCCTCAGAATGGGAGTCCGGCTTCCAAGCAGGGGTTGTCTCGTCAACCTCTGAGCCGATGCATAGGCTCTATCTCGAAGAGGAAGAGTACCATGCCCGGTGCGTGAGCAAGTACCGCTCGTTGCTCGGTCCCCTTGCCACAGGGGTCGATGGTGAGAGCAGCAATGAGATGTGGAAAGAGGCATTGTCTGCTGTCGATCAGGCACGCACGGGTGTTTTTGGCCTAGAGGGGTTGCTGGGGGACCGTTCCATCCCGAAAATGAAGGATGCGAATGAAGCCGAGCGCTTAGGGATGGTCTCTCACGGCGTGAGCGGTGGACGCTTGCTGGTGGCCGGTGGCTCAGCGGGTCGTCAGACACTCAAGCGGCGCCTAGAGAAGGCGCGTGAGACGCTCAAAACCCGTATGAACGATCTGGTGTCCACCCTGTCGGGTAAAGGTCTTGTCATCAAGGCTGTAGGCGATGAGGACTCGGATCAAAAGGATCAGACAGTAGGTGGTGAGAACGTCCTCACTGTGGTTCCAGGGGAGCGCTGGTCATTGTCTGAGACTAAGGGTATGGATCTGCACGACGTTAGATCGGACACGGTGGTGGATATGGCCCTTGGACGCCACACGGCCCAGGGGTTCGTTCAATGGGCGCGTAGGCGAGCGCGCCTGGTTGATGAGGCTCGAACCTACCTGGAGCAATCAGGGCAGAGCAACATCGTTGACGCCGTGTTGCCTCTGGGTGACGTGCGCCGGATGAATAAGGTTGCTGATGACCTGGAGAAGCAGATGAGTGCTCAGAGTGGCGATCTGGTTCTCACAAGCGCGCTCAGCGATGTGGTCCCGATGAAAAAGAGGGTGCGCCGGAGTGCAACAGTCAGTTTTGACGAGGGTCTGGCTGGCATCGTTCGGATAAGCACATGGCGCGAGACGGCGGACTTGGTGCCTCAGATTGAAACTGTTTTGGACATGCCTGAGAGTGACACTATAGATGCATCCGACGATATTGAACTTGGCTGACGTTCTACTTGACACTCAGTGTTTTCTCGTATTATGATGAAAGAGCGTTGCACGGGAGGGACCCGTGTATATGAGAGGGCTGATTAACCCTCGACTGACGCTCTGCGGAGCGGGATTAGGAAGGAGAGTGGCGCAATGGCTATTCTACGTGGTAAAGGGTCGATGAGTGGTGTCGAGCTGGTGGTTGTCGAATACCCCAACGCACACTCAAAGGCTGGCGATCGTTTCTTCCTGGATGCACAGGTGCGTCCTGTTGAGGGTGTTGCACCTCAGCAAGTTCCTCACCTGGTGTCGAAGAAGCGTGAATTGGATGGTCGAACGGTGTATGATCACCAGGCCGGTTACAGTGTGTCTCAGCGAGATGCTATTGTTGCTGCGGCTGGCGATAACTTCGTTCAGATGCCTGAGCGTGACGGTCATCCGGGACCTCGCGTTTACGCGGTGAAGGCAGACGTGATGCCTGCATCTGGTAAGCAGACTGGTCTTGTTATCAACACGAAGACTCTTGAGCCTTCGGAGTTGGCGATCGACGATAAGATCTTCGATGAGCTGCGTGCAGCTTCGAAGGCAGCTAAGGAAGCGAATGAAGCTCGCAAGGCTGCTCAGAAGGATGCCGAAGCCGAGGTTAGCGCCGAGGCGCAGGTTGAAGAGGTCGCTGAGATCGAGAACGACGAACCGGAGTTCTGATCGTTTGGTAGGTTTACACCTCCCTTTTACCCCTGCTGGAGAAATCCGGCAGGGGTAATTTTTTATCAGCAGCCAGGTTGTGCTAGAATGTTGGTATACCAAGTTAATCGATTGGAACGGAGTGTTAATGTGTTCGACAATGATCGTCTGAATGAGGCTTATCCCATGCTGCGAGATTTTGCGTCTCGTTTGGGCAAACCTGCGCGTGAGGTTGTGGGCCGTGAAAAGGAGAAGGTCTCACTGATGAGTGCCCTGGCTCGCCCCGAGATGTGTAACGCGATCCTGCTTGCCCCGCCAGGCACCGGCAAGGCTCATCCGAATGATGAGTTGATTCCGGTTGCAGACGAACGTGGCTACGTTCGCATCGGGATGCTTAAGGTGGGGGATCGTGTCTTTGACGAACACGGAGATCCTGTCACTGTCACCGGCGTGTTCCCACAGGGGATGAAGCGTGAATATGTCGTTGTGATCAATGAGGTCAATGATGGCTGGGCTGTGCATTGTAACGATGAGCACCTGTGGACGGTGCGCCGCGATGGTGGACAGTGGCAGACACTGACGCTGCGCGAGATCATGGACCAAGGTCTCTATGATGCTCGCGGGGGTCTTGTGTGGGAGCTGCCTACGTCTGGAGCACTGGTGCGACAAAGCCGTCTGCTCCCGGTTGATCCTTACGTGTGTGGCGCATTCCTCGGCTGGGGTGCGCGCATTGATGAGCGCGGGTACGTGAGTATGCCGAATGAGGCTCCTGATGAGGTCTTCGCTTTGATTGAAGAGCGTATGGGATGGACACGTCAAAAGGAGAAGTCTCGCTCGATCTTTATCCATGAGGGAACAGGCAAGCGCGTCGAAGGTTCACAGGTGATGACGCATCCGGCGTTCACCAGCCTGATTGTTAAGGGTGAGAAGGAGCGTCGCATTCCTCGTCTGTATATGACGAGCAGCATCCATGATCGTCAAGAGATGGCGCGTGCGTTGCGCGAAAGCATTTCGTATCGGAGGGATGATCCATTTGATATGGATGTACTACCAGACGCTTGGATGTGTCCGTGGGCCGTTGACTACGATCTATCGGAGTTGGAGCGATCCTTTGAGACAAGCGGAGAAATGATCTCGTTCGCGTTCGACGTTGGTCGCGATGTCGAGATGACGTGCATCATGGTGGACTCGGATACCCACTTGTACCAGGTGGGCCGGGGTCACGTGGTTACGCACAACACTGTGCTCGTGCAGTCGTGCATGGAAGATGATCCGGCTCGTATTTACCTCGAAGTTGATATGGCGAAGATGATCTCTGACCTGTCGAACCCCGAGGAAATGGCCGCACGCCTTAAGGCTCTGTTCGATGAGGCAGAAGCGTTCTCTAAGGCCGAGGGTCGGGAAGTCGTGCTGTTTATCGATGAGTTCCACCAGGTGGTTCAGCTCTCCGCTGCTGCTGTGGAAGCGCTCAAGCCTTTGCTCGCGGCTTCTGGATCGCGTGGGATCAAGGTTATTGCAGCAACGACCTATGACGAGTTCGATGCTCATATTGCCTCGAATCTGCCTCTGGTCGAGCGTCTTGCGCGTATCAACATTCCTCAGACGAATCGAAGGGTGACCATTGAGATTCTCAAGGCCATGGCGCAAAAGTATGGCGTCGATCAGGGCATGATTAGCGAGTCGCTTTATGAGCAGATCTTTGACTACACGAATCGCTACGTGCCTGCCTCTGTGCAGCCGCGTAAGTCGATCCGTGTGCTTGATGCCATGGTGGGTCGCCACAGGTACCTCGGTGAGCCTATGGACAAGAAGCTGCTCGCAACAGTGTTGAAAGTCGAGTTCGGTGTCGAAGTCGAGATTAACGTCGATGCTACGGCGATTAAAGCCGAGCTGGACAAGCGCGTCTTTAGCCAAGATTTTGCCACGACGTCGATTGCACGGCGTTTGCAGCTGTGTGTGGCCGGGTTGAATGACCCGGATAAGCCCCAGGCATCGCTGTTGTTCGCTGGGGCGACCGGGGTTGGCAAGACAGAAATCACCAAGCAGCTTGCAAAGATCCTTTTCGGTGACGACCAACGTCACCTCGTGCGTTTCGACATGTCGGAATGGGGCCGTGATGACAGCGTCGATCTCTTCCGTGAAGAACTCGCTCGTCACGTGTGGGCGACAAGCCACTGCGTGCTGCTCTTTGACGAGATCGAGAAGGCGTCACCACTCGTTGTGCGCCTGTTGCTTCAAGTGCTCGATGATGGGCGTTTGTCTGATAAGGATGGTCGTCAAGTGTCGTTCCTGAATACGTACATCGTGTTGACCACGAACGCTGGCAGCGAGATCTACCGCACCATTGGTGAATACAACGCTGATGACCACGGGAGCGAAGAGACGATGCGAGACTACGAGAAGATCATCGAGACCTCGATCAAGAGTGAAGATGGCGGGAAGTTCCCACCCGAACTCTTGGGTCGTATCGATGCCATCGTCCCGTTCCAGCCTCTGTCTCGCGCCACGCTGCGCAAGATCATGACGAAGAAGCTCGCCGAAATGATTAAGGACGTCAAGCGTAAGCATGGCATCCATGTCACCGTCGATGGACGTGTGTTGAACTTCCTTGTTGAAGATGAGGCGCGAAGTGACTCGGATTCTGGTGGTGCTCGTGATATGGTGCGACGAATGCAACGGTTTGTGACAACCGAGATCGCCGCGTTTATCAACGAACACCCGCATGAATGCAATATTGCCGTCAGAATTGAAGGCACATTGCGTAGTGAAGACGTGTCGATTTTGAAGTCGGATGCGCGTGTCGTGGTCCAACCTTATGATGCTGTTCTCGCGTAAAAGCGAATATGCTCGTGTATCAACATCGTCGCGCAAAAGTGTGATATGCTGATACACGAGTGTAAACCTCGCGATGCCGGTACCATTCATTACCGTGGTGGGGTGGTGGTACCGGCTCCATCACCCATTTGATCAAATGAAAGGATTTCAATGTTGTTTGGCAAGAAAGACAAGACTGCTGCCGATGGCGGCGGCGCAATTGAAGAGACTCAGGCAGCTGCTCCTGCCCAGGCACCAGCCGTTGATGCACGCGCTGCGAAGGACTCGCTCACCCTGGTCATTGACGAGACTGAACCCGGCGCTGCCCTTGATATTATTCGCCAGAACACCGAGTGGCTTCTGCCAAACGGTATTGGCGTGATCCTTGCACTCCCCGTCGATGCTTCGATCGAAGACGGCGGTATTGGGGGTCTTGGTAAGGTCTCGTCCAAGGGTAACGAAGACAAGGGGTCGATCCTCCAGCGGATCGCTGACGATAAGATCCAGGTGTGTGCGACCGAAGACATGCTTCGTCACAATATTTTGGGCGTTATTCCAACCCCCGCTTCCCTTGGACCTGATGGCATGGGGGAGTACACCCTGTTCGACCGTGCGAAGTTCTTGCTCACGTCGGTGACTCCTCGCCCGGATGGAACTCTTGAAACCGTTCCTGTCCATTTCGATGAGGCAACGGGCTTGATCGAGGTTCCCGATGGGGACATCGATATTGTCACCCTGGCTCAGGCTCAGGAGATTGCAGCGGGCAGCGTCACCTTGGCATCGCTAATCCCAACGCTGTGGAAGCGTCTTGGTGGAGACGGGGTTGAAGAGGAAGCTGTAGAAGAAGTGCCACCCGAAGAGGTGCATGAGGACTCAGCACCGGCTGCTCCTACCCTTCCACCTACTGCATCTGCTCCGAGTGAGTCTGTTGAGGCGGTTGAGAACCTGCCTCATTTCGATCCCGATGACATCCCGGATGAACCGATGGTTGATGAGCTGCCTTCGGATGAGGGTCTGTATGACGAGGATGATGAGATGGAGAACCCCTTTGATGACATCGAAGAGGCTCCCGCTCCTGCTCCGCATGTACCGACTCAGACCGAAGAGGTAGAACCTGAGCCGGTCGCTCCGGTGGAGGAGCGTGTCTTTAATAAAGACGCTGTTCGCACAGCTGTTGCTCGTCGCTTCCTTGATGACAGCCTGGATTTCGCCGTCGATATGACGCCTTTCGAGACCCTTCTGGGCTATGAGGTTGATACCCCGGCTCAGTTCTCGCTCGATCATCTGGACAGCACCAACTGGCTGGACAGCCAGATCAAGATGCTCTCTCAGCAGGCGAACACCGTCCTTGCTGATCAGCGTCGTCGTGATATCGAGGAACTGCGTAACCTGTTCTTCTCGCTCGTCTCACGTACGGGAGATGAGATCTCGTCTCAGATGAGCATTGACGAAGACGCTGACAACACGTGGGCCAAGACCATGGCTGAGGTCAACGGTAATGAGACAAAGGCTCTTGCCGATTTGATTGAGATTTCTGAGAAGGAGAAGGCTGTACTCGCCGATCGGTACCAGCAGGAACGTGAAGCCTTTATCCAGGCTCGAATCGGGGAAGAGCGCGTGCGTTACGACGAGCGTCACAAGCCCGCTCTGACTCGCCAGATGGACGACTTGGAAGCATCGATTCGCTTGGACATCGAGTCTGACTACGAGGCACGCCGCTATGAGATTCTGCGTGCTCGCAAGACCTCGGCACAGGGCGCGTTCGATGCGGCCATCACCAAGGTGATGGATCACCTCATTGAAAAGCGCGCTGAGCAGGTGCAGCGTGAAGCTGAACTGATCGAGAAGTTCCGCGTCGAGATGAGTGACTTCCTTGATGAGAATCGTAAGGAAGATATTGCTCGTACTCAGGCTCTCCAGGAACAGCTCTCGCGTCAGAACATTGTCGAGGAAAAGAGCGCTGAGTTTGCAGCTCGTGAGCAGGAGCTGCACGAGCAGATTGCACGTGAACGCGATGAGGCTCACAAGAGCGTTCTGGCGGCTCAGGACGAAGCGAACAAGGTCTTGGAGCGTATGCGTCAGGAAAATGATGCACAGCTCGCTCAGGCTCGTGCAGAGGTTCAGCGTGCGAACGAGCGTGTGAAGGAAGAAGCCGAGCGCGTTGGCGTTGTTCGTGATGAGATCGCACGTCAGTTCCAGAGCCAGGTTGAGTCGTTGCAAACCGACAAGCAGCTGCTCATGGATCAGATGGATCGTGAGAACCTTGTTGCCAAGCGCGCTAATCGCCTGTACATTGCGTTGGCGGTCTTGGTTGCTTTGGCGTTCCTCGCACTGGGCGTGATCATTGGAATGCTCGTTCATGGTGCAACTGGTTCGAGCGCACACGCTGCTTCGATGATGGAATGGGTGATGAATGGTGCTGCTGGTGGTGGTACATTGGGTGTGTAATACACCCGTGCACCACTTGGTAGCGTAAGAAGGGGATACGGTCTGGGAAATCTAGGCCGTATCCCCTCTTTTTGTCTTTGATACGATCTGTGTATATCTGATATGATTGTGTTGGTGTACCAAACGAATTAAAAGGAAGGTAACGATATGGGTTGGCGTCGAAAGGCCAGAGGTCAGGCCCCTCGTGAAAAGGGGAGTCAGGCGTGGGCACAGCTCGGTCAACAAGACGAGCTGGACTCCTTGGCGTACCAGGATGTCCACGGGGATCAGCAGTTAGAGCGTAGTGAGATTGAAGCAAAGCTCTCTCCTCGCTCTCGTGAGATCGCCTCAGCAGCGGTGGGCATACTTGTTTTCATTTCCGTCTGGGTGATCATTTCGTTTGGTTCAATGGGGGTTGCAGCGGTGAAAGACTCGCTGTGGCACTCGTCTGTTCCGAGCTACTCTGTTGAGAACAGGGATCTTACCAAAGCCTTGCACCGTTCTGTGATCAGCGAGGTGTGTTATTCTCCGGCTCTAGAGGATGGGTCGCCTGATCCATCCGATGAGACGTGCTACGAGTCAGCTAAGGACGTTCCTGAACCACAGTGGCACACAGACGCTGTGGCAGCAGAAAAGGCCGAGCGGGATGCACAGATGGCTGATCAACCACACAGCGCTCTGGGGTGGATCTTCTCACTTGGCTGGATCAAGTTCTTTGTCTCCGCTTTCGCTGGTGGGGCAGCATGGGGAGCGCTCCGTCTGGTACTCATGCGCAATCTTAAGGCTCAAAACCTCATGCGTGATACCACGGATATTAACCAGTACAAGAATGACCAGCACGTGGCCTTGCCCGAAGAGGTGCGCGAGCGCTTTGACGTGGTTCCCGATGTTGGCGCGCACACAGGAGTGAGTGCAACCACGCTCATCTCACACTCGATGGTGGCGAATAAGGGTATTAAGCCGGTGGCATTTGCCAAGCGTGCTGAGCAAGATCAGTTCGATGACGATGGTGACGTGACTTTGTTCAAGGGCGAGGTTTTGACCGATGAACACGGAACGCCGATCACCGATATGGTTCCGATGTTCGATGAAGCCTTTGGCTCAGCGCTGTGGGACGCGTCGGGTCTGCCCGATAACGACAAGTTGCGTCGGCGTTTGGATCCCAGCACTGTTCCCTACAACCCTGGGAACGCGAGCCGAGATAAGCTCAAAGGCTTTGCCACGCTTGCCGACCTGGTGAATGGGGAGTGGGAGCTGCCGACGTACGAGCCTCAGCGCCCAGCGGGCGTGTATTACGTTGATACAGCCCCGGCCAACACCATGATCCTTGCTATGACTCGTGCTGGTAAAGGTCAGACCTACATTGAGCCGATGCTTGATATCTGGATGCGTCAAAAGCGCCCGGACAACATGGTCATCAATGACCCCAAGGGCGAACTTTTGGTGAAGAATTACGTCCGCGCCACTATGCGCGGGTTCCAAGTCGTGCAGTTCAACCTCATCAATGCCATGAAAACGGACATTTACAATCCGCTTGGAATGGCAGCGGAAGCAGCACGCGAAGGTGACCAGACCAAGTGTGCGCTCTACGTTGAAAACATTGCAGACGTGTTCTTCCCAGTCGATGGAGCAGAGGATCCCGTGTGGCCGAACGCTGCAAACAACGCGTTCAAGCGTGCAGCATACGGCCTCATCGACTACTACTTGGAAGAAGAGCACCAGCTACGTCAGTACGCGATGCGACATGGCATGGACCAGAAGGTTTTGGAACAAAAGCTCGATGCCATGTGGGGCAAAGTCACGCTCTATAACTGCTATCAGTTGTTCGTGCAGCTCACCTCTAAGAAACGTAAGTCTCCGATGACTCAGATGAACGAGCGCCTCAAGGGTGGGTACTACGACCAGATTCAAGATGAAGATGAACGCCAGGAAGCGATCAATCATGATCAGGCACAAGCTGAGCGTATTGAGTTCTTGTGGGAAGACAAGCCTGAGCTGGACCTGCTCACCCTGTTCTTTAACGCGACCGAGGCCCTGCCTCAGTCGACGATGCGCACGCTCATTGCCAACGCGAACAACGCGCTTCGTGCAATGGCGGGTGCTGAGAAGATGCTTGCGTCTGTCTACGGTATCGCAATCACCGCAATGAGCTTCTTTACCGATCCGACGATCTCGACACTGACCTCCGGTACGCCCTCACAGAACACTGACTTGGGCGGGTTGTCGTTCCCTCGTCGTTTCGGTGTCCGTTTCGCACAAAATTTCACCAAGCGAGATGGACTTATCGGCGCTCAAGCGAAGTGGGACGCCTTTGATGATCCCGAGTTGACACACAACCTCGGGAAAGACTTTGAGCACGAGGACACAGTCGTGCGAGAGGGTTGGGCGCGTTACTACTTTGATGGTAAGTTCCCTCACGATGTCGCATACTTGCGACTGCGCTTGTTCAACCCGCATACGGGCGTGCTCTTGAAGACGTTCTATTTCCAGTTCACGAAGGGGTACCAGTTGTCCCTGAATGGTCGTAAGTTCGTCAAAGACCCTGTGACGGGAAGCAAGATCATCCGTAACGGTGTCCTCGTGGAGATGGTGAAGGGGCCGGATGGAACACTTGTTCCAGGCCATCTGAACTACCCCACGACTCGTCTCTTGGATAAGGCTGGGAAGCCTCAGACGGTGCGAGAGAGTGTGCCTGCCATCATCTTGTCGTCGGTGCGGTACTCGGAACAGCCCAAGGCTGTGTTCCTGGTGACGCCACCGCACTTGATGAAGTACGCGAAGCTCGTGCTGATCCTCGTCAAGCAACTTGTGGACTTGAACTTCGACAAGTCGTACATGACCAAGTCGAGCCAGAAGCCGCTGTATAAGACGCGCTTCATGCTTGACGAGTTGGGTAACCTCCAGTCTGAGGGCCATGGTATCGCCGGGTTCGAAACCATGTTGTCAATTGGTTTGGGCCAAGAGCAGCAATTTACGTTGATTCTTCAAACGTTGCAGCAGGCTCGTGACGTTTACGGAGACAGTGTAGATAAAATCATACAAGGAAACGTGGCTAATATCGTATTCTTGAAGTCAACAGACGATACGATGATTGAGACCCTGGCGAAGATGTCTGGTACGCGCCACCGTGCCGTGCGTGACTCGAAGACGGTGACTCAGGATACCGAGCGTTTGATCGAAGGATTGAACGTCGAAGGTAAGGTGTCGTACACGATTAGTGCAAAAGAGGAGAGCGTTATCGGGTACAACGATCTGGCGTTTTTGCCCGAGCGTAACTCGATCATTTTCTCTGCTGGTATTTCACCGATCTGGAACCGTAATGCGGAGATCTTGCCGATGTCGTGGCGTTTGTTCAAGGACACGATTCAGCATCCGGGGCACACGTACTCGCTCCAGACGATTCCGACTCTCTCGTCGGCTCTAGAGTTCGATGTACGCTTGAACCAGCCTGACTTTGTCAAGATGCTGGATAAGCGTATTGAACAGGCTGCGAATGCTGCTGAGGCAATGAATCTGTACCAAGATGCCTATAATTTGGATGATTACGGTATCTCGATTTTGGACCCAGACGTGTACTCGGCTGAGGTCATGGATCTCATCGCCTCGATTGAGGCAGAACGCCAGGGCCAAAGTGATGAGTCCGAAGAGTACGACATGATGAGTGAGGACGCGTACCGTGCTTTCGTGGGAGCTGGTTATGACGTCTTTAGCCAAGACGACGTGCTCAATGAGGACGTGCAGCAAGAGATTGCTACACGTGAAGCGATCAAGACTGATCGCGAGAAGAAGCGGTATGCCGAAGGTCAGATTAGCCGTGCTGATTTTATCGGTGACAACGGAAGCGTGATCCATAGTCTGGATGATGAGATCATTGCTGCGTATCGTGAGACCAAGCGTGAACTTGCAGGGGATGCCCGATTCTTTAGGGTGGATGCCAACGGGTCGCTCTGCTCGCTTGAAGGCCGGGTGTATATCAGCCAGGGCCTATCGAGCAGTGAGCTGCGCGCAATCCAAGATGCATCGTCTGATAGCACCCAGGGCGTGTACGGGGACGATGAGTCGATCACGAATGCTGCTGAGCTTGGATCGTGGCAGGTTCACGACGCGTTCTATAAGTTCTTGAATAGCTGTGAATCGTGGGAAGATTTAGGTAATGGTGCTTTTGATCGGGCTATGGCTCGTATTCATGAGCGCCGGGAGAACGAATAACTGAAAGGATGATTGTTATGAGTACGGATGAGAAGTCAGTAGCACAGACAGGTTTTTACAATCGTGATAACCGATGGCTGGTGAGTATTGACAACGGCGAGTCGTTGGTTCGCGGGGATCTTGTTGAAGTAGCGCGCAAAGATGGTCGCATTCGAATCATGAAGATTCAGGATGAGGTGATTGTCGAGTCCGGTCGTAAGGATGCCAAACGATACTATTTGGCTAAGGACGAGACAGAACTCGTAGAACAAGGGTATGTTCCGCATATTATGATTGAGCGTTATCGACCTCTTAACGGTAAGTGGTGGGGTCGTTACGTAGAGGAAGCTAATAACGCTGAGTGATTGACGTCTGATCGTACGCAAGAGGGGTGGTAACGCATTGTTACCACCCCTCTTTTGCACCCTAACGCTCCACGTGTTTGATCCACCGAGTCTTGCCCGCGTCGTAGATCCGATAGAGCCTATTAGCTAAAGCCGCCTCGTGCTCAGTTTGACCAGGCTCATAGACGAGATCGGGATCGTCAATGAAACGCTGCTTCGTGTACGTGGAGCAGTGGACACGTTTGTCTTTTGTTTTCTTACCGACGTAGCTGTAGCTCGGGCCTTGGGTTTTGTCCACAGTGAAGCCCGCTGCTTGGTACATCCCACCGTCAGAGATGTCGTTATCGATCCATGATGTCCACGTGGTGACAGGTAGAAGCGTCTCAGCGTGGGAGAGCAGACGGGTGAAACCACCGACGATCGTACCCAGTGTTGCGTATCGCTGGATGTTCCACGTACTGTGGTTTTTGCGATCGACTCCCAGTAGAGCACGCAAAATGTCGTTCGTGTCATAGAGACCGATGTTGAACGTACAGTTCACGGGGCCTTGAAGGTGGTTGTCTTGCCAGAAGCGCCGTGCAACATCGCCTGGAACAGTTTTCACTGTGAGACTGCGCGCATACAGGTGTTCACAGGCTAGAGGGTTAATGTCTGGGAGTACCTCAGGTAAGCGATCGGTTGCGTGTAGCTTGTGAGCGATAGTGCGGAGCACAAGATCACGTTTATTGTTCCAGTCATCTTCCCATACGTAAATGAGCTGGTAGCCCTGAGAATGTGCTTCTTGCGTCTTTTTAGCGTGGTAGTTATGAGGACGAGGACGAGCACCTGCTTCAAAGACTGCTGCCTCAGAGTGCCAAAATACGCCGTTGAATTCAATGGCAATATGGTAATCAGGTACAACAATATCCAACTGTTTACCCGATGGGAGAATTGTATTGTCATCACTCAGAACCGTGCTTGTAGGAACAAGAGAGCGAACTATCTCAGTGAGGAGTGTTTGAGATGGGTTGGTGTGGAGTCTGTAGCATATAGGACATCCCGATGCTTTTACCACACGGTTACTTGGAGACGTGAGCCATGTGTGCTCAGGATTGGCTTGGCATTGCCAAAGCACAGGTTTCGTCCCACCTTTGCTCACGGTGGTCGCGAGGGATTGATCGACGAGTTGTGCAGCCAGATCGGGATGTGTGGTGGCTAAGTCATTCACACCGGGAACGATCCGCCTACCTGAGCAGTATGGGCATCCAGTCTTTTTAGCTGTACGGTGATACGGTGATGTCGCCCACGTATGGTCTGGATTTACACCACATCGCCACAGGACGGATGTGTTTGACCCTGCTTTCAGGGTTGTTGCAAGGGATGGATCCACGAGCTGCGTGGCAAGGTCTGGGTGGGTCGTTGCGAGGTCGTTGATCCCGACAACCGGAACGCGACCCCAGCACTGAGGACAGCGCGAGCCTTGGCGTGCAACGTTGCTCAGCGGTGCGAACCAGTGGTCGTGTCTGGGGTTGCCACACCAGAACTCGACCTTTTTGTTCGACGACGCGGTGCGCGTTGTCGTTAAGTCTTTGTTGATCATGAGAGCGGCCATGTCGGGGTGGGTGGTGGCAACGTCGTTGACACCGGGTATCACAGTCTTACCGTTACATACGCTGCATCCGGTGGGGTTCTTTGCGTTGGTGCGGTTCATGGGGCTGGCCCACCACACGTGACGAGGGTCAACGGGGCAGCGCCATTGGACTTTCTTGTCTGAACCACGAGCGATCGAGCGAAGGGATTGATCAACGAGCTGATCAGCGAGGGCGGGGCTGAATTGCTCAAGGGTTTGAGAAGGTTTTCTTGGCATGGTGTGGGGCCTCCAGATCGGGTTTCTGTGGGATGTTGTTTACATGATCCAGTGTATCATAGATACGCGTTTGTTATGGTAGAATTGTTTCTGTATCCATTGGTGTACGAAAGGAAAGGTGTTTGAAATGACAGATTTGGAAATGATCACTACGGAGTGTCTTGACAAGCGGGATAATCTCATCACGACCGCCGAAGAATTGGAGAAGTTGATTAGTGATACATCCGGATCAAAGGCTCTAGAAAAACGTGTTGCGGCGTTTTTGGACGAGTTTTTTGATTTTATGGCAATTGAGAAGAAGTATTTGCTTTCTATGGGCGTTGTCTGTGACAATCTTATGGATGCATTAGGTGTGCCGTCTCTTGAGCCTGAAGCATGATGCTGATCAAAAACAGTTTGTACAGCTTGCGGATATCGTCTCGATCACAACACGGGTGCGTGTTGGTGTAGATCTGCCATGAGGCATCATGGAGCGCTGTGCTGGAAGTTCGCATACGTTGAGAGTACCGCTCGGACACCCAGTGCAGCGCTTTTTTGCGGGATCTAAACCGTGGCATTGCTCTGTGGCATAGTGGGCATAGCATGACGATGTTCCATGGTTTATCGTTTCCGCACTCGCAATGATTTTGCAGGTGAGCGCGTTCGAGAAAACGGCTTGCGCCCTTCCATTTGAAACCCTCGTGAATCTTCACAGGCGGGATCCAGCCGCACGCGAAGCAAAACGGGATGTTCCATCCGATAACTACGCCTTTCATCCAGGGCTGAGGATGTTCGCGCCAGTATTTGACGACTGTTGCAACCGAGGGCATGTGTCGTTTGTAGTGGTGTTGTTCGGCCAGAACGGGATTGGAAGCCATGATCACTCCTTTGTCGGTGTGGTGCAAAAGGAAGCGGCGGCTCGCACAACATGTGTCATACGAACCGCCGCTACTCGCGCCCTGTGTGAGGTATTAACCCACGTTACGCTTCCTGAGAGCTAGAGTCAAACCACCAGCCAATGCAGTCGCGCTCAGGCCAAACAACAGGAGAGTTGTGGAGCCTGTATGAGCGAGACTCGTGTGAGTGACAGGTGTCTTGATGCTACTAGCGCTCGGATAGGTACTCGGAGCAGTCGTCGGTGGTAGCGTCTGAGATTCACTTGGCGTAGGCGTGGTGACGCTCGGCTCAGGAGAAGGTGTGACGTCGCTAGGCGTCGGTGCCACGCTTGGTTCGACAGTGGGTGCAGAGACGCTCGGTGCAGGCTCAGGAGCCTTGGGCAACTCAACAACCTCATCATCAGCAGACCAACCATCCGTGGTGTCCTGGAGAAGGTACTTTCCCCACTCAGTGGGTTGGTTGTTCTTCTCGATTGACCACACCCAGGTGATATATCCGCCGTTAAGTGATGCAGGCTTATCAATGGTCGCGGTCTGAGTGCCAGGGGCCGTGAAATCAAGATCGGTTTCTCCGATCAAGGTTGCATCGGTAGGTACATCGTTGCCTTTGATTGGCTTTTCCAGCGTGTAGTAGGCACGACCATGAGCCGTGACATGAGCCTTTTGCCCGTTGACGATCAACCACTCATCGTCACCGCACGTGGGGTCAGAAGATAGTGTGAGATCGTCTTTCAATTGAGGAGCGTCAGTGTCATGCTTGATCGCGTTCGACTTCATGTCGATGATCCATCGACAGTGAGCAGCGATGACAGGAGTCTTACCAAAGCTTCCAATCCCGATAATCGACTGCGGAGCAGCGACGTTCACGAAAGCTGGGTTGAAATAATAAGGTGATGAAGCACTATCAATTTCGTAGGTTTTAGCTTCACGGAACAACCTATCAAGGTTTTCTTGCGTGTGCTTAGACGGCTGGTTCACATAATCAGGGAGAAACGGGAAAGACCCGTATGAACCATATTTCTGTTCAGTGAGCGCGCCAGCTTGTGCAGTGTCCCGTTCAGTGTTGGTCCATTGCCAGTCATAGCTATCTTCCAGCTCACTGTAGGCCACATTTGTTTCTGTGAACACTTTACCCGACTCTGTGTCGTTTCTGGATTCAGTTTTTTCTGGAACCCATGACGCAGGGGAAGCTCCATCGGTCAAGCCTTCTTTCAACGTTAGACAGTGGTCACTGAACACGTCAGTCAATCCGGTTTCTATAGCATCAGCAGCTTTGACTTGCAGGTCGTTGAATGCGTCTGCCGTGTCAATGCTAGAAGCCGTATCGTAATGTTCGTTTACCGCGACAATACTGCCGGTCAACAGTGCAGTGAACGCGGCGGTTGCACCGACAGTGACCGCCACACCTTTAACTTGAGTCATTTCCATGTTTGTTTCCTTTCGGTTATCAGCGGCGACGCATGAACAGTAGTCCAGCAAGGACACTGAGAGCTTCTACAGCAAGGAGTGCGAGCGGAATGGTTGCAGAATGAGTGCTGTTAGGTACTGAGTCTGGGATGTTCACCATTTCGGTCGTTCCCTCAGAGGCGGAAGCCGGTGCGTTCATCGAGCTTTGTTCAGATAGAAGCATCTTTTCGGCCTTAGACGGTGCGGTCTCGATAGAGGGAGCCGCACTGTGGGCTGATGATTCCACGTGAGAGGTTCGAGCAGAAGTGTTTTCCCTGTTGGTACTAGTCGAAGCAACGGGAGCGGCAGGGCCTGAGTGCTTAGCAGTCTCAGCAGGCTGCGTGGTGCTACTGACCGGAGCGGGCTTTGGCTTTTCCGGGACGTTCACAGTGTTCGCGTCCTCACCGTAGTTGGTGGACGCTGCTTCGTTGTCCATGTAGTCAGCCCAGTCCCCTTGCTCGGAGCGATTGACAGTCCACACCCAGGTGATATATCCACCGTCGAGGTTCTCAGGCTTAGTGATGGAACCCGTTTGGGTACCAGGGCCGTTGAACGTGAGAGTGGTTTCCCCGATGAGCTGTGCGCCTGCTGGAACAGTAGACGATTGCGAGGGGGCCGGGGTAGCCGAGTAGTATGCGCGTCCGGTTGCCTTAACAACAGCCTGATCGCCGTCTACGGACAACCACGGGTCTGAGCCGTATGATGTGTCGTTTCCGACGGTCACATCGCTACGGAGAACACCGTCTGCGTCAGTCTTGTGGTTGGTTGAATCAGCTTCAATGGTTGGCATCCAGCGGCAGTGCGCTGCGATAGGAGCAAACACGCGCTGAACATTGTACGGATAGGTTTGTGCACGCTCAGGAGAAGGGTTACCCCAGCCGATCATGAGATGTCCACCGTTATCGCCTGCCTTGATCTGATTCAGCCACGCATTCAGGTTTGCCTGTGTGCGGGTGGCGGGGTCAGCGACGATAGGCGACAGCATCGTGTAGGTCGTGCCGGTACCAGGCACAGCAGCCTGATATGAACCAGTGACACGATTCACCCACTGCCAGTTGTATGAGCCAGCCAAATTATCGGTATCGAGAATATTGGCGGCGGGGTGAGTATTACCCCATGCATCATCAATGGGCTGACCGCCGTTCTCTGGCTTTTCGGGAACCCACGAGATGAGGTCCATTGTCCAGTCTCCAACGGTAGCGACGAGGCAGTGGTCAGAGAACACGCCGTGTTGCACGTCTTCTGCTGCAACCTTCTTCGCTTCCATCTGGTTGAACGTGTCCGCAACATCGACAGATGCTGTGGCTCGTTGCATGTGGTTGTATCCGACAAAACCGCCGACGAGGAGTGCGGTTGATGCCGCCGTTGCTCCAACGGTGAGCAGAGTGCCTTTTACTTGTTCGCGTGACATGAAAATGTCCTTTCTGTTGTGTGTTCGAGTGGGTTGTCATTCGCTTAGCGGATGTTACACACGAGAGATGCGCTCTCGTGACACCGACATCAGCGATATGACTGTCACGTATCTAGTATACCCGATACAAAAGTGTTTTGACAGGGTTTTTATTGAGAAACGTGGGTTTTTCAGGTATTATGTAAGGGTAATCACCCGATCGGCCCAACTGGGCCGAACCTGAAAAGGAGAATGCTATGCAAACGCGTAATGCCGGTTTGCGTCGGTACATGTATGAGTACATGATCGCCCGTACGATCAATCGAACGAGTGAGCTGATCGGTCAGCCGATCCTAGTCTCCCAAGGTCGTCACTTGCGTGATCTCATGGAAGAGAAGCTCAATGAAAACGGACGTTCGTTTAACGATGGGGATCTTGGTGTCCCCGAAGCACTCGACGCTATTCAGAGCGTCATGAGTGAGAACGTCCCTGGGTACAAGCCTTTGTTCCAGCCCGCTGATACATCGAGCAAGGGCTACAAGGCTCTATATAAAGATTTCACGGCAACGATTGGCCTGAGTGGATCTGCTGGAGCAGCTGGGCCTCGTTTGCCGATCTCCCCTTATGATCCACGCTGGGGAACTCGGCGGAGCGTCAAGCAAGCTGGTTCGTCGATTCTTTATATTCTCGACGATGACATTGCTGCGTTTGCAGACGGCAAGCCGAGCAGCCTGGAAAAGGTCACGTCCTCAGAGCTGAAACTTTATCGCCTGAATGAAGATGGCGATGCGAAGGAAGCAGGTCGGGCACTGAGCCTCGATGACATCTCGGGCCTGACTGAACTCATGGGTCGCATGACGACGGCTGAGTATAATGACGTGCGTCAGTGGGTACTCGACGGCGCTCGCAATCCTGAGACCGGACGCTACAACGCCCGTCAGTTCATGTCGACTGATGCACTCGCCCGCTCCAGGGCTGTGCTCGATATGCTGGCCGAAGAGGGTATCCCCTACACGATCGAAAAGGATCTGCGTCCCGGTCAGATTCGTGCACGTCTTACGGGAACGAATATGACCGTTCGCCTGACTGATACTCGCGAGAAGGAACAGTGGGTAGGCCGTGTCTATGACAACGGTGCAACGCTGTATTTCTCCACGACTGCTCGTCGGGACAATAAGCAGGTCGCGTACACACCGACTGTTGATGAGGTGTGCGATCTTGTGCGCGTAGCTCTGGGACGCCCTGTGGAGCGCAAGGACGGTAAAGGTCTTGTCGGTCACGTGGGTCAGCGCCAAAGCAAGAGTAAGACGCTTCAGGAGTCGTATCTGTCCACAGACACGCTGACGAGCGCGTATAAGGACATGCCGGGAGCAAACGGTGAGCAGGTGGTTATTCGTCGTCAGATGAAGGAGCGTTCCGCCTCGTCCCGGTTCTTCGTTGATACCCCCGAAGGCCGTGGGCAGGCATCGACGTTTATCACCGATGCTGTTCGTAGCGCTCGCATCAATGTGGAGCAGCAGCTTGATGTTGACGGTTTGATCCGTCAGCTCAGTGAGCATGAAGACGCTGCACGTGAGGGAACGTATGTTCCTGTGCTGTCCGGCGATCCTGATCTTGCAGCCGTTGGGCGTGCCTATTGGGACGTTCTGCGCGGCGCAGAGACCACTCTGCTTAAGCCTGATGCAACTCGTGCTGACTACGCCGAAGCGACAGGATTGCTCGATGAGATGGACCAGGAGAGCGATCTGTCTGGTGTTCATGACATGCTGGCAGGATCCGTTGCATACACAGGTACGCCAGAAGAGCGCGTTCGTGCACATCTTCGCGATCTACTCGATACTCAAATCGGTGTTGATGCACCGATTGAGTCGGATGATTTCGTCTTTGATCCCGTGCGTGTTGGTCGTTACATGACCAGTGAATACGGTCAGTGGCGTAACAACGATGATCTTGTGGCCGCGATGCGTACTGCGCGTTTGCCCAAGGAAAAGATCGTTGGGGAATCGTTCTATTCCAACGCGTTCCGTGATCGATTGATTACGTTCGACGAGTCTACAGCGCTGTCGATAGACGTTGTGGACGATGAGTTCACCAAGTCGATGCTTCAAGTCGTGTCAGATACGCTCGAATCGTGCGCTGTCACCCCTGGATCGATCCGCGTGGATGCGAACGGCGTTGTCGAGTGGACCGGCTCGATCATGCGTTCTCAGACAGGCCGAGAAGAGCCTGTGAGCGGGACGATTGGACAGATCTTTGCTCGCGGTGAGAATGGTGAGATTATCACTCGTTTCAACTCTGGTAACGATCTCATGATCGTGCCAGGTTTTGAGGCGCGTGTTGTCAGTCAAAAACCCGGAGAGAACAAGTCTCTCGAAGAGCGCACTCGGTTGATCGGTTACGAGCAACAGATGAGTGATGCGATTCGTTATCGGGTTCAAGCTGATGTGCTCACGGGCCGGTCTCGCGTGGGTGAGCCTGCCTCGCTTAATAGTGTATATCGTCGATTGACTGATACGCGCCACCGCGCTGATCACTATGAGCGAGCGCTCGAAGAGGGTATGGATCGAGAGATTCTCGATGCGATTCTTGCGACCGAAGCGCGTCGCGTGCGCTATCCGAACGCATTGAGGGATGGATCGACGATTGATGCCGATTTCCGTGCCTCTCGCGCGCGTGAACAGGGTTTTGGTGCAGATCCGGCGAACGACACGACAATGGATCCGTGGGTTCTCACGGGTGGTCGTAACATGTCGCTGCTCAGCGAGGAAGCGGATGGATACTTTGATCCGGTCATGACATCGAGCGGTGTGAACCAGGGTGTGACTCGTTATCTGGTTTCTGGTGCCCAGGTGAACGCCGATGGATCGATTGCTCCATCTGATAAGAATGACCGTGCTCCGCTCATGCTCACGAAACAAGCTGAGTTCATGAGTTATGATCCTTTCGATCGTCAGCAGATGACGACCTCCAACCTCATGAACGCCTCGTCTGTGACGAAGCCCGTGGGCACGGCGTTCATGACGGCAGGCGGATGGACGATGGAAGACTCCATCGTTGTGTCGGCTGATTTTGCTCGTCAGTACCGTGTTCGCGGAACTGATGGTCAGATGCGTGATCTCATTGTCGGCGACAAGATTTCGGACATGCACGGTAACAAGGGCGTGATCTCGCTTATTGTTGACCGTGATGCCTCTTTGTCTGCCTCTGAGATCGAAGATCTGTATGGATCTACTGACATGATGGATCTGTTTAGGCAGAACCCGGATCTGGATGTTGTTATGGCACCCTTTAGTGCTGTGTCTCGTTTCAACGGTGGCTCGGCGCGTGAAGCGATGCAGAGTACCGCTCCGTTGTACCTGCCAAATGGCGAGGTCGTTGAAAACGGTATCGGTCAGGTGTCCTTTATTGGAACACACATGACGGTTGATGCGAAGACAGCGGCGTATGACGATGCTGCTATCCGCGCTGGTCAGGGACGTAAAGCCTCGTCTCAGCTTGCCTGGGCGTTGCAGTCTCAGGGCTGTGACAAGGTGTTGGAGCAGATCTATGGTGGCAACCTGCAAGCTCTGGCTCAGCTTCGAGAGATGGCTCTGGTGTGTGGCCTTGACATCGAACCCGATGGAACGCTCCGTGAGGGCCATGACGATCTCGCTGTTGGTGGTCAGCGTCGTCTCATCGAGATGGGTGAGGTTCCTGTAACAGAGCGCGGGTCGTTTGACGTACGAAAGGTTCGCAGCGACTTTGCAACGCTCATCGGTGACGCTGGTGGTGATATGGAGATCCCGTTCCCACTGACGATGCCAACGGGGGAGCGTACACCTCATGCAACGGATACCACGTGGCGTGTGCCGGTGCTCAGTTCGCACCTGCGCTCGGGTCAAGACCTGGATGATGGGTCGTCAACGGTCCATGACTACACGTATCGGTATTTGACGATCCGTGAGTGGGCATTGCGATACAAGCACGCTGCCGACCGCGCGGCATCAGGTGAGTTGACGGGCAAGGACTTGGCCGATGCTCGTCAGACGATGGCTGAGGCTATGCACCGTGCACAGACTGCTTACGATGGCATTGCCCAGGACATCATGCGCCGCCGTTTTACGGGCAAGCACAATGTGTTCAAGGAAGGCTTGATGGCGTCTCGCTTGCCTCGCTCAGCGACAGCCGTGTGGACAGGAGATCCTCGCTTGGATATTGATCAGGTGGGCGTTGGTCCAGAGCTGGCGAAGAAACTGCGCCTACGCGATGGTGATTACGCTTTGATCTGGCGTGATCCTGTGCTGCGTGATGCGGGCATTCGTTACATGCGTGTGAGCATTGACGAACGTCTCACGGGCGTGAGCGTGAACCCGAACATGGTCAAGTGCTTCGACGGTGACTTCGACGGTGACTCGGTGGCAGTCGTCAACCTGGGTCACGGGGCTGCTCACGAGCAAGCCATGGAGAGGCTGAGCGTCGAGGCGAATCTCCTTGACCTCGGTCAAGGTATGGATGACGAGGGTTGCTACCCTCTGGCGATGCATGATGCGTTGGACGTCAAAGTGTCTCAGCACTACGACTTCCGTCATGGCGAGGCGATGGCTGCTGTTCACCAAATGGCAAATGATGTTTACTACGACTTCATTGAGGGTGAATCAACACGCAAGGAGTTCTTGGATCTAAGCCGCGAGGTAAGTGCTGATATATCTCGGATGTATCACGATGCGCTGCGTCATCAGTACGGTGAAGCTGTACTGTCCTTTGGCTCGGTCAAGGAGCATATGGAATCCGTTGAGAAGGCATGTATCGAGACTGGAGCAAAGGGTTCGCCCAAGAAGATGCTCGATTACGCTCGGTACATTGGATATGACCCTGAGACACATGCGGATCTGACGACCACTCGGGTCACGCGTGAGGATCAGAAGGGTACCATGTACGCAACGGCTGTGAAGTCGTTTGGTACAGGTGTTGCTGGTACTTTTTCTCAGCGTGGTGTGCGAGCGCTGCGAAATGAGGAATTGAAAGCCGTGTTGGAGCTGACCTACCCGGTGACTCAGAGTATTTTGCAAGCCAAGCACGATCCGGTGGACGCTCGTCATCGTTACGAGCTGCTCATGGGTCCTGCCCGAAGCCTGTGGCGTGGTCAGATGATCGCTCAGGGTCAAGATGGTGTGTGGAACACTGTTCTGGACGCTGAGCACAAGCCGGTCCAGGCGACGAAGGAGCAGTGGGTCGAGGTATTCTCTCGGTTTTATGGCGATGACGGTTTGGGTGTTGCAATCAATGCTGAGAACATCGAAAGGGTCGCTACTGCTCTCAGTGATAGCAACGGTGTGATGCTGAACTTGGAAGATGAGAAGGTCATCGAAAAGTTGGCCTCACCGATGGATCGCCTGGCTTACGGTGGTGATTTCACGACGATGCAGACGTTGGCTCATGAGCGAGCCGGTTTGTTCGAAGGAAAGTGGAACGAGAGCTTTGCTCCAGCTCGCGTGCGTGAGGTTTTGGAAGCCGATGTGGAGACACAGGCTGAGGCTCCTGTCATTGCGATGGACGACACTGTAGCTCGCGCCCAAGCAGAGGAAACCATCGGACGACGCAAGTCGACGTCATGGGCTGTTCCTGTTCGCTCGAAGACGGGCACGGCACATGTGAGCAGAGGTACGACAGCTCAGTACCGGGTGCCAGCGCCTGTTGCCGTCGAGAGTGAGGACGATGGCTTCGAGTTGTGAGTCATTAAGCGAGGAAAGCGGGTTGTTTCATGATTGGAGCAGCCCGCTTCCTCTTCATGAGCCGGTGTATCTCGGTATGGTAGCAATAGTACGATATACTGATATACGAGTTGAAAACCCGCTTTGAGAGAGGAAATATGTATCATGTCTGTGTCGGTTATGTCAGAGTGGATGGCGACAGTTCCACAGGATGAGGTCAAGAGTCGTTATGGTCTTGAAGCTCATGAGTGGGCTGGTTCGCTTTCTGATCGAGTGATGGCGATTATCAATAAGAATGACCCTACACGAGAAGATCAGGTCAATGCATTGCTGCATGATAATGCCGTGCTTCTTGAAAAAAGGTTTCAGGGTTATAGGCGGCCAGGACCTGACGAGGACTTTATTGATTATGCCGAGTTCCGTGATGCTATTGCCTGCGTTGTAGAAAACGGTGTTTCTATTAACGATGAAACCTATTCGCAAATCCATTATGTGGATAGTGCATGTGTACGTTCTCTTTCAAAGGCGCTGCTACGTCCTTATCACGAGGTATATCCCAACGCCAACGTACAGGTTTATTATCGTCGTGAATTGCGCGAGCAAGGTTATCAAAAACCTGATGAGTCATATATCAAATCTGTTTATGGTCTTAGAGGTGACGAATGGACAGGTACATCAGCCGATGTGGAGAAGATCATCAATGACAAGATATCGAGGATGAGGCCGCGTATAATGGAGCAGCGTGTCAATGATTTCTTGCGTGACCAGGTAGCTGTTTTCGAGATTGGTATGGAGAAGCTTGAGGCTGAGAACGCAACATATAATGATATGGGAGCGGATGCTTGTGTCTATGGTTATGATCTGCGTGATTCAATCAAGGAAGCCGTAGAGAATGGTATTTTGATCAATGCTGAAACGATGAACGCTATCAAGAGGGTGGAGCATAACTACGTGACTCCCTATGCTCCTGAATTGTTGACGCGTCAATATGACGAGTTGCATGAGCTTAATGATGCACGCAAGTACTACCGTGAGACTGTACCAACGCTTGTTTCGTCTCATGCTGAGAAGAAGCCTGGGTTATCGAGACAAGCGGCTCAGGAAATTGCTGATTTTTCGGTAATCACAGGTGGAAGTGCTCATGGTAAAGAGCAGGTTCGGCTCGCTAATGCTTTGGAGCAATGGCCGCGCTCAACGGGCCGTGACACTGATGGTCAGCCTTCAGCTTCGCCCACTCCATCCCAAGGTTCTCGCCAGGGGTCTATTGCGGCAGTGCTTCCTGGTAGCAGTATCACTGTTGGTCGCCAGACGCCTCGTGTACGGCCAACGTCTGCGTCTCACAAGTCAGCGCCACAGAGGTCGGATTCGCATGAAGCCGATGGTGGTTTTGAGCTGTAAGGCTTAGTAGCGACTCACGTAAGCAGGCCATGCTCATGCTCTTGTATCAAGGGCTGAGCATGGCCTGCTTTTTGTTCGTTTTGTGTGAGTTTTCAGGGTATTCGTCTCGTTATTGTGGCGATGATACGGTACAATAGTAGGTGGGATACAAGCCGTATTTTTCGGAAAGGACAACACTTATGTTGATGAATCGAGATCTCACGAACGATGAGATTAGGCAGCGCTATGGTCTTGAGCCATACGAGTGGACCAGCACGCTCGATGGCACTATGGCAGCGATTGTCGGTAAAGACATGCCGGATCGAGACGTATATGCGAATGCTCTGTTGCGAGATGGTGTGAAAGCCTTTGAGCGGGAAATGGAGCTTGACGAGTATGAAGGTCGTGTAGATAACGAGTTGCGCGATGCCATCTCTCAGGCGACATGGGGCGGTGTCATCATTGATGATCCAACCATGATCGCTATCCAAGACGCTGATGATCGGCATGTTCTCCCTGTTGGCGCCGAGTCTTTAGCACGCACGTATTATGCGATTCACCAGGTCGATGATGCGAAGCTTGCCGATCTTAGTCTCGACATGCGGTTCCCTCAGCCTACAGAGGATGAGATCAAGCAGTACTACGGTCTTGATCCCTACGAATGGACAGGATCATTGGCCGACAAGGTCAGGACTGTGATCAATAAGAACGAGCCTGAAAGGGATGAACATGTTAATGCTTTGCTTCGTGATGGAGCTATCCGTACTGGCGAAAAGATTCAGTACTATGAAGCCGACTATACGCGGTCGGGGTGGCTTGAATCATGTGTGAACGACGAGGGTGACAAGCTCTATGGCGCTGCTATGGAAGCTGCCTGGAGCGGGATCCTTATCGACGATGAAGCCATGGCTGAGATCAGTAAGATTGAACGCGACTACGTTCGTCCTTATGGCAAGGCTACGATGGTGCAAGATTATGCGCAGCTCCATGATCTGAATAATGCACGCGCATATTACCGTCAGAACATGGCTCAGATGCATCAAAGCCAGCATGAAAATGTGAGTTCTCAGCCTGTTCAGGCTTCAGTGCCAGCGGCAAGCGTTCGTGCTCAGCGCGGCCCAGGTCAGCCTGTGCGTGTGGGTGACGTCGCCAAGCAATGGATGGCCTCAATGGGTCGAGGCGTTGATGGTCGACCTCTTGCCCCCTCGTCTGAGTCTCAGAAGACACAGGGGACGATTCAGGCTGCACTGCCAGGGAGCAGCATAAAGGTTGGCTCTGCCCCGCGTGTTCCTTCGACCACTCGTCGTATGGGTGCTCCTGCTCCACAGCAGGCGCGTCGGGACGAGGCGAGTTTCGAGCTGTAGAAAAGGAGAATGAGATGAGTCGGCCACCTCGTGAGCTTCCAGCGCCTCGTTATGGTGGGGAGCCTCGCAAGCCAGCAGTTGACGAGAACGTGACAGAGACGATCGTCATTGATCCGGTGATTGAGCCGGAGCCTGCGCCTACCCCTGTTCAAGGCGTTCCGCGTCTTGATTGGGGACAGCAGCTCCGCCGTGAGATGCGTAGCCATGCTGATGGGTATTTACACGCATTGAAGCAAGTGAATCTGAAAGGTGAGAGGCGTAAAGCTGATCTCGCCTCTCGTGCGAATGATTTGAAAGGCAAGCACAAGGCGTATGCGTCCATGATGGTGCTCAGTGCGCTTGTGCCTCTCAAAGACGGTGTGTCGATGTCGGCTGTTGCCGAGTCACTCGGTATGGGCGTGACGATGTGGCTGCTGTCGCCGAACTTCCGTCAGCAAGTGGGGTCGTTTACGCGCGATGCTCGTATGGCGATTGAAGACATGGCTAATGCCAGGCGCAAACACCAGCGTGAGCAGGTGAATCGCGACATTCAAGAGCACAAGGAGAAGCACGGCGGGGAGCTGCCGTGGTCGCTCAAGCGTCGCTTAGAGCGTATCGAGGCGAGTGAGCGGGGAGACCGTCTTCCGTTTAACGAGATGAGCGCCGCGCTGACCCATATTGGCCTCAGTGAAGCAGCGTTTGAGCAAATGCGCGCTCCTGGGGCTGATCCAGCTGAGGTGCAAGAAAACTATGATCGCCTCATGGAGCGGTTCTGGGACGATGTTCAGCTCGATGGGTTGGATGTGGGCCGCGTGAGTGCGCTCAGCCGTATGTTCGTGGGTCAGCGTATGGCGTATGAGCCTGAGTGGGCTTATCGCTTTGTCGAGACGGCCCATGGCGAGGTTGATATGGACATGACCGAGCAGATTGATCCGCGAACCGGAGAGCTGGGTCGTACATGGTCGGGCAAGTGGTCGACACGTGCGGGCGAGTCTGTTATCAGTGGAGCCTTTACCGTGCGACCCCCACAGTCGGATATGCAGCATGAGATGTCGCTCAGCGTGACTATGGCTCGTGAGATGGAACGTGCTGCTTTGGACGGTAATCTTGTCGATCTTAATGAGACATTGATGGCGTATGGTTCAGCATGGTTTGTTCGAGACAAGGCTCTCGACACCCAAGCGATTCCAGGTCAAATGGGCGAAAAGATCCGTCGTGCTCAGCGTGGGCTTGAAGCTATGGAGTTTGACGGTTTTGGCCGAGATCTCCAGCGTGATGTCTATTCGACGTCGTTTGTCCATGCGATGGAATTGGTCGCAAAGGCGCATCCTGACATCGAACGCCACTGGGCACAACAGTATGGCTCACAGTGGAGGTCGGAGATGCGGGATTTCGCCGCAAGCCCCGAGGAAACCTACAACAGGTGGCAGCGGGGTGAGTTCTATTCTGATCCACGTGAGTCGCCTGGGCATGATAATGCTCATGCGGATGCTCATACGGAGCGGATGCGCAGCGATAAGGAACGCCGTCGTCATGCGTATAACCGTGCTCGTGATAACCAAGAGTACAACGAGCATGAGACGTCGGCATTCACGGCTGAGACTGATTTTGAACTCAACGATGTTGACGATGGGTTCGAGATGGGTGAGTCTGATCAGTTCAAGCGAGAGGACGGTGATGAGCCGTCACTCGGTTAAGATTGATATGCATGACAATTGAAAGAAACGTAAGAGAAGGGAGCGAGCAATGCTCGGTTTTCCAACAGATGATGGGTTGATGGGTGATCTTTTTGGTGTGAAGCCAGAAGATCGTGATGCATGGAACCAGGAGCGACAGAGGCGGCTTGAGCGTCAGCGACAAAGTGCTCCGTCGCTTGGGGTGCTCAATCGTGCAGCCACCGCCATGTACAACATTGGCGCGACAGGCATCACCTCACAGATGCGAGCTGCTTATATCGAAGAGCAGCGCGGCACGATGAGTAAGAAAACGGAGACGACAACGACGACTGTTACGCGCACTCAGTCTCACAATGTTGAGCCAGAAGACGAAGTGGATTCGCCTACCTACGGGTTCTAAGACCAGATGCAGCGCGGTGTGTTAAACTGGTACATGAATGTAATCATGAAGCACACTGCGCTGCTTTGGTTGTTAACGGAAGGATGGAAACGAGGATAGGTTATGGTTTCGACACATAGGAATCGAGAGGACGGTCGCCTGACAAAGACGAAGCTCTTGCATCGCGTCTCTCATCGGACGCACGTCGATATAGCGACGGTACGAGCTGTGTATACAGCTCTCATTGACGAGATTATTGAAACCGTCCGCTCAGGCGGGTCTGTCATGCTGACAGGTTTCGGACGCTTTTACCGGCTGCATAAGCACGGTCATGCTGTGCAGTTCACGAAGTCAGGTTCGGGCCGAGTGCCTGATTATGACGTTTTGAAGTTTTCGGCATCACTGACACTGAATCGTTCGCTTACCTCATCGGATGATCACGGTGAGGATGCAGACGAATAAAGTTGCACACAAAACAATACCCCGAGCACGTGATGTGCCCGGGGTATTGCTGTAGTGAGCGGTTACTGGCGCACTCGACTGAGAATGCGCTCGCGGTAGTCCTTGATACCTTCTTCGTCCTCGCTCAGGTATTCCAGCGAAGAGAAGATGTCGTGCTCGTGGCCGCGCATGGCGTCTGCGAGCTGGTCAATGGAGTAGAGGGCCAGATCGCCGATTGCGTCAGGGTCGTTCCACATGAAGTAATCGATAAAGTTTTCGATGCCTTCGCGGGAGAAATCCGTGTAGAACGTGGCGTCGAAACCGTATTCTTCTAGGGATGAGACCGAGAGATCGTCGGATGACTCATCACCAATAACTGTTGCGGTGGTGTCGAAATCTCGGCCTGCGTGCTTGTGGTAGTAGGCGCAGCCACTTGCCACGAAGCTCTGGCCGAACTCATATTCACGCCAGGTGAGCGTGACGTTGAACCAGGTGCCTGTTACAGCGTCGAGAGTGTCCTTGTCGATGGAATCAAGATTGTCGTTGATCCAGGGGATCATACGTTCGGCATTGGTGGCGTATGTCCATCGGCCTGAGCCGTAGAATGGTACGACGCCAACGGTGTCACCTTTGTCGTTCGTCGAGACTTGGATGTCGTCGGGGTTGAACGTAGTGTCATAACCGAAGCGGCTGGCGGTGCTAAATACATCAACCACTGCATCAAGGGCTGCTTTATTGGCAGCTTTGAAGATGATGATACCTTCTGCGTAAGAAATGTTTGCCATAGTGAATATCCTTTCGATGAATAGTAAAAATGCGCCTAGTTGATAGCTCCGGTGCGATAGTCGATGGTTTTTCCGGGCACACCGTTGGATACAACGAGGTGCTTGGCATACCCATCTGATGCGAACATGTCGATGATGAACTCTCGGGGAATCAGCTCGTCACCTTCATATACCGGGATGATAGTGTATGTGAAATCAAATGATTTTTGGGTGCATACATCCGGTGGGAAAGGGTGATTTCCTCCTGCGTTGCTCATGAATCTTTTGAGAGCATCGTATTCAATGACGTTATACAGTGAACTCTGGGTCTCTTTTGTCATTGGAACGATGTTCGATGCGTTGGTCGAAGCCCATAGTTGAGATGAAATGAGGGGTGCGCTGACCCATCCATCACTATGGGGCAAACCAACAGCAGTCACAGGTTCATCTTGCTGGGTTCGCACAGGCGTACATGCGTTGAAATGTACGCCCGCCCCGGTTGCTCGACTTAAAGCATCGGTTGGACGATACGTGGCGTGTCCAAGATTGTTGTTCCATTCAGCTTGGACAGGTCTATTGGAATATTGCGTGATCAAAGTGTTTGTCACAATGTCTAAGCGAGCATAGGAATAACCGTATACGCCGGTTGCACCGATGATGGCAATGGATGTGACATATATACAGATACGTGTGATGCGACCAGAATTGTGGGGTCCATATGTGTAAATAGAGAGAAGGGGTGCTGCTATTCCCACTACTATTGCTACAGTGAGTGTGCTAACAATCCAATCAGCGATGTTGGAACTATACATTAGTATCAAATCCCTTTCTGCTCAGGCTCGATGTATTTCAGATGCAACAAGGCCCGGTGGAACGTCGAATAGACGTGCAATTTCAAAAACACTCAGGCCATCGACAATGCACATATCGATCTCAGGATGGGGAAGAAGCAGTTCCTTGGCAAAGGTGTCGGCATAGAGTTCGGCCTCATCTTGATGCTCGTCATTACCGCATTGATATCCCATACATGGCTGAAGAGCACAGTTATTTGCAACGTAATGACCAAGCTCGTGCGCACACGCATAGCGAGCACGCACAGGTGGGAGATTCTCGTCGAAATAGATGTGTGCCGTTCCATCGAGGTTACCGAGGATCATCCCCCAGGCGTAGCCGGGCAGAGGGCTTTCAAAAACGCGTAGGCCCATTGATCGAGCAATGGCGGTAGGATTCACCGGGATACGAGAATGCTCGGCATATGCGTCAAGAACGTCTCTAGCGGCTCTTCTGGCGTTTCTTTTGATGTACCTGAGCTGTGTGGGTGTGGGTTCCATTGGGTGCCTTCTTCTTTTTCTTTTTGGTCTTTTTCTGGGCGGGCTGAGTGGGTGGCGTCGGTGGTGTTCCAAAAACTTTATTCAGTTCCTGATACATCGACGAGTGCTCGCTGTGCGCACGGATCGCTGTTGCAAGAGCGTCACGTTCACGTGCGATCTGGAGAATAGTCTTCTTCAAACCTTCGATGCGCTCAGAGTAGTTGATATCGTCGTTCAAACTGAGTTCTTGTTCGAACAGATCAATTCCATGAGCCGAAAGTTGTTTTTCCCATTTGTGCAGAGCTTCACCCGGTTTAGCTCCACCTAAACCAAGAGCGAAAGCAATACTGTTTTGGATGTTGTAGAGATCAAGAGATGACACATGTCCGATGTATTGGGAAAGACGAGATGTGTCAATATTTGTCACCTGATTACAGATGGCGATGGAACGTTGGTTGTTCGCATGAACGACCACGTGTGTAGCAGACGCTCGTCGCTTGTCGCTTGACGTAAGGTAAACGACCTGAACAACACCAGAGTGTTGGTTCAAGGTGTCGTTACTGACGATGACGCCCGGCCTTCCTGACCACATCTCGTTGCCGACAGTTCCGCCTCCTGGGACAGGTGCGGATTGAATAAACCAGATGTCGCCTCGGCGAATGTCTTGCATGAGTGCTCCTTTCATTAAAAAGAGAGTAGTATAGAGCTTTGTGGTGTTGGTGCCCCATGACCCCTACGATGAGGCAGGAGTCATGGGGCGATATCAACAGCGATGCTTACTCTTTGTCCTCATCGTCAGTTGCAGATAGACCAGGAAGGTCGGTCTGGATGCTGGCAACGAGAGCACGAGTAGCAGCAAAGCCATCGGTATCGGTGGTATCCGCGCAAGGAGTGTCATCCTCGCTGGGGACATCATCTTCATTCACCACTGTAACAGTGGTTGCGGTATCCTCATCCTCATTGTCTGTAGAACCTGGCTGCGTCAGCGAGTCAACGATCAGGTTGTAGTCGCTGAGGATTCGCGCGGACAATGTGACGCCATGAGAGAGAACGAACAGAGAGTTCTTCGCGCGCGTGAACGCAACGTAGTACAGTCGCTTCTTTTCTTCGCTCATGTCGGACTGATCCTTGTAGATGACAACAACGTTGTCAAATTCAAGACCCTTGACCCCATGAACAGTGGAGACAATGAGGTCAGCCTGGGTTTCTAGGTTACGGATCTTGCGTTCCTCGTTGTTGCGGTGCATGAGAGCATCGCGAATCGAGTTGTACCGGATTTCGTAATCAAGGATGCACTTCTTCAAGCGATCGAAGAAGGTCTCCTTGGTGATGATGGCCGATTGGTACTCGTAGACCCATCCCTGGATGGCCGAACCTGATTCAGTCCACCACTCGCTCGCCATCTTTGCCAAGGCTTGTTGGGCCTGAGCATTGCTGGCGGGGCCTCGTGCGATGATCTCCTTTGCAAACACGTATGCGGCGTTTGCAGGATCCACAGCCTCGATGTCGGACCAGTACATCTTGATGAACGCCGAGAAGAACGTCGACGCGCGACGGCGGTCAGAGATCATCGAGATGACAGAGCGGCCTGGGAACATCTCTTCCAAGCGCTTTTGAACAGCGAATGCTTCTCGGCGGGTAAAGGCCAAGAACGCCACCTGTTCACCACGGCTCAGGCAGTCCTGAACGTAGGTGTAGGTGTGCTGAGAGAGCAGCTTAGGAAGATCGCCAATGAACTTGGCATCAGAGGTGTAGTGTTCATGGACGACATGAACCTTGTCCTGGAACGACTGAGCCGTGACCGGGACAAGCGAGTTTGCACGAAGGCGGATCTGAGCAAGCTGGTTGGCTTCGATTTCGCTCAAGAGGTGGACATTAGCCATGTCCAAAACCTCTTGGTTCGACCGATAGTTGGTTTCCAGCTTGTAGGGCGTGAAGACACCGGATGCTTCAAGGGCATTCAGGGCCTTCGGGTTTGCCGAACGGAACTCGTAGAGCGTCTGGGAAGCATCCCTAGTTCTTCTCACGAGTGAAGAACTCTACGAATCGTTCAGCGGCGGTGTCAGGAGAGCATCAATATCCTTGGTTCGTGAATTGGTTGACTATATCTTCATGCTTGGTATTTACCAAACATGCCCATCATTTCGCGTACCACATGATGCGTATGTGGTCGCTACTCTACTTGCTTCGCCATGGAATTACCCATGGTTTATGACTGAGATGTCTCAGCGCTTTCGATAGTCGATGAACCTTCCACCCACGGCTTGACGTTTGGGTGGCTGGCTGCGGATTGTCATTAACAACAACGGTATTACCATCTGATGAGCGTTATCTCATCTGCTGCACTATTGGTTTCCCAATAGTCGCGGTCGTTGTCGCGTGGGCATGAGTTTCCCGCAATTAGTAGGGTTTAACGTGAGCAATGCTTACCCACGATGAAAAGTGATGCCTTGAGCTTGCTCACAAGGCGGAGCAGGTAGATGAACTCGAACACCGAGTTATCCTGAACTTCGTCAATGATGAGGTGGCGGATGTTCAAACCGGCAGGCAAGGGCATCCGATCAATCATCTGGTACGCGAGGATGATCTCTAGTTCCAAAGACGTTTGCTTAATGAGGTTCAGAGCGTCGATGGTTTGCTCCAGGTGTGCCTCGATGAAGTTGTTCAGCGAGGTGTAGGCACCTTGTGCATCACGACCTTCCAACCGACGAAGGCGCTGAGCGAATTGAAGCGCGAAAGCATCGCCGGGCATGTAGATGCCCAGAGAGTTTGCGATCGTTTCAACAGAGCTGAGTTCGTGGGTGGGGAAGTAGGTCATGTAGAGATCATGGATCATGCGGGCAATGGTCATCGAGCGAACGTTGGGGTTCTTTTTGATGATGTTGTCCGCTGCCGCGTTCGTAAACGACAGCACAGTGATGTCCGAGGGGTTGACCCCGCACAGCGTGAGCTGGTTGATACGAGCAAGGATCACCGTGCTCTTACCAGCGCCTGCACCTGCCTGCGTAATAGACAGTGGCTCAGTTGAGCACACAGCAGCTTTCTGCTGAGGCGAGAGTTGGCCCTGGATCGGGGTGGTTGCCATCGACTGTGGCGCACGCTCCAGCTCATCACGGTGAGACCCCAGCTCGTGCAAGGTCTCGTTCATCAGCAGGTTCATGTTCTGCTTCATCAGACGCGATGCGGTCTGAGGGTCACAGAGAGTGTTGATGGCCGTGTAGACCTCGCGGTAAGCAGGCAGCGGAACGCTGTACTGCTCCATGTAGCGAAGCTGGTAGACCATTTGAGCCAACTGATCGTCGTTGTAGGTGCGCGTCTTGGGTACAAGAGCGGCAACGACGTCTCGGATGTCCTCAGCGATACCATTGCTGGTCCACCGCTGCGCACTGTACGTAATGTTCTCGTAGACGCTGTAATCAGCGTAGAACTCATTGAGCGTATCGCGGAACTCATTTTGACGCGAAGGGTCGATACCTACGGCGCATAGGATGTCGTTCCACGGTAGGTCGATGGAATCTTCGACGGGAGCATAGCTCCAGTCAACAATGGCCCAGGCTTGGCCTTCGACACTCATGCGATACGAGAGGTTGCGGAAGTTGGACGCCGACATGTTCAGCAGGGTGGCACGAGTGCGGTAGTCATCGTCTACGCTCAGGACGAGTGAATCGACAGACTCATCATCCAAGGCCATGATGTCCTCGTCGCTTGCGTCGATGAACTCGGGGTCATCGATGTCACAAGAGGCGAGATCCTGGTCGCACAGAGTGTCCATCTGAGCTTCCAGGTCGATGGCGTCTTCGTCCTTTACGGGCGGAACGACGTAGAGCATCGTGCGGTACGAGACGGCAAGATCCTTGACCATTTCTCGTCCGCTGCGATCCTCGCGCATGACAAGGCCCTGCACGTGGCAGGATGCGTAGAGATCGAAATCGTCGGTATCGTTTGTCAAGCGCACGGAGAATGCGTTCGCCTCAGAGGGGACGGGAACCTTCATGTAGCCGTATCCCTGCTCATAGGCGCGCCGAACGACAGTGCCGATAGGGATGATATGGCTGGTGACGTTGTTCGAGGTGCGACGTTCCTTGTAGCGAATGTCGGTGCTGCCCATCGTTGTACGGCTCAGACCCATAGGGTAGAAACCGGGGACAACGGAAGAGTTCAGCACGCCTTGCTTCTTGCCCTGTCCGGTCAGAGAGGACGAGAAGAATTTGGGAGTGACAGCCTTGATCGTGCGGGCTTTACCCGCCTCAGCAACGGTATTGATCTGAGCGGCTGCAGTATCAATGCTTTCCAAGAGGATGGGCATGAATGCCTTCCTTTCTGAATATAAAAGAATGTATGAATAAGCCATCAATCGGCCAGTGATGCTCCTGACCGATCGATGGTGTGATGAGCGAATAGACGGTTACGCGATTGTGTAACCGACGATGGTGAGATCGGTGTCCTCGTCAGGATTGACAAGGGTTCCCACCTCGGTCAAATCGCTCAGCGGTTGAGTGTAGAGACATCCCTTGTCATCGGTGTAGATGATCTGGAGAGACTCAAGGTCTTTGTTGATCTGTGGCTTATGGCCGGTGGACAGATCGTAGAGCGCCAATGCAGCGTCAATCTGCTTCTTCCACGCCGGGGCCAGTGCGGTGTTGATCAGAACTTCGAGGTCGTTCTTGGTGCGAACACCCTCTAACATGTCTGGTGTCGTGCGAAGGTACCTGGCTGCGCGACGACGGCTGACGGTGGTGATGAGCGGGCCATCGGCTTCATCGTCATGGAGCCAGAACCATCCGTTGGCAAGAGCGTACATCGGTTCGCCGGTTCGAGCGTCGGAGAGGTGAAGGTCCATAAGGGGCTTCAACCACGGGAAGGCTTGATCGAGGTCATCCCATACTTGGATTGGGTCAGGCTCAATCTTTGTAATGCCGACATAGTGGTAGTAGACCTCACCTGTGACGCTCACACGGTTATTACGAATGCCGTAGTGGGCGACGATGGTTGTCTTGGTTCCGTCTGTCTCAGTGAGGGTGCGCTGAGCGGTGTGCATAGTGGTCATTGTGTTCTCCTTGAATACGTATGCTATGAATAGGTGGTTCGCCCACGAGGGGTGAATTCACGTGGGCGAACCGTATGCGCTCTATGAGTTCGCTGCTTGAGCGAGCAGCATGTCTTCGATCAGAGCGCGGATGGCGCGAATGGCCGGGCGTGCGCCCTGGTCAACGAGCCATGTCTCATCGACCAATCGAGCGATGGTGTCATCGTCAATTGGATCAAAGCTCAGGTCTGGCCTCTCGGCACAGATACGCTTTACTTGGCGATCGTATTCATCGCGCAAGATTTGTGCGTAGTCGTCGGCTCCAAGCGGCATGAACGCGATGAGATCATCGAATCGTCCCAGCAGCTCTGCATCAAAACTCTTTTGGAGTTCTTTGGTCAAAGACTGCTTGCTCACGGAGTGCTTATGATCCCCGAAGCCCATCTGGGAGCCAGAGAGCTTCTGCCTGCCAGCATTAGTCGTTGCAATGACAATGCAGCGTGACAGATCAACGGCTGGACCGTTTGCCATCTGAATCTCGCCGGTATCCAGAGCAGAGAGGAAAAGTCGCTGCACTGACATATCGGCTTTTTCAAACTCATCAAGAACGATCACGCGGTAGGGGTTCGATGCCAAGGTATCGAAAGGTCGTTCCTTGGCGCTGTCCGAACCGACGTAGCCGGTTGGTGAGCCGATGATGCGATTGATCGATGCCGAGTCGTGGTACTCAGCCATGTTGAGGATGATGGGCTTTTGTCCGGTCACCATAGATGAGATAATCGTGGCTGTTTCCGACTTGCCGACCCCGGATGCCCCGGCGAAAAGCCATGAGGTGGGGCGAGTGCTCGGGAAGACGTTCAACTCGCGTCTACGCAAAGCGTCGACGATGCGAGGGAGAACTTCTTCCTGACCCCTCAGCCTGGATAGCTCTGTTTGAAGAGCTGTCACATCAAGGTGTGGGGGCTGGGATTGTCCCGTGACAAGAAGCATGGCGATGGTGTTCAGTCGCTTAGCCGTCAACGGAATATGAGTGATCTGTTGGAGCATCTGTGCGCTCGTCGTGTTTCCAGAGGCGAGAGCCTCTTGGATAGCCGCATGATGGCTGATGACGGAGTGGCTCAGTGCTCGGTCGAGAAGCGTAATCGCCGTATCAGGGCGGTGTCCCGTGCTCATGAGACGGTCGGCTGTCATGACGATTTCGTCAAGGACGTCGGGAGCAACCGTGACCTTGTTCTGGTAATGGCCCAGCATACCGGGTAGAACAATGTCAAGGATTTGACGGGTTTGCTCGCGGGTGAGTTCATCGACGATGACAGATGAGAAACGGCGCTTGAACGCCGGATCGTCATCGAGTTTCTTCGCTTCGCCCATGGTCGTTGCTGCAATCACGCGGATGTATCCTCGGGCCATGGCAGGCTTGAGGATCTGTGCAATCTTGGCATACGTCGTGTTGTTGCTGTCTGCGATAAGGTGAATCTCATCAATGAACAGCAATGCATCGTTGTTTGCATCCTGTGCAAACTTGATGATTTCGGTGATGCGGTTTTCGAGATCACCGACAACGCCTGCGCCTGCAACGAGAGTTGCAATCGGCAGTTCGTAGATCGTCGTGTTTGCAAGCTGCGGGGGCACAGAAGCTTCTTTATTAGCGATGCGCCTGGCGATCTCTTCGACAATTGCCGTCTTGCCAACCCCAGCTGGGCCGACGAGTAGAGCGTTCGGCTTGCGAGAGGACGAGATAATGCTCATGGTCTGGGTGACGATCTCATCACGGAAAAGAGCAGGTGTGGCGCTCTTGTACGTCTCGTTGTAGTTAATGAGCATATCGTTAATGTCGGAGCCACCTGTGAGGGTGGGGCCGAGCAAGGCTGACAAGGGAATACTTGGTCCTGAAGAGCCAGAGCCGCCGCCACCGATGTCTGTGGGTGTAAAGTTTGACAGACCCATAGGGGTCTCCTTCCGTGTGAATATATAAGAGATGAATAGGCCCTTCCTTCCCTAGGTGATTAGCCCAGAGAAGGAAGGGGTGAGCAGATTGGTGTGGCTTAAATCAGTTGGTCATGCCAAGGATTCGAGACCCCGTACTCGGATCGATCTTTTCCATCGAACGGACAAAGCTCATGGCGCTGTTACGCAATGATGAGTAGTACCCAGATGGAACAGAGATCGGAACGTAGTATAGATTTTCTGGGACATCGATGTGGTATGACCCAGGCCACCACTCAAAGTCAGTGATCACCAGGTTCAAACGGCGTCTCAGAGTGGGGTGCTCATTGATGAAAGTGTAAATCTGCTCGTAGTCGGTTCCACCGGAAACCTTCGGCACAGCTGCGAATTGCTTCCACACCTGGTTCACCGAGCGGTCTTTGATTTGAAGACGCACAGGAGTGGACATGATGTGTGAGAAGCTCGTGAAGTACAGATCAACGCCCATTTTCTTTGCAAAAGTGATGAGCATTTTGATTGTATCTTCGTAATTTTCGGTGGAGATCGATCCTGACGTATCAAGGTAAATGTGAATGTCAGGTAGGTATTTGCGCGAAATAACCTTACCCGGCTTGTTCGGGTCATTGGGCTGACGCCTGTTGGCTCGAACGAAGCTTGTCGTCACATTGCGAATCGAGTTCAATGATTGGTTGACATTGGACATACGAGTGAGCACGCGCATGACAGACTTGTAGATGTCAACGGGGCGTGTCGGGCGCTTGTGGAATACCACGCGACCACTGCGACCCTTTTGCTGATGGGCGTTGGACAAGCTGTTTGCAGCTTGGGCCGACGCCTTTTGCTGCGCACGGGCGAGAGCCGTGAGCTTGCTCAACTGTCCTGGGGTGACGAGCTTGACAGGAGTGTGCAACGACTTGTTGATCAGTTCCCACTCGTTAATGATCTTGCGCATGGATGCTCGCGCATGAGCCTCCACGTTGACGAGAACTAGGGTTCGAGGCAGAACCATCTCAGCGATGCTGAATGGGAGAACGCCACATGTTTGGGGCGCGCCTGCCTGGGGAGCGTTGTTGTGAGTCCATGTCATGAGCGCCCACATGAGCACACGTGCAAACGTGTACTCATCGAGTGCCTGGGAATCATCTGCCCGTAAGATGAGCGATTCGGTTAGATCGGTGAGCGTGAGCGCATCGAACTGCTGGAACATCCGCATATCAGCAGCGCTGATGTTGGATGCAATCTTGGCAAGTTCGCCTTGCAGCCATGCCTTGAACGCATCGAACTCGGCGTTTGTGCGGAACCAGAACCCCACGGTGTGCGGGTGGAAAGTCCAACCCAAGGACACCAGGAGAAGGTCTGTTCCAGCGTTTCCTGCGAGCACGTCTTTAACGGCTGGAATCACGTCGGATTGCGTGGTGTACAGAGCTTTGCTCGGGTCAGGGAGCTTGCACGTAGCAGCAGCCTGGGTGATGAAGGCTTCATCGACAGGTGACGATGCCGAAGGGATCCACCTGGTGAGAGCCTGCTCAAAGAGCGTGTTCATCACTTCCTGGGCAACGGGGTCCAGAACTTCACCGACAGATCGAAGGAGAAGTTCGTTTGCACCATCACGGTCGATCGGTTGATTGTTCACAGTCACAGCAACCGTTTGGTTTGCGTTCAATGGCTCAAAGAGCGTGTGGGTCACCATAGCGTCGAGCAAAGACATAGGGTCGCAATCTCCTGTGAAAGCGGGGATTGCCGTGTATGGGTCAAGATGGCCTGGCTTTTGTCCAATGAGGCTAACGGGGATCGTAGCCATTGATGCCCCTTTCTATGAATATATCGGGTATGTGTCGTATTCGGTGCAACTGTCGGAGAACAAGGCAGTTACACCGAATACGATCGGTGCGTAACAAAGACTCAGTCGCCCAGACCCATAGCAACGAGAGTGGGCGTGATGGCCTGCGCAAAGCCAGTGTTCAGCCCAGTGAAAACTCGGCAGTTATGGGAGTTGAGCGCGCCGGACGACCACAAGGTGATGAGATCATTCAGGTGGTTCTTTTCCAGACGGCTCAAGCGGTCGTTCAGAGCCTGAATGATCACGGTGTTGTCATCGCGCTCATAGAGTGCGAAGACGAGACACCCTGATGCGTCGTTATCAGTCATGGTGGAGATGACCTCGGTGACGTCGTCGATGCTCGTGGTGGCAGCAGCCTTCAAGGTATCGTAGATACGTGGCTTGACCACGCGCTGAGCGTTGGTCTGGGTCGTGCCCTTGCTCAGTTCCTCGCTGATGACACCCATCAAAAGGGTCGTAAAGGACGTGTTTCCGGTCAGACCTTCAATGGTTTCTTGAAGGTAGGACACATGACGTCCATCGCGAGTGGTGGCAGCGGTTGCCATGAAACTCATGAGCTTTTCGGTGGATAGAGCAGTGAGATAACGCGAGACACCATCGATGGTACGAGGGGTGGCGAAAGGCCGGATTTCCTCAGATCCATCGAAGAGGTCAAAGACGGAAACAGTGGCGTTTTCGTCGTCATCATCGGATCCTTCGACAGCCTGCTGATCATCGACGTTCTTGACAAAGATCGTTTCCGGGTGCTTCTCCAAGACCATCTTGACCCACGGGTGGAGATTGTCTCCCAGGACATCAATCAGGGTATGGGCGTCAGGCTCAACGTTGATGATGGCGAAACGTGAAACGGATGCATCATCAAGAGCAGTGACGTTACCCTTGTCGTTGCCTGCAACGATGATGCGAAGGTTCTTCGGTAGAGCCTTGTCACCGATACGACGCAATGTCACGAGGGTCAAGGTACCCGAGGTGACATCAGAGGTCGTACGGTTGATTTCATCCAAGAATAAGATGGGTTGTTCATTGGGGTTGTTCTCGGCGTAGTGGATTGCCTGGCTGATGACGGAGTGGGGGAAGAACTTCTGCGACCATTCTCCGGTAGATTCATTAAGAACAAGGCGTGCACCTGTGAGGTCAGCCTTGTCAGCCAGCAAGTTGCACGGAAGGGTGAAGCATGTGGTGTTCGTTCGACGGGCAACGTCTTCGACGAAGGATGACTTGCCGATACCGGGTTCGCCCATCAGGGCGGGAACCAAACCCGCTTCAAGCAACAAAATAGTGTTGTCAACGAGATTCTCGTCAAACTTCATGGTGGGTACCTCCTGAATAAAAAGGAATTGAATAGAGAACCGGGCAGCGCCGTCAGGCTGCCTGGTTCTGTCGATTTCGATCTCGGGCCGTACTTTGTACGGCTTGCTTTTGGAAAACTCAGATGGGCAATTTGCACAAAACCCTGGTTTTCCAGCATAATAGTGGTGATCATGCAACGCATATCACGAAAGGATGCACAATGAGGGGAACGTATCATATCGCTGGTGGATTGGCGATGCTCGGGCTTGGCCGAGCGTGCATCACCGTAGGTGAACGCATGAGCCAATCTCAGGCGATGATCGAGTCTGGTGAACCCTCATGGATGAGCAATGCGTTAGATACGGTGAGTGGGGTAGTGCAGCTCGGGAGCACATGGCTCCATCAGATGTTTATTCCCTCTGATGATCAATGGTTAACAAGCGTGGCAATTGGATTGCCATTGTTTGTCATTGGCACGGTGCTTCCTGACATTGACCTACCAGACTCGCTTGCGGGTCGTTTCATGCCCTGGGGGACGCTGCTGCGCTCGCCTGAGTCACGCGCGGATGCAACCTCACCTCTGAACCATAGAGGGTGGACACATACGCTCTGGGTGCTCATGGGTGTCGGTGTGCTAACAGCGTGGGTGTGGCCTGGTTTCATCTGGCTGCTCGCGGGCATGATCACTCATGATCTACTCGATGCTGGGAGCATGGCCGGGTGGATCTGGTACTACCCACTTTTTCCATCCACATGGAAAGTGATTGAGCGAGGCGAGACGCGCATTGTCGTGTCCACTCGCTATCGAAGCATCATGGGTAACCTTTTGCGGTACCAGCAGAGCAAGCCATGGTTGGAACCCATGTATGTTACGGTGCTTATTATTGGGGCCGGAATTGCAACGTGGTACACGTGGTAAACGACAGTGCAATGAGACCCTGGGATGGGTGATGATTCACCGCCCAGGGTCTCATTGTGACGTAAATGGTTAGAAAGATTGACGTTTCATCGCTGGCTTTCTACCCGTTGTTTCAACACGGTTGGCACGGAGAAACGCATCGAGATCCTCAATGAGATACACGATGCGAGGCCGACCAGCACCTCCAAGGCGCACATATGCGGGGCCTTGACCACGTGCGCGCCAGTTTGCGAGCGTCTGATGGGCCAAGCCGAGATAGATCGCTGCTTCTTCGGCAGTGAGAGCAGCAGGGGTAACGAGGGTAGTAGGGTTAGACATGGTTGTATGTCCTTTCGTTTTTGTTATGTTAGCCATTAAGAACTAGCGCTTAGTTGCAACGGTTTCGTTTATCTAACCCTTAGTCATCGACAACCTCTAACCATGCAATGGCCGAAGGTATGATTGTGCACAAGGTTAAGCCGTTATTGCTGCTGATTGCTGTAATGCTGATTGGCACGTTCTCACTAAGCGCCTGTGCAAATCTGCTAAGTTCCCGGTTAATACTCTCCCAGAATCGTGGCTGAGTGCGAATGACACGATTGTTACCCTTAAGACCTATTTCAATATGGCATGTGTGATACCTGAGTATGTCTTCATTCTCAGAGGGGTTTTTACAGATGAGTTGTGGATCATCGTACTTAAGCGTGTAAAGGAAGCCGTAGTCTTCGTCGTAGCCCAGTCGCTCAGCAAGTACTCGCTCAGCGTCTTCAAGAGTTTCTGCTTCGATGGTGACAGATGCAATGTAAGAATTTAAAGGTTTGGTCATTGGTGTTTCTTTCGTTTGACATACGAACGGAGTTGTGATACTGTTTATGTATCAACTCCTTTCGTATTGATTTCCTTGTCTGGGTTCGTTCATGCAGATTACCCCGGTACCATTTGGAATTTCTGGTACCGGGGTTTTCTTTTACGCAAGTGCGTTAGGCGATTTCTTCCATCTTGTCTCGAATGCCGCACATGAGCGCGGCGAAACCCTCGGCTCCGCTCGCGTCTCGATCATAGGTGATGTTTCGAAGGCCACATGTGGTGGAAAGCGCAACATCGCTCCCAAGGGAGCGAACATCGTGGAGCACTTCTACATAATCTTCATCGATGAAAACGTCGATGTACACGTCATCCAACCCAGGGATGAGCAGGAGAAGATGGCCTGCGTCTCGCACTTGCTCGTCAAAACTGAGACCGTCATTGTATGATTCGAATGTTTCGCACATTTCGTCGATCTCATTGATAACTTCGGGGCGAGTGATCGCAAGGTCTTTGAGCACGTCAATCATGGTAGCCTGGGTAGCTTTCATGAAGCTCTTCGGGTAAGGCTTGGTCTCATGAATAGAGAGAATGCGCGCGGGGTTTTTACCTCGCATACGCTCGCCTTGGAGAACCGGCTCGCTGTAAATGACAGCTTCGGCCAGTGTGGGTGCTTCGATGGTGTAGCTGCTGGTTTCGTCAATCCCTAACTTTGAGTTGTATCGTTCAACAACAACGATGTACGTCTTATTGGGTCGCTCGGAGAGTAGCATGGGACGTCCTTTCTGTTGGTTAAACGCGCGTGCGGTAAGGGTTGTACACGATAATGCTGACGATGTGGTTTTCAATGAGGTGATCTTTCATCTCTTCATTGGTGAACCTGCCACCAAATTCGTCAACCCAACCGTCTGGAACGCGCATATGTTCAACGCCATCGACGAGAATCACTGTGCCGTATGAGGCAAACAAAGGCGTATCTTTGGTGAAGTGAATTGGATAGTTATGCGTGTGGATAACAGTATCGATCATGTACTCGTGTGGATTTTTCTTGGTCATTATGGGCCTCTTTTCGTAGGTATCGGTGGGATTATTCGCCCGCTTCTCGCGTGAGCACCACACGAGAGGCAAGGTTTAAGAGCAAAGGCATCCCTTCGCGGGTTTCATCGTGCTTTGCGCGATGGTCGAGATAGTGGGTTAATGTGTCGTAGACCAACCACGTCGCTGCTGTCTCATCAATGACAATGGTGTTCATGGTAAGAGATTTGTCAGGAGACACGTCGATGGAATCTGGACTCAGACGAAGTTGATTGAGCTTATCGTAGATGTATTGCGCATAAGCCCATTCGTAACGGGAATGGTCATTATCGAAGCGTTCAGGGGTGCGCCCAAAGAAGCGGCAACGTTGAATGAGCATGAGCAAAACAACGTTGTACCACTCGTGACTTGGACGAGTGTTTTCGTCAAAGTTTGCAGCGCGAGCGGCCACAGGCTTGCTGTTGGCCGGTTCAGCGACGCTTCGCCACACTTGATCCCATAATTCGGTGTCAACGGTAGACGAGACGGGCACAAGGGTTGGATTGCGCGTGTAGGTCACAAAGTGGTTGCTTTGCAGGATCTCCCACCATCCGTGCGGGCCTTTAAGCACTGCTTTGTTTGCCGCAATCGATAACTCAGGAAACGACGAGGGTAGAGGCAACACCAGGTGATAACCTTTGCCCGATAGTGAGGTTTCAGCGTAGAGAGCGCCGATAGCAAGAAGGCGATCGCGCTCGTCAGGCGGGCATGTTTTCTCGATATCGAGAACGACGCATCCTTGTGAAGGTGCGTCAATGAACATGGCACAGTTGGCTGCTGTTGGCAGTCCGTTTGTGAGTTCATCGAGAGTAACGAGAACACGTTTATCGCGTGCCCATGCTCCACGAACAGGCTCGGGGTGGGTACACCCGTTGCAACCATCCAATAAATGACGGATGTCAATGGGCATTTTTGACTTTGGGTTTGATACGGTCCAAATCGGCATCGGGCCAAGAACTTTGGTGATGATCTCATTGGTGTAAAAGTGCGGAAAGGCTAACCGTGGATCAAAAAAGACCGTCATATGGAGATCCTTTCGTGGTATTGGGTATAAAACGAGACGGACGCTGTATCCACTGATGCGTTCAGTGCGGTGACAACGTCCGTCTCGTTTATGGGTCAGGGGTTATTGACTAATGTCAGTCAATAGACCACGGGGAAGAAGTCGCTTCCTCAGTAGGAGCAGCCGGGGCAGCAGGTGCGGTAAAAGCCGAACCAGACTGCTGCTGAGCAATAGCGTTCAGGATCTGGAGAGCCTGCGGGTTCAGAGCCTGGAGCGCCTGGGGATCAAGCGCTGCAATCTGAGCGGCAGGAGCAGGTGCAACAGGCTGGGTGACAGGCGCGGGCATCGCCAAACCGGAAGCTGCGTCAACCACGGTGTTCTGAGGTGCTGCCTGCGGAACAGCAGGGACAGCAGGAACGGCGGGAACAGCGGGTGTAGCCGGTGCAACAGGAGCCGCTACCTGAGCAGGAGCGGTGGTTTCAGGCTCGTTTGCGACAACGCCGCTGTGGGCAACGATGGGGCCAGACAGGGTAATGCCCAAAGCTGCAAGAGCGGTGTTATTGACCGAGGACGATCCGGTGTACCAGCGAGGCTCTTCATTGAAGATGATCGCCTGGATACCGATACCCTTGTTGACTCGCTTGGTGTCATAGACGTTGAGGACAACGGTGACCAGCTGATCACGCTCAGGTTCGGTGGGCAGCGAGGTCGGCGAAGCCGGGATCTCGTCATCGGTGATCTGGCGTGCAGTACCATCGACAGTCTTGAGTAGAACCGGGAGAACGGTTCCCTTGTTGTCAATGTTCCATCGACGACCAAGCTCGGGCTTATCGGGAGTCTCGAACATGCGCTCCCAGACGTAGTATTCTTCGGGGGTCATATGACCACTCGGATCCTGGGGAACGACCTCAGCGTGATGGAGTGCAAGACGAGTGATCGGCTTGTTGACATCAAGAGGTTCGGACTTGGTACGTGCCCGGTTGAGCTTTTCGATGTCGGCAGGCCCCAAGAGGGAGCGAACGCGAGCATACTCGATCTGGCCTCGGAGAATAATGGTTGCTCCAGGACGGATCTGAGATGCGGAAATTTGACGTTGAGCCATAGTAATGGCCTCCTTTTCATATGTTATGTGTGGGTACGGATATGGATTATCCTGTGTTACCAGTGTAATCCACCTCCCTTTCTTCCGGTATGTGTATACTAATATGTGGTGGAATTTCATATACGCTTTGGGAAGAAAGGAAGGCGACGATGCTAGGTGGACATGAGAAGAAAATAGACAAAGACTTTGAGAATAACCCTAATAGCATTTTTGCACTATTAGGGGCTATCGGTTCATGTGTCTTTGTTGCCTCGATGATGCTGTGGGGTTATTTTGCACCCCACTATGCATCAACATCCTCACCTCACGGGAGCGAGGTGGGGCACCAGGTTTCTTCTCATTCACCCTCGGGACGCGATAGCGTCTCCAGGAATGAACAGACGGTGGTTACACCGTCGAAACAGCCTAGTTCTGCTCCGTCACATGAGAACGCACATGTGACGAAGACAGAACCAACCCCGTCTCCTTCTGCTGCGCCTACGCCTGAGCAACAGGTGTATGTCGTACAGAATGGAGACACCCTATCGAGCATTTCTGCTGCAACAGGAGTGAGCGTTGACCGTCTTGCTGAGGCTAATGGTATTCGTAACGTTCACCTCATTTATCGAGGCTCTGCGCTCGTGATTCCTCAGCCATAAACACTTTGGACAGCACGATCAGCACCTGGCGAGAAGCCGGGTGCTGATTGCCATTTACAGGGCGTCATCGGTTGTATTGATAAGGTCATCAATGGCTTGAAGCCGTTTAGCGATGATCTGCTCATGTCCGATTCCAGAACCATCGAGTTGGAACACGTGAGCGTCCGGGTGATCGAGCAGATCATCGGGTAGATACGTTTGTTCCACCACGTGGTAGGGGTAGTCGTGCGGATACTTGTATCCCACGCCGTTGCCGTAGAGCGTATTTGCTCCTTTGTAATGAGCATCGGCCAAGTGTTTGGGTACAGGTAGTGATCCTGTGTGTCTCACAAGGTCGATAGCTCGGTCAATAGCGACGTATGTCGCGTTTGACTTAGGAGCGGTTGCGACAGCGAGGGCTGCCTCAGCAAGCGGGATACGCGCTTCTGGCATACCAATCAGTGCAACGCATTGTTGCGTGGCGACAGCCAGAGGGAGCACAGAGGGATCAGCAAGACCTACGTCCTCAGCTGCGTGGATGACGATGCGCCGTGCGATGAATCGCGGGTCTTCGCCGCCTTCAATGAGTCTGGCAAGCCAATAGAGCGTTGCATCGGGGTCGGATCCCCTCATAGACTTAATGAAGGCCGAGACGATGTTATAGTGCTGGTCTCCATCGCGGTCATAGCGTTGGATCGCGTGAGGTGCCAAAGAGGTGAGCATGTCCAGAGTTGCGGGCTTGTCACCTCGGGCTGTATCGAGGGCTTCAAGCAGGGTGAGGGCCTGGCGAGCATCACCTGATGCGTTCATAGCGATGACGCGGAGAACGTCATCGGGGATATCAACGCCCGGTGTGCAGCGAGGAAGTCCATCTGGATGACTTATTGCTCGTTGTAAAATCGCGTAGATATCATCGTTGGTCAAGGTGCCCAGCGAAACGATGGCACAACGGGAAAGCAATGCGCTGTTGACCGAGAAGCTCGGATTCTCCGTTGTTGCACCTACGAGACGAATAGTGCCGTCTTCTACGCTTGGCAGCAAGACATCCTGCTGCGATTTGGAGAAGCGGTGGATCTCGTCAATGAAGACAACAGTAGGTGTTTTGTCTGCTTGCAGATGGGTCTGTGCTGTGGTAAGCGTTTTACGGATATCAGCAACTTTGGCAGAAGTTGCTGATAGTTCGACGAAATGGATCCCTTGTGTACGAGCCATGATGCGAGCGATTGTGGTTTTCCCACTCGCTGGCGGAGCGTACATGATGAGACTGAGGGGCGGAGCCAATGGGTCGAGCATGTGGCGGATCAGAGAACCCTCGCCTACAACGTCGTCTTGACCAATAACCTCATCAAAGGTTGTGGGTCTTACACGTACGGCGAGTGGCTCAGGCGGGTGAGTCATGAGTATCACCTTTCAGTCGGTGTTGCTGCACACGGCCCATATGGGAGATATAGGCCGTGGCAGCGGTATGGTTAATCATCGTTCGATACGATGTCATCGATAGTTTTCTCCACGGCGTCGATGAGAGACTGTTGTAATTGCTCCTTCTTCCCAAGAGCTGTCGGTAGTTTCTCGTCAATGGTTTTAGTCGTGAGAATCTGGTAGATGTTCACCGGATGCTTTTGTCCTACTCGATGCAAGCGTTTGTTCGTTTGCATGTAGTGTTCCAATGACGAGGGGAGCGTGTACCAGATCAAGGTATGCCCACCATCTTGAAGGTTGAGTCCGTGCCCAGCGGATGCCGGGTGGATGAGCATGACGGGGATTTCTCCCCGGTTCCATGCCTCATACATGTCACGGGTCCCGTCAAAGACGCGAGTATCATAGCCATGAGCGCTCAGGTAAGCCCAGATGATGTCACGATCGCACGTGAAGTAGTACGCCACCAAGACGGGACTCGTTTGCTGGGCGATGACATCGAGCAAAGCGAAGAGCTTTGCGCTGTGAACAATCGCGTATTGCCGTCCGTTATAGGCGGTCAGAGACTGCGAGGCGGCAGGAAGCATCGAGACATCGAGATGGATGCCGAATTCGTCTAGCTCTTCCTCGGTCTCCATAGCATCGCCTTCATCGAGGTAGATGGTTCCAGAGGCAAGCTGAACAAGTTTCGTTCTCAGAACCGCTTTATTAGTCGCTGAGACGGAACTGAGCGTCGGATCATCGTGTGGATCAACGCCTGAAACTTGAGCGATATCAAGAACGAGGGTGCGAGCCAAGGTTCTGTATGCTTCGCGCGCGTCAGCATCCATGTCAACCATGAGATTGTGAATCTTCATGGGTGGAATGGGTTTACGCGCAACGGTTGGCGCACTCATTACCAGATGGTCGATGCGGGAGTAGATTGCCTCCTTTGCACCAGGGCGTGGTTGCCAATCGACCGGAGTTCCGTTTGCTAAACGCCGGTTTGATTGGAAGAACGCTTCACGGTATGCAGTCAGCGATGATCCAAGGGATGCCCCTTGGTCGAGCAGATAGACCTGCGACCACAGGTCTTCAAGACCGTTAGGGGCGGGGGTACCTGACAGGAGAACCATTCGTGAGATCTGAGGGCGCACTGCGCGAATTGCCTTAAAAAGCCTAGACGATGGGTTCTTCAGGCTTTGCGACTCGTCGATAATAACCGTTGGAAACGGCCAGATCGGGGTTGGAATCTTTTTACGATCATGGGGGTCAAAAGGCGGAAGCCATCGCACAAGGTCGTAGGCCAGCTCTTTGTTAATGAGCCATAGGGTTGGGGGTGTTGCTGGGTCTAGAACCTCGGCGTAACGAGCCAAGCGTTGTTTACGGGAGAGCTGACGGTCGTTTTCATCGACGATCAATGATCGTACCCGAACAGGAACGTCCCACTTCTCGATCTCGGGGATCCAGGAGAGCCTTGCGATTTTGATCGGTGCGATGATCAGTGTGTGACCACGCGGTCCAATCTGGGTGAGAGCATGGAGCGTTGCGAGTGACTTACCACCTGACATATCCAGAAAGACGCCCGCATAGGGCCTCGTCTGTATGAACTGAGAGGCGGCGGCTTGCTGATCCATGAGAGTGGGGAAAGCCATGACCAGAGCCTCCTTTCACTGAGGATGTTAGCGAGTATTTTTCTGTACGCTTAGTAACGTCGCTCGCCTTTGATTTTGCACCCAAGGGGTTTAATGACAGAGATGATGTCACTGCCCATATGCTCAAGGACGGAGAGTACGTCGTAGGGTCTGTTGTTGTGGGTGACTTTGTACTTTAGACACGCTTTGTTCATTTCACGCAAAACATCAACGAGCATGATCGAAAGCGGGAACGTCAAGTTATCTTCGTTCCAGATCATAGGGATGGTCTTTAAGATAAAGCCGTTGTCGGCAAGGAACTCACGATCTTCACCGTTTAAACGCATGGCAGCTCGGATCAGGGCTTCGCGGAAATCAGCGATCTCATCGCCGGGAAGTACATCTTCACCTTCGAACCAGAACCTCAAGAAGGTATCGCTTCTCTGATCGTGCTCATCAAGGACGTAGTGAGTATGGGGATCATGGTTGGTATCGGTGAGGTAGGTGACTGTATTCGTCATATTGTGCATTATTTCTCCTTATTTGACATTGATGAGTGGTGTGGTAATATGAGTGTTAACAGATTTGGTTTACTGGTCCTCCAGAGCTGTTAACAATTTCGTTATATGAACTATCACCTCGGGATGGGTTGGTTGGTCGTATTCGTTTTTGTTCCTTTCTGATATCACCCCGGCGTACCTGCGGAGAGCGCCGGGGTGATATTTTTTGGATCGCCTGTTTGCATCACTTTCGGGGACGCCTCAGCTCTCGTTTCTCCTGTTTGGTCAGCGAATTGTTGTGACGAACATACATCTTCGCGGCGTGGCGAAGAACTGTGCATGTCCACATCCACTCAGGAGAGATGTCCAAAGGCGGCTGATCTTCGGGGTGAACAATTGTCGAACCTTGAACGGCCATATCTCCGATAACAAAAAACATGTCCAACAGTTGCGTGAACGGTGGCTGTTCTCTGTCTGGAGAAACCGTGTGTGCAATTTGGGTCAACATCTCTTTGATGGTGAGTTCCCACATGTTATCAGGGACGTTAAGAAGTACCCATCGCATCACGGCTGGCCTGATATCGAGAAGGAACTGTTTCATGTTCCATCGATAGATCAGTGCAAACTTTTCGCGCTCAGACATATCAAGGAACTGCGCACATTCACTGTAGGAGACCTTCGGCTGGATGAGAACGCTGTTCATGATGTCTGCATCTTGCGATTGAAAAGTCACCGTCTGGATGCGATCGCCATACACAGTGACAGACGAAGGCGCAAGGTGACATTCGAACGCAAAGTTCGCCCGGCCAAGAGGGTCATTCGGCCAAAAGAACGAGAGGTTCTTATGATCTTGGTCAATGGTGGTCACAAACATGCTGTACCTAGACAAGTGCTTTTTACGGTTGATTACGTCTTGGTATGACAGCGGGCCACGTGTCTGCATATGCGTGTCCGATCAGTCAGTTCGAAATCGTCTTGATGCGGTCGGGCCTAAAGCCTGTCCAGAATGTGTAGTCGCAATAACGCGGCTCGGGATCATCGTCAGAAACTGCGCTCACGCGAGCCATGACGACGGGTGCAGCCTGAGCTTCGAGAACGGTTGTGCAAAACTCGTACGGAGTCTTGTAGCCCTGGTCGGTGAGCCGGATTGACATGTCTTCAATGTTCACCTCGTGAAACGAGATGCCGCCGCGCGTCAGCAGTCGCTTGGTTTGATCGCACTGCACGCAATTGGGCTTGGAAAAGACGATCACATCGTGATCAATGATTGATTCATGAGTTGTTTCGGTAGTCATATAAAAACCTCAAATCTGGTTGTATGTAGATAGTTCTTCGATAATAGCGTCTACATCGTCCCTGGTATGAGCGACATAGACGTGTGCTCCGGCGCGGCGCATCATTGTGATCACTCTGATTTGTTGACGCCGCACGGAGCCGACGTCGCTTTTTGTTTCGACGAAACAGGTTCTTTCCGGTGTGACGATGATCTGATCGGGAACCCCTCGCATACCGGGGGAAGTGAACTTTGCAGTCCACCACCCCCGGCGTCGACATTCGTCGACGAGGTAGCCCTCAACGTAGTGCTCAGGGCGTCCCATTGGCTAAAACCTCGTGTTTGTGAGCAGTGTGCCAACGGATGCGAGCACGGTCAGATGGCAGAGGATCAGACATCGCTCCGCATGAGCACATGGCTCGTCCGGTGATGGTTGTCTGGTCATCCGGTCCGACCTCGGGGTAGATCCGATCTGCCCACTTGGTGAAAGGCTTCCCTTCTGCGATGAGGGTGTGACCCTTCACGCGCATTTGTTTGTGGGCGGTCATGAGTCGTTCCTTTCTGTGTTGTCCGATTCTTGTGTATCGGTATCGCTGGTCTCAGCTTCTGGAATCTTGTTCATCCAGTTCGACTCGAAGGACTGAGCGAACATTTGCGCGTAGGTCTCAAGATCGAGTTGATCGATGAGAGCGCGGCGCGCTTCCTCGCTCAGGCACATGAGATCGTGGTTGACGATCAGCATGTGCCACGAGGGTTCAATACCCGTGATCTTACGCGTGGTGATGTCTTGATCCGATGGAGCCAACTGAATGCCGTGGCGGTGAGCCGTCATAGCATCAGGTGCATAGCCGTTTGCAATCATGATTGCATTAGCTACCGCATCGGTGCGCACGACAGATGCGTCGCCTCGCTTGTGGCGAGACTCAGCGGTTGTCGCGCTGACCTTCCACGCCCCTGCTGCTCCCAAGGAGACAGCTCCGGGTGTACCAGGTTTCACCACGAACACACGGTTGTAGTGCTGGAGCGCCCTGGGGTTGCGAATTACCATCTGAGCACTGTCATCTTCTCCTTCGGGGATCGGATCACAGGCGTAGTGGAACGTCAGCATACTCGGAGAGGCTGCGATCACGTTTTGGAACAAGAGCAGGGCTTCCACCGAATCCTTCTGATGCGCAATTGCCTTCATGATCTCGTAGGCCACAGATGGATCAACGGTGCGGTTAATCGCATCGGGGTCGGACACTGCGATCGAACGCAAGTACACAGCCATTGCTCGGTCAAGAGCAGCTGGGTGTGCCAGGGAGTTCGTCGGAGACGGCTTGCGCCAGCACGCCAGCGAAGATCCAGATGCGCTGAGAATCTTTGCATCCTGGGGCCGAATCGTCCCATCCGCCTGAGCGGGTGGCAGGGACAATTCGATACGGTTATTCGAGTCCTTTGAGACGAGAAGAAGCTCTTCGGGTTCGATCAAGACGTGGATGCGCTGAGATTGCTCATCGAGAACGCGATTGTTCGTCTCCAGATCAATGTCCGCTGAGTACAAACCATCGGTGTTCGTCGAGATGATACGCGCACCCTCAAGGGTTTGAGCCTGCCCGATCATCCACGAGAACAACTGTCCGATCAAACGCATAGAGATGATCATGTTGTTCATGCGGATGGGGGAACCTTCGAACTCGGTATCACCTGCGCCCGATGCACTGTTGAGCAAGAGTTTGACGCCGCTTCGCTTGGAGGCGAACATCTCTCGTTCCTCAGCCGTGATCGAGGGATCCTTCATCAACCGACCGAAACGTTCCTTGTCCTGGTAGAGCTTACCGTAACGGTCCTCACCCAGGGCCTCGTTGTAGAACGCGGACAAGTTGGTGAGTAGGAGCGGGTAGTACGACGAGAAGTCCTCGTGAACAGCCTTGGCAATCGATGTCATTGCGTAGGCGGGATCAAGTTTATTTGATCCGTCGCTACGCATGACGAAAAGATCCTTGTTGCGCACAGGCTTGAAGAACGCGCCTCGCTCAGGGTTGGGCGAAGACTTCGTCATCAAGACCTGCTGCCATGGGATCACTTGATCGTTAGGCAGGGTGACACGAATCTGCTTGCGGATCGCCAGAGCTTGCTCTGGTTCGGGTCGATCGCGGACTTGGAGTGTATCAATGAGGGTGTCAATGAGATCTTGCAGCGCACGAGCCTCAGCATTGTGGTCCTCGAAAAGGGCCAGGTTTGCTTCGGCTCCGTGAATCCCGCCTGTCGAAAAGGTTGCGAAACACGATGTCGGCTTTCCGTCTTTTCTAAAGTACGGGATATTCGTCGGTCGCTTAGGAATGTCACTGAGCTTGTATGCGGTGATAACCCCATCATCGTCAACACTGTTGCATTCTGGGTCGAAACTGTAGTCGGATGCATATGCGTCCGATCCGTTAAAGTTCTTTCCACGAATGCTCGCGTAATAGGCGTATACCTCGTCAAAAGCTGCGCGAGCCTTGGCGTCTTCAATACTTTCGTAGAAGAAGGTTTTCGCCAGTTCGAGAACATCGAATTGTTTAATACCCAGTTCTTGCGCTCGCTGCTTCGAGGGGTACATGAAGGACACGGTTTTGATGTCCTTCAATCGCTCGTACGGTGCGAGGACGCGTGCAACGAACTTCGCCGACGTCGAATCAGGCGTGAGCCTGTCGTATCTTACGCGGCTGGGTTGGCAGTCTGGCTTCGACTTGGAGCCTCGAACTGCGTCGTACACAGTCTCGGGGTAATCGACCATCAAGGCGTGCTTGAGGTCGAATCCGCCCGAATAGGTCGGGTGGTCAGCCAGGTGAGCAAGGTTGACAACATCGCTGACGTTGTATGCGATGAGTTCAATCAGATCATCCATCGTTTCGATGGTGGTTTTGTTACTCAGTCGATCAGATTCGAGAATCTGAAATCCCAGCATTCCAAGCAAACGCTTGAGACCCACGCGTTGCTGTTTCTCATTGAAACGTGCGATATCGAGATGACGACCCGATTGGATCATAGCTTGCCTGATGAGATACGCTGATCCCTTGCTGCCCTTACCTTTGGAAACACTCGTTGACCTCAAATACGAGGGCATTTGCCGGATGTAATCATCGGCGAACAGCATGTCGTTGTGCCTGCGAATCTCAGCAGCTGTCACAGGAATGGTTGAGCGCTCAAAGGTGAGTTTGCAGGTATTTAACAAATCCTCACCGATATGACGCTTTTCTTCGTCTGTCGATGCCAACATAGCAAGTTCACGAGCTTTGCGGATGGGGTCTTGCGTTCGTTCCATCACGCTTGCCAAGTAGATGCTCAGCATGGTCGTGTCGTAGTTTGCCGAGTTGTACCCGCACAGGAACGGGTGGACCTCGGGGTCGTACTGTGGGTCTGTATCGCATACGGGGCGATACATGGACAGGTACGTACTGCGAGACGCGGGGTCGCTGACAGGGGATGCATCGCTGAGTCCAAAGGTGAGAGCCAAGAGGTGGTTCGCCTCCCACGTGCTCAGGTTGTGCAACCGGAGCGTGGGAATTTCACCAGGCTTCCACAGCTTCGCCCACGCTGGGTTCCGCTTGGCGATAGCAAAAAGCACCGCTTTGTGATCAAGGGAGTGCTGACGGAGTTCGTCACCAACAGGGGTTCCTCGGTCAACGAGATAGAACACGTCAAGAGCGCGGGTTTCTCGGTCGAAAAGAGCGATAGTGAAAACGTTGGCTAATGACTCAATATCCCAGAATTGGAAGCGAGCGCGTTTGTAGGTGGTCCGCTTCATGGAAGCTGCCTCCTTTCGTTCGAATGTTAGAAAAGCGTGAGCTGACGTTGCGTGGGCCGATAATCGTCGATGTACTCTTCCACGGCACTTTCAGGGTCATCGGCGTAGATACCACAGAGGGTGTCGTAGTCCGGGTGGTCGGGTGAGACAACCCAGACGTCACCGCGTGCCCAGGTCTCAAAGGTGTCGATGTGACCCATGGCGGAGCCGTAACCGTCTTTGACAGCGGCAATAACGGTGAACCAGCTGGATTGGCTGGTGTGACACGTTGTCATCACAACGTCGTACGGAAGGTGGCGCTCGGCGAGGCTATCGACGTACGCATCCCACCACTCGGGGGTGATGTCGCCCGGTTCAATATCGTTTTGCTCCATCGCGCGAAGAAGGTCATTGATCACAGGGTTATCGTCATAGTCATTGATGTTGTCTGTTTGTGTATGTCGATCCGCATCGATGACAACCAACGCGGCTTCTTCATGGGTGAGCCATGAGCGCGGGTCTTCTGCATCGGTGTCTTGGTAAACGGTGTATTCCACGCCGTCATCATCGGTGTAGACGTCATCGAGACGGATGTAGCCTGATTGCTGAGTATGAGTAAGAGTCATGGCGGGAGCCTTTCTGGATATGTGGGTGTGTGATAGGGGAGCGACCCCTGCTCGGTGGATGAGACAGGGGTCGCATCGTGAAGTGATGATCATGCGGACAACATGGCATGGGATGATTCATCATCTTCATCGATCTCGTTTAGGAGATCGTCGCTGCACGCGCTTGCTCGCAAGAGACCTCGCGTTGAGACCGGCATATTGTGTGGGGTTCCAACCTTGCGGATCGAACCGTTCACGGGCTGGATATCAAACCATTGATCAAGGTTGTATTCAACAGCCAAAGGTTCTTCCCCGAGGATACGGTTTTTCGTACGTACAGCGGCTGGGGTGACAAACCATCCGTATCCGTCCCCTTCGCTGGTTGCTTCTTGCAGAATCAGAGTGAGGTGTTTGACGAATTTGTTGTAGCCCAGAGGTGGGTTAGATGGTTGATCCTTAGTGAGCCACGCTCGGTAGAGCGCGTAGAGGAAACGCCACGGAAGCAGATCCCAGACCACGCGATCGAGGAACTCCTCGGCAAAAGCTCGTACGGGGTCGTTCTCGATCTTGTACTGATGCAGAGCTGCTCTGACGGCTGCTGGTTCAGACAATTCGTAGAAGTTTCCGCTCAGTACACGGTAAAGGACGTATTCAAGCACCTCAGTGCGATGCATGTAGTCCTGCTTAATGTACTTGCGTTCGGCTCCGGTGAAGCTCTTGTCAAAGGGGATGATGAGCTGCCTGCGGTACAAAGATCCAGACTTATCACGGAAACGGGGCGTGTCATTGACACACTGAACCATGAAGCCTCGGAACTGATAGGCGATAGGTGTTTTGTTCTTGCGGTTAATCAAGATGACATCATTAGTGATGACAGCCTTGAGGTTTGCCGCTCTGTCAACATATTCGCCCACGTCGTTCTCATCGACAAGAACAGCGTTCGTTCGAATGAGAGGTTCGAGGTGGAAGTCTTTACCAAAGTCGGCAACAGGGATGGACGTCCAGGCGCGCTCACCGCATAAGTTGCGCATGAGGGTCAGGAGTGTACCTTTACCGTTGTTGCCAACTTCTGATAAGAACCACGCGGTCTTATCCCAGGCAACGTTTGGCCTGATGATGGCGGAGAGAATTTCCCATAAAAGTGCGACGATTTCAGGGTCATCGTTCAGGTCGGCCATCCAGGATTCGATATCCCAGTCGGTGCCGTCAGCGTCGTTATGGATGACGGGGTTGACGGCGTTCTCATTGTAATTAACCGCTGATTTTGCCGTGAAGACGATCTCAGGGGTGAATGGGAGCAGTGTCTTGGTTTTGTAGTCGAAAATACCGTTGTTGACAGCAATGAGATCACGATTGGCACTGACCATGACGCGAGGTGCGTTATCGGCCAACATGTCGATCACATGATCGAGTTCTTTGGGCGAAATCGAGAAGTTGTATTCACGAGCAAGCACTCGGATCGAAACCTCATCGGTGACGTAGATGCCGGTGTTTGGACCGTGGTCCATGTACACGGCAAGTACGTCGTAGTTGGGATCGGTATTCTTCTCTGAAAGCATGATACGGACGATGCGATTTCGCTTGAGCATACAGCCAGCGATGACAGCTGGAGTGAGTGTGCGTAGCGTCTGGTAGGCGCGCGATCCTTTAAGGCCGTATTGGGTGTTCTCAGAGATCAAACGGTTGTTAATCCGGTTGAGTAGGTGGAACTCCACGTCGTGTGCACTTAATGCTTCTTGGTGTTGGGTCGCAAAGAATAGTTCAACCTCATCGCTAATCAGTTGGTTGATCGGTGGGATCATCGCCTGATGAGTTGCTTGCGACGGGGCGTCATGCGGTGTTGCATTATCCGTCATTGCCACCCCACCTTTACGGTTGAGGTGACAGAGGAAAGAGTGTACGTGGGAAGCAGCATGTGTGGGACCTTCTTTCGCAATGTCAGGGTATAAATCGTGGAACTTTGATCATGTGGGATGATCGGAGTCTCTTCATACACCAAAGGAATCGTATATCATTTCGAGCCGCTCCGCAAGTTCATGCGGGCGGCGGTAAGCATCAATCATGCTACCTGTTTTTGTATTCGGGCACTACCTCTCGACGCGCGATAGCGCGTATTCGTGAGGTGCAATAGCTCATATGTTCGTTAACGCGTCTAAATGGGCTTTAGAAGCCATGGGGGTAGGTTTGGGTACCCGCATAGCTCTCCGTCCCTTTCAGGGCCGTAGAGAGGCTCCTGAGTGCGTTCTCGTGGTTGGGGGGATTCGTCAGTGGGGTTCGAGTTCCATGGTGACGAGACTCGGTCAGCAGTGGTCATGGAGTCGAATGCACATAGGACGTTCTAAACGGCTGTTTAAAGCCACGAACATTCATTTGTGCACCCACATAGCTCTCTGCCTCTGTTCGGGCCGTAGAGAGGCTCCCAGGTGCCTTCTCGTGGATGTGGGGCTTCTTCGGCGGAGCTTTATTCTCATATCGGGGGAGCAGGCGGACCTTTGAGAGGGTTTGTAGCAGTTTTTCTTTCATTTGTAGCAGTTTTATAAAAATATCTGCTACAGGATTTTTTGGCGGTATTTCAAGGAAATGTTATTATATATAATAATTCTCATTAAAAAACTGCTACAAGACTTTTTATTGATATATCACCAGTAAACCCACTTTGTAGCAGATGTAGCAGATATTTAAGGGTCTCTACACGTGTGCGTGCGCACACACGCGTGATACCCGATGGGGTCGTCCTTGTCAATACTGGGGATGAAGTTGTTCATATCCTGAGATGGTTACTTGACAGAGATGTTTGGCGTGGTGTATCACGCGCGCATACACGCGCACATGCGCGCTTTGTAAAAATGAGGCCAAATCGGCGCTACATCTGCTACAAATGTCATCTTTCGTTGCAATTGGAACGAAAAGTGCTGTAGCAGTTATGTTTTTGGGGTGTAGCGGTTTGTGCAACGACTTTTGTTTTTCGTTGGTATCTCAGGGAAAATGCGGGCGTTGTATGTAGCACCCAATATCTGCAACAACTGCTACAACAGGCTTTTTATCGGTTTTTGTAGTGACGGCTATCACATGGGTATGAAATGTTGTTTCATCAACATGTTGCAGGGTGTGATGAAATGTGTTCGACGTCACAGAGGGTTTCATCGTCATTTTAGGTTGTTTTGAACTGTTCTGTGGCAGACATCACAAACGGCCTCATTGTCAGTTTTGCGATTTGTTGTTGCCGTGTGTTGCCCGATCGTATATGCTGGGGTATGTCAGGTTGATTCGGGTTCGTGGGACACCGAGATTCAGGACGATGTGGGACTGCACATGCACAGACGAACGGGAGCTGGTGGGACGGCTCCCGTTCGTTTTTCTTTATGTGTGATGCAGTGACAATGATCCACGTGATGATAAAACAAGGGCCACCCCGTTTGGGATGGCCCTTGTTCTTTTCGCGAAAGAGGCCCCTTGGGGTCTCGGGTCTAGTGGCTGTGGGCCTGCAACGGCCACAGTGAGCTACGATCTGCGCAACGTGTGGTTTTGCGCATTTGTGCCTGAGCTTTAGCTTGTGCACGTGCGCGCTTCTTGGCACGATGCTTGGCAGGGTTCCATCGTAGGGAATGGTAGTCGGCCCATCGTTCGTCGTAGGCTTGTCGCTGCGCTTGGAGTTCAGCTCGCGTGAAACCATTGTTCGCTTGCCGTTCTCGCCACAGTTTGTATTCAACTGAGGTGACATCTGGCATTGCATAGACGAACTCTACTGCGTAGACGCGTGCTCGTTTGAGGAAGACGACACGTTCACGGATGAGGATCGCGTGGCGGTAGCGTAGGCGATCTTTGATCATGTAATACGCCAAGCTACCGAGCAGTTCATCTTTCGTCTGTTTCGGATCGCGGCTGTAGAGTACGTGGCGGATGATCGCATTCGGCGTGTCATCCATAGGCTCACTACCCTGGTCAGGCGCTGGTGGATTCCACGGACCAAGATTTTTCGGCAGCGTGGGAACGACGATGTTTTGCCGGTTGTCGTACACGAGACCGTGTTGAATGATCATGGTCTTACTCCTTTCGCGCCTTGATATAGGCTGCGTGAGAAACTTTTGTTTCTTCACTTCCAACCCCGGTTCGTACTGTGTACGAACCGAGAGGTGCGACGGTTAGGGCGCTTGCTCTACCGGCGCACCTCCCATTGTTCTACTTTTCAGAACAGAACACCTCGAGCTTGTCTATATCACTGTCATCTGAGCGCATCCATAGTGCCCATAGTGCGGATAAAACGATGGCTGTTGTGAGCGTTCCTACTACAACTAATGTACTGGGGGTGGACGTATGCGTGATGAACGTGAGGGCGTTGAACAGCATGTGGATTCCGATGCATTGCATCAGGCTGTGTGTTTGCTCGTACATATAACCGCACGCAATCCCAAGGGGTAGCGTGAGAATAATCTGTACGATGTTGCCGTGCAGAAGCGCAAATAGACATGCCGAGAGTGCAATCGTTACTGGTGCTGAGAATTGCTGTCGCATGACGGGATAGACAAACCCGCGCATCAGTGCTTCTTCACCGATTGGCACGATGAGGATGCTCAGCGTTGCAAGTGCTGCGATGGGTACCTCGTCTGTGATGTTTTGGATCGGTGACGGTGCGTTCATCGCGTTCTTTGCCAATAGAGCGATAGTCGTTGCACCCAGATGAATCCCTATGGTTCCTTGTATTGTGGCTAAGACATCCATCGATAATCTCCACCACGATTTGCGGATTTTCGCGATGAGTGGTGAGTTGGCGTGACGCTTTCGCCAGATCACAACGTATGTGGCAGTTGCGGTGTTGGTGAATGTGAGTGTGAAAATCACTTTGTGCGTGAGAGCGTAGAGCACCGTCATGGTTACGACGTATGCCGCAATAGCTCCGCCAGCTGTGAGTAGGATCCGTATCTTGTTTGGCTGCGTTTGCGATTGTGGGTTGTTGCTCATGAGATTCCTTTCTGAGGGTCTACACAAGGGGGTGGTATTTCACCACCCCCTTGCTCATGTGGTGCGGGGTTATCGCTCCGTGTTTTCGACCTCGTGGTCGATGATCCCTTGTAGCGTGGTACGACCAGCAAAGGTGTTCAGACCTAAAGTCACCCTGAAGCGACATGTGGTGTCTTTGATATCCTTGCTGTTCTTTCGCTCCATGAGACCCGGTGCGGCGTCTGCCCTGTTCCACCACAAGAGAGCGACACCTTCTGGTGTTGTGATCTTGAGGTGCTGGTTGTCGTTACCGAGGGTATTGATCGAGCACATCGCGAGGTTGATCACAATGTCGACGGGCGGGGCTGGGAAGCCATGACCAAACGGCGCGAGTTTCTTGACATGATCCATATACTGCGTAATCGCTTGGATTTCATCAAGAGGTGCGTCTGCATCTGCGCTCAGCCCAAGGGTCAGAGCTGCTGGGTCAGATTGGATGAGATGACCCGTCTGTGCAATCACAGCATCGCGCTGCCTTGGTACGAGATATGCCAGAGCATCGCATAGATCAGATGGAGAGGGCGCGTGGACACCACAGGCGAACTCGTGGCCCTGAGCACCCATCTTGGGATTACCTACAGATGCAAGCTGCTCAATGATCGGGAACCATGTGGGGGAGCGCATCGATCCTGAGCATGATCCATCGTCATGGACATGAACCACTGCCACAGGATGCCCGTGCATGAGCATGAGGTTTTGTGCAATGAGACCGAGCATTCCGGGTAGAGCGTCTGTAACAAACACGTACGGTGCCCAGGGTTGGTCACTGTCCATGATGTCGCTTAAGATCTCGCGTACTTGCTGTTTACGCGTTTCGTTGTATTCGACGAGACGTTCAGCGGCCTCTTTTTGTTCTTCGAGGGTGTCAGCCGTGAAGACTGCGAACCCTGTCGTGTAGTCTCCGTCCACGCGGCGGGTTGCGTTGAACGCCGGAGCCACTGAGAACCCGTAGAGTTGCTCATCCACTCTGTCATGCGTTGCTCCAATTGCTTGGAGCAAGAGGTTCATACCCTCGAAGGCCCGCATGTACACCGGGTGGTGGTTTTGAGAGCGGAGCATGGAGAGCAGAGTGGGCGTTCGATCAATGTCGAGGCTTAGGCCATCGAACTCATCTGGTTCTTCGTAGCGAGACTTCTTTCTCGGCGTGTAGCTTGGTTCAGGCGTTGCAATGAGCAAACGTGTGAACATGAGCGCTTCGCGTACGAGATCTCGGTTTTCATAAACCAGACCCATGACGTCAGCCACTGTTCCGATCCCTGCGAAGGTTTTTAGCCATGTGATCGATGAGAGAGTATCCGGGTGGTAGACGGATGCGTATCGTTCGACGAGCTGGTACGCGACGTGTGCTCCACAAATCTCTTTGTTCGGGTATGTCTCATCGCCACGGTTGGGGTTGATGAGAATATGGGCGAGAGATTTGCCCTCTTCCACATGGTGGTCGGTCACGAAGGTGAGGAGACCAATGTGGTTAGCATAGGTGAGTGCATCGCGACTGTTGGTTCCAGCATCGCACGTGATGATGGCTGTGGTGCGCGGGAATTGTCGCATAACAGTTTCAATGACTGATGGCTGAATCTCGTGGCCCAAGTGGTAGTCCGGGACGTGGAGATTGGTTTTCACGCCCATTTCACTCAGTCCAGCGTACAGGATGGTTCCTGCGCAAATACCGTCTGTGTCAAAGTCTGGAACGATCGTGATCTCCCGATCCTGCGCTCGCATCATCTCTAGAGCCATGGCCATTCGGTCAATGTCTTTGAGTAGGGGATGGTGAGGGTCATTGATCTCTTTGAGGTACTGATCAGTCCAGCCCATCCGCTCGCGCACACGGTTGAACAAGTCTTCTCCGTTTACGCCGAACATGGATTCGTCGATGTCAAGCGGGGGTGCGTCTTGCTGTGAAGTCATGTGGTGGTGACTCCTTTCGTTGCTAGAGTTTCATAGCTATACGTGTGTGAGAATTACGGCAAATGTTATGATGCAGCCGCTCATGAGGATGTTGGCGAGTAACCAGAGGCCGATCTTATTGACAGTTATTTCATCTTTCGGATTGATGAAAGTTTCGAACGGTAGCGTTTCATAGTCTTGATTGACGTCATATTTTTGCTGTTCTTCTCTGATGTCGCGTTTTGTTAGATACCACGTTGCTGTTGCAATAGCTACGCATATACAGGCTGTAATGATGTAAATTGTGGCGTTTTTGTGTTGGATCATTAGATTGGCTAATGCTTGAAAGCAAAAACATCCGATTAACCCTACGGCTGCAATTGTCATTGCGAAAGCTGATCTCGATATTGCGAGATATGCCCAGTACGCTTTTCCCTTACGAGGGTTGTTTCCGTTCTGTTCATATGCTTTGTTATTGGTTTTCATCAGGATGAATGTGCTGAGATCCAATATGATCGTCACAATGACAAATGTTGTCAGTATCCATGCGATGGTGTTGTTCATGGGTATTTATCCTTTCAGTGATACCAAAACCCCGTAGCGCGGTGATGAACCGAGCTACGGGGCTTTAGTGTATGTGGATCAGGCACAGATGTATTGGTCTTTGCCTACGTTGTAGCAATGTTGTCCAGGCTTGATCTCACTGCCGCTCTTGACGTATTGTCGCCAGCTTTCATCGCCAGTCTTGCTTTGGCTTTGGTTACTAGTAGATCCAGAGCTAGAACCACCGGAGTTAGATCCACCGCCAGAGTAGGACGATCCGCCAGTGGAGCCGGAGCTAGATCCGCCACCGTTAGAGTAGGAGCGCGACTGAGAACCGCCTGTTGAACCGTAGGAGCGAGCCGAGCCACCGTTAGAGGATGCGCTCTGCTGAGCGGAGCGAGAAGCAGCAGCCGCCTCAGCAGCCTTGGCTTCCTGGTAGGTGTTCACAGCGTTCTTCAACGACTCCAGATCCTTCTTGATGTCGTTGGCCTTCTGGTCGACCTCCTTTGCCTTTGCGATGGATGCAACAGCCTCGTCGTAGGAAGAGATGGTCACAGTGGTCGAAAGGGAGTGCGATTCATTGTTGACGTTCTTCAAAGCGTCGTATGCACCCTTGACGTTTCCATCAGAGGCCATCTGTGAGTCGTCGTCAACGGCCTTGATCTGCTCGTCTGCGTTCTTCTGGGCCTCAGCAAGGTTCGACTTTGCAGCATCCATGGTGGAGTTTGCTTCATCGGTTGCCTTGATCAGGCGGTATGCGTCGCGAGCATTAACGAACGACTGAGTCTTGTCGTCAACAGCCTTGACAGTCGCCTCGGCGTCAGTGACGTCCTGCTGGCTCAGGCACTTGCCTTCTTCTGCGTGTGCCTTTGCAGCCTCAGAGGTCTTGGTTTCGTCAGCCTTGGCGATTGCGTCGTTCAGCTCAGCGGTTGCACTCTGTCCTTCGGGAGCAAGAGTGAAACCTTCAGTGTGTGCAAGACGTGCGCCTTCGCCTTCCTTGACGGACTCATCGACCGTAGCAAGTGCGTCATGAGCCTTGGCCGTGGACTGATCCAGCTGGGTCAGCTTGTCAGCGAAAGCTACGGAGCGAGCCTGGCATTCCTTCTGGTGTTGGATGCGCGAGGTGATAACAGCGCCTGCGATACTAGCCAGAACTAGAACTGCTGCAACGATGGCTGCAATGATCTTGTTCTTCTTGGACCACAGCTTGGGATTGGTGAAGTGAATGTTCTTAATCATGAGTGTTCTCCTTGATGATGATGTCTGTGTTGGGGTGAGGCTTCCAGATCACCCTCATCAAGGGTGTTCTTTGAGATCTTTTGTGGGCCTCAGTTGGAAAGTTTAGCGGTTGCAATGACCCTGATGTAGGTGTCTGGATCATTGTTTGCTCGAACCATCCGGTATTCGGGTGGGAGCATGAGTGTGATCATTACGTCTGGATGGACGGCTTGACCGTCGTCATCTCGGCGCGTGAGTTCGTCTTGGATCGTGACGAGAATGTTCTCGTCGTTTGGAACGAGAGCAATTCCTTCTTCTGGTTTGATAGCCAGGGTTTCAATAGCTGGAACCATTACGACGACCGGGATGCTCTCATGCGCAATGTGCGTGAGCATCTCCTCGTCATTGACGAGCGTGGCGTTGTAGCCATGTTTGTTTGCCCAACCGTTGAGGTACAGGCTGTTTGTCACGATAGTGACGTCTTGTTCGTTTTCAGTCGAGGAGATTACCTTCTTTGTTTCTTCGATAGTATCGGCAATCGTTTCTCCAAGCTGGAACGTTTGAGTATTCGGTTCCGTGACGACCATGATGGTCATCTGTCGGTTCTCGGCATCGTGGGCCTGAGTCATGCGGGACTCCTGTCTTTTTATCGGGTGTTTTCGTGGTTCTTATCTGGTCATCTATAAACCACGATATGTCTCTATGAGCGTGCTCGGCTCGCCCCTGGCGAGCTGCTTCAACCTGATGAAATCATTACAGGAATCATTTTTGATTCAGAACAGAACCCCGGTGTCTCCGGTAGGGACACCCGACTCCTTCCTTTGTGTGGCATTTTTGATGCGATGAGGAAAGGTTTTGTTCCATTGGTTTTCATCCAATGGAGCCTTTCTTTTGAGCGATCTATGAGCCTCATGGCGAGATGTGTACGTATGTCATGTCGGCGCGATGAGCGCGGTATGTACACAGTCTTGATCCATGTTTTATGCCAACATTGTTTGGCGGGGCACATGAATTTATATGGGTGATGCACCCTCTGGGTTTTCAGAGGATGCACCACCAGTGGCCCCACCACTTTTCTTATGAGCATCACTTTTGTGATACCTGTGGTGGCATTCGGTGCAACCTCTGGTTGTGCCATTGTCTGATCCGACTGTTTGCTACTTCCGTGAGCCTGTGTTTTTGAGCTGACCTCAAAAACATGGGTTCTTTTTACGTCAACAGGCGGTGTTATCAGGGTCGAAGCAATGAGACCGTAATTTGTCTGATACCCAAGAGGGTGTTTCGCCCTTTGTGGCCCTCTTGGGTATCTGTACCCACGGTGATCGGGGCACAGCTTTGTGGGTGTTCCCCGCAAAGCAACGACATGTGGTCCATCACCGTGGTACGCGGGTCTCATTGTCGAGACCCGGTGGCACAGACGGGAGTCTGGGCTGTAACACAAGCGTCTGAAACAGACGCGCAGTGGGGCACCCGGAACAGCCCCGGTGG